GCCATTATGCAACAGCTAATGGGTATAGTTACTGGTAAAGATGGAGAAGAATTACCTGAATAATATCAGGTTATAGGCTTATAAACTTAAAAAACTTTACAAATTTTAAGTCTATAAACTTTTTATTATGTCACAAATATAGGAGATATTTGTGACATAATTAATTGAGAAACCTTTAAACAACAAGAACTATGAAAGCAAAAATAACCTTTAATTTACCGGAAGATCAAGCAGAATTTGATTTTGCTATACAAGGTAGTAATATGCACTCAGCATTATGGGATATATCTCAAGAGCTGAGAACACTATGGAAGTATGAAGAACTTAAGCAAGAAGAATGGGATATGGTAGAAAGAATCCGGAACAAGTTCTATGAGATACTAGATGAGAATCAGATTAAATTAGATAAGTAACTAAATAAACCAACACATATGATTATTTTAAGGAAAGGAGAGGACAAGCAGGGTTATAGAGTATTAATGGTAAAACTTACACCATATTCAGGGACAAAATTCTCTGTACAAAAGAAAGTTAAATTCTTATGGTTCTTTACTAAATGGGAATATGTATTAGATAAATATGGTATGCCCAAGATATTTGATTCTAATAAGAATGCATCAGCTTTTATTAACTTTCAGAAACGTTGGTAGAGAAAATTACTAGTAGGCATGTATCATCAGATAAACCCAGATATATTGAAGAATTTAGAAAACTTCATGGTGATATTATACAGTGGAACACCATACGGTATATTTTCTAAAATAAAACTTATGACAGATACAAAAGAAATGCTAAAACTTGTGGCAGCAATTGCCGAAGAACATTATAATATTACTGATGGTGCAGATGGTAATCTAAACTATCTATGGTATATGTACCATAAAGGGTCTAAGAAGGATGAATTCCGGCCCTTTGTATATATGGCTGAGCTAATGTTACTTAAGAAGTACAATTATCTAAATGATGCTGAAATAAGAAACATCATAAGCATGATGAAATCAGAAGATGGAGACAATCTTGCTATAGTAACATTAAGCATACAGAATCTAAGAGATTTAAGAATCAAAGAACACGGGATATATTCTAAAGAGAATGAAGTATATAAAGATTTAAAATATACATATGCTTTTGAAATCCTGAATCATACAGTGTTCATGCAAACAATGGTAGAAAAATGAAAACTTTTATAAAATGGTTTGAATTAAATCTTGGATGGTTTTTTATAAATGGTAGAAAACAAAATGATTGGGCAGAATATTTAAGAAACAAATATAAAGATGACGGAACAAGAATTAATTGAATTTGGCTTTGATAAAGTAGAAGTCTCAGATGATGAAAGCCAGAATGGCTATGACTATTATTATTACATATTAGATTTACTACCAGGTCTAAGTTTAATTTCATCAGCAAATGATGAAAGCCTGGATGGTGAATGGAAAGTATATAACTTTGATTGGGATACTAAAGCTGAACTAAACAGATATGCTATAGAGCATCTGGTTCAGGTTGCTGTCCACCAAGGATATCAACATCATCAGTAATTTTAGAGAGCTGTGCTTTCTCTGCTAGGATATTAAACATTATCATGGCAGCAGCAGATCTATAACAATCATCTATTTCAGTTTGAATTATATCCATAGGGACAGGAGTTGTTAAAACTTCTCCTGTTCTTAAATGGATTCTAGTACCTGCATCTGTGTTTCTCACATTAACAAATGAAGTTCTGGTAATATGAGTTATATTAAGATGCTCAATATACTCTCCATCTTTGTCTTTTAGTACTATTGGTAGAAACATTAGATAATTGTGTTGCCTTCTATTTTGTAATTATTTACGGACACTAAATTATCAATTTTTGTTAGAATAGCAAAGCCATGATTCCATTCATTTATTTCCATGTAATCTGGTGCTAATTCACACAGACATCCAAGGCTATATGCTCTTATTGTACTAGACTCACCGGTTCCATAAACTCTTTGTGAGCTTTGAGAACTTTTATGAAAGTGATTTACAATACAATTGGTTTTAAGTCTCATTAGAGCAGTTCTTGCTGGTACTACACCACCTGCTCCAGGAATCTTGTCGCCGTGCTCTATAAGGAAGTCACCAAAAATAACTTTGGTTCTAAATGGAAGATACTCTATTTTGTATTCAGCAACATGTAAGATTACATCTAACCTAAATTCATCCATGTCAAGTAACTCAGATGCTTTTATTCTAAGATATCTTTCAAACCTGTTTTCATGGTTACCAGGTATAAAATAAATAGGAATCCCAGGAAATCTAGAGCGCATGTACTCAAAGAACTGTTTACCTGCTTCTATTTCATTTTTAAAATGAATCTTTCTTGGATCTTTTTCATGAAAAGAAAGCTGATAAAAGTCAAGTAAGTCTCCATTGATTAAGATGCTGTCTACGCCTTCTGCTTCCATTTTATCACAAGCAGTTTCTATAGCATCTTCATCATGATATGGTATATGGAGGTCACCAATAACACCAAGTTTTCTACATCCTGTAGGAAATGTGAATGTTCCTCTCTTTTCTGATAAGGATGTTGGTAAGGATACAAAATTTTGCATTACTTTTGTTTTAAGTTCTTTTTGAAACTCTTTATTATTCAATCTTTCTCTATGATATTTTCCTATTTGACCTCTGTAATATCTAACTCTAGTATACACATTTTCAAATTTTTCAAAATATCCCCCATTTTCAGAATAGATTTTTTTTGCTAGAGTTTTACTTGGTGAATTAGGGAATTTTTTGAGATATTCTAAAATAATCTTAGTAGTTTCCTTGGTTACTTTTTTTGGATTTTTATTCATAAGCTTATAATAATATAATAAAAAATACCGTATGTTTAGTTTCAAACTTACAAAGAAGAATGGAAATTTAGTGCATATTAATGAAAGCACAAAGATTTCTTATCAATTATTTCTTGATAAACTTCAAGATGGTCAGGAAGTTGAGGTCTTTATGGGACTAACTTCAGACAATGGTAGCTTAGCACAATTAGCTAAGATACACGCCTGTATTAGAGAATTAGCCAAAGAATCTGGCTATACATTTGATGAGATGAAAGTTCTAGTTAAAAAGCATTCTGGTCTCTGTTATGACGGAGGTGGTGCAGAATACTGTAAGTCTTTTAAAGAATGTAGCAAAGAAGAGTTAGCAATGGCAATAGAATCTGCTATTGAAATTGGTAAGGATTTAAATATTAATCTTGCTTAATACTATCTTCAGTTATTTCTTTTTCCTCAAATTGATTAGTTTCAGTTGCTTGTCTTTCAATTTCAGCTAAAAGTAAAATAACTGTATAAATACTGCGTTGAAGATCATCTAGATCTTGATATTCCTTAGTCATTAAGTCTTTAAGATACTGATCTTTATCTTCAACATCAACTCTATTAAATAAATAAAAAGATACTGCTTTACTCATTAAATAAAATGATTTATTTACTGAAATGCTCATTAAAGCATCATCTTTTATTTCTTTGATTTTTGCATTCATAGTAATAATTTTAACAAAAATAAGAAAAAATGAAAATAGAACTAGAAATTGATAGCATTAAACAAAAAATGTTTGAAAAACTTCAGCCTAGTGGTTGGGATAAGTTTTTTAAATCTTACCTGTTTAGTTCTGAGTTTACAGAAGTTTTAACTAAGCTTTATAAAATGAGTAGTGAAGATAAAAGATTTACTCCACCTTTAAAAGATTTATTTAGAGCATTTGAAGAATGTCCATATAATGATTTAAGACTAGTTATAGTTGGACAAGATCCATATCCTACATTAGGTGTAGCTGATGGTATATCATTTAGCTGTAGTAAATCTGAAAAAGAACAACCTTCTCTTAGATATATGTTAAATGAAGTTGAGAAATTATATCCAAATGGGTATGATAGATCATTAGACTTATCAAAATGGTCCCGACAGGGTATACTTATGCTTAATACATCTCTTACAACTGAAGTAGGTAAGATAGGTAAACATTATGATTTATGGCAAGAATTTACAGCAAATTTATTTGACTATCTTAATCATAATAAAAAAGAACTTACATATCTTTACCTTGGTAAAAAAGCACAAGAGTGGGCAGAATATGTTGGAGATAATAATCACAAAGTATTTGCAAGCCACCCGGCAAGTGCAGCTTATAATAAGCAGAGAGAATGGAATTCAGATAATGCATTCTTAAAAGTGCATCATTTAGTTTCAGAAACAACAGGATATAATATTAATTGGTAGTATGGAAGATATATTTTTAAGATTGATTGGAGAAGGAATTACTCCAAATAGTTATTATGTTTTACATTGTGTAAAACAAAGTATAATTCCTGCATCTTATATAAGCAAGGAATTAGAAGTAAAGAGATTAATTTCTGATGGTTGGTTAAATGAAGACTTGACATTAACAAATAAAAGTATTATCTTTACTACTGAGATTGATGGCTTCTTTAAGAAGTCAAAAAAGAAAACATCTAAACTTTTATTGGGAGATAATTTTGAAGACTCTGTAAAAAAGTATTCAGAAACATTTCCAAGTATTAAACTTGCCAGTGGTAAGTATGCAAGATCTAATTCTAAAAACTTAGAAAATGCATTTAGATGGTTCTTTGAAACTTATGATTATGATTGGGAAACAGTTTTGTTAGCAGCAAAGAAATATGTTTTGGAATACAGGGAGATTGATTATCAGTATATGAGAACATCTCAATATTTTATTAGAAAGCAAAGCAGTGACAAAACTTGGGACTCAGATTTAGCTGATTATTGTGAAATGATTATAAACAAACCAGATGATGAAATAATATTTATTAAAGAAAGACTATTTTGATACATATAAATTTAAAGAAGTTACTTATTGGGATTATTGGGAGCGTGTGTTTGTATCTAATAATTAACAACTACATTATAGAAGTGAGCATTTTGCAGTATATAGCTATAGAAGCTATAATTACTTTGTCTCATTATTTATATGAAAGAATTCAACCTTCAATAGAAGGTACCCCGGAAAATTAATCTATAGAATATGTATAATAATGCGAGCCCTTTAAAGGCTGTGAGTGAAAGAGATGCTGTTAAAAAAGCTCTCTATAAAATGAAAGCTAGACACAATGGTGAATTAAAATCATTGAAGACAGCTTGGGTAAATTTTAATAATATTTTTTGTGATGGTCTAGAATGGAGAACTATTACAGTTGTTGGTGCTCGGCCAGGAACCGGTAAGACTTTATTTATGGAACAATTGGTTAATGATGTCATAATGATTAATCCTGACCAAAAGTTCAGAATACTAAAGTTTCAGTTTGAGATGTTAGATGAGACAAATGGTATTAGAAAATTGTCTATGAATGTAGGTTCTGATTACAATACTCTGATGAGTAAGGGAAAACCTGTTGACAAAAGTATTTTTCAAAAGTGTGTGGAATTTTATGATAGTACAGCAAGTTATGATATAGTAGATGTGGTGTATGATCCATGTACAGTAGATGAGATGTGTGCTACTATTCATGCTTATATGGAGAAGCATAAAAGTGAAGATGGATTTACAAATACTTTAGTTACTATAGATCATTCAGCTTTATTTAAGGTTGGTAAGGGGCAGAAGGATAAGTTTGAGATGCTTTATACATTAGGTGAAGCCCTTACAGAAATGAAGAAGAAGTTTCCTGTGGCATTCTTGGTTCTTAGTCAGTTAAACAGAAATGTTGAAACTATAGAAAGAGCTAAAAATGGTACATATGGAAACTATATTCTTGACTCTGATTTATATGGTTCTGATGCTTTATTACAACATGCAGATGTAGTGCTTGGTATTAACCGTCCTGCCAATAGAAAACTTAAATTCTATGGACCTGAGAGGTATATTATCAATGACCCAGATTTATTAGTATTTCACATACTAAAATCTAGAAATGGCTTTATGGGTATGAACTTCTTCAAGTTAGATAGAAATGTCATGAGGCTTATGGAAATTGATCCACCACCTACATCAAATTAAAATTAAAAATTATGTATAACAGAAAAGAAAAAGAAAAAGAGTTGATGGAACATCACTCAAAGTTTTTAGAAAAACTAACCAGTGGTCATCAGTTTACAGCTAAGACTGCATTTTATAGCAAAGGTAAGTTTGGAAGACAGATTCAGTTTTTTGAAAATGAATTAAACAAGGGTACTGATATCTATATAGAATTAGTGGACATTGAGAGGGATGCAAGAGGAGCTGAGACAAACATGGTTTCCATGTTTTGGGAAAGACCACTATTCAAGTATAGATACAATCCTTATTTTAAGGAAGAGTATGAAGTTAAAACTTCTACAAATTCTAGAGGCGAGGAGTATTCTGCATATGTTGTTCCAACTTCAGAACTTGTTTGTGTAAACAAAGGGTCTGAAGAAATTCCTTACAATAGCTATGAGACACAGAGAACTGAAGAACCAAAAGAACAAAAGAGACTAAGTGTGTTTCCAGATTTTGAAGAGGAGTTTGTTCCCAAAATGAAAGACATAGAAGGCTCTGATGATGTATCTGCTATTTTACTGGAGATTGCAGCTGGATTTCAAAAACTTGCAATAGCACTAAAAAACAAATAACATGGGTATAGTACTTCCAACTAAAAAAGTAAAAGCTAACAGGGTTAATCCTAAGAGATTAATTGTGTATTCAAAGCCTAAGACAGGTAAGACAACTGCATTTGCAGGTCTTGATGATAATTTAATTATTGACTTAGAGAATGGTGCAGACTATGTAGAAGCACTTAAAGTCAAAGCTAATAATCTTCAGGAGTTGAAAGAAGTTGGCAAAGCAATCAAAGATGCTGGTTATCCATATCAATATATTACTATTGATACTGTTACAGCTCTAGAAGATATGGTTATGCCACTTGCAATTAACTTATATAAACAAACATCAATGGGTAAGAATTATTCTGGAGACAGTGTTCTTACATTACCTAATGGTGCGGGTTACTTATATGTTAGGCAAGCATTCTTTCAAGTTTTAGATTTTATTGATACCTTAGCTCCCCATATTATTTTATCTGGTCACATTAAAGACAAGCAGGTAGATGATAAAGGAGAGATGGTTATGTCTGCAAATATAGATTTGACAGGCAAGATAAAATCTCTAATTTGTGCTAACGCAGATGCAATTGGTTATATGTATAGAAAGGGTAATGAAACCATTCTTAGCTTTAAAACTAATGAAGAAGTGACTTGTGGTGCAAGGCCAGAGCACTTGCAAAATGAAGAAATAATAATTTCTGAGATGAAAGATGGTAAGTTAAAGACTTACTGGAATAAAGTGTATAAATAATAAAAAACAAACAAAATGGGTTTAAGTACAAAAGATCTAGTAAATGAGAATGGTGGTGGTGGAATGGCAAAAACTATTGCCCCAGGAAATCACAAATTAAAAATCAACAGTATTACGTTAGAAGACTTTCAATTTATTGATGGTGCTAAACACTTAATACTAAATGTTGAGACAGAACCAATTGACGGGTTTGAAGGTTTTCTGATTGATAAAGATGATGAAAGCAAAGGAAGATATAAGGGTCAGATTGGTAGAGTAAAAGCTAGTCAATATGCATATGCTGATGGGCAAACTAAGTCTGGAATTAAAATTCAGAGAGATAGATCTTTGATGATGTTCTTGGCTAACTTGTCTAAGGCAACTGGAATAATGAGTTGGTTTGAGGAGCAGGATAACAAGTTTAATACAATTGAAGATTTTGTAAGAAACTTTAGTAACAATGCTCCACTTAAAGATAAGTATCTAGATTTCTGTGTTGCCGGTAAGGAATATGAGAACAAGTCTGGCTATACTGCATATGACATGTGGTTACCAAAAGCTGAAAATAATAAGTATGCTTATGGTGAAGAAGGTTCTGATAGAATTCTTAAGTATGACGAGGCTAAGCACCTTAAGAAAATTGAGGTAAAGCCAGTAGATAATTTTGGTGATGATGATGATGAATTTCCAACACCAGGAAGAACATCTTCTGACTTTAGTTTAGATTAACAACTCCTAAATAAAGGGGTTGTAATGGCCCCTTTATTTACTTAACTTGGGTTGCTATGATTTCCACAAAAAACTTAATATGTGATTTAACTGATGTCCCAAGAGAATGGGCATTTGAACATTATCTTAACCTAACAGAAAAACTCACAGGACAAGATATTAAAATGAAGTCAGTATTTAATCCACGGGAGAAGACACCTTCTATGTGTATTTATATTGACAGAAATAGTATCTATAAGTTTAAAGATTTTTCTTCAGGTAATGGTGGTGATTCTATTGCTCTTGTCCAAAGTCTATTTAATTTACCCACTAGAGGTTCCGCAAGTTATAAGATTATAGAAGACTATAACCAGTATGTTCTAAACAATGGTCATAATCCTATAAAGTCTTATAAACAACACAGTAAATTTAAAGTTACTGATTATGAGATGCGGCACTGGAATACTCTTGATCAAAAATATTGGATGAAATATCACATTGGTTCTAGATTATTGTCTAGATATAATGTGGTTCCACTAGAATATTATGTGATGACAAAGACAGATGAAAATGATGTTGTGTCAAGTATAACTATCAAGGGCAATTATATGTATGGGTATTTTAAAGATGATGGGACACTCTATAAGATCTATCAGCCAAAAGTAAAAGACAGTAAATTTATCAAGGTAAGAGATTATATACAAGGTACTGAACAATTAGTATTTGATAAACCTTATTTAATTATTGCATCTTCACTTAAAGATTTAATGGCATATCAAAAACTAAAGATTAGTAATTCAGAAGCAATTGCACCAGACAGTGAGAATACTATGATGCCAGAGAATATAATGAGTAGCATTAGTTCTAAGTATCAGAAAGTATGTGTGTTGTTTGATAATGATGAGGCTGGTATAAAAGCTGCGGAGAAATACAAATCTAGATATGGTTTTGAATATGTTATTCTAGAGATGGAGAAGGATTTATCAGATGCTATTAAAGTACATGGTATAGATAAAGTTAGAGAGAATCTATTACCGTTATTAAAACAAGCATTATTATGAGTAAATGGTCATACCAAGGGCAAGACTTTGAAAACTCCATGATTCCAGAAGGAGCAGAAGGTTTTGTGTATGAGATGCAGGCTATAATAAATGGAAAGCTTGTAAGGTATATTGGAAAGAAGAACTTTTATTCTACAACAAAGAAGAGAATGGGTAAGAGAGCTGTAGAACAGTTGCAGGATAAAAGAACTAAAAAGTATACTATACAAAAGAAGCTATCATATATAGATTATTATAGTAGCAATGCAGAATTAAAAGCTGCACATAAAGCCGGGATAGACATTAGAAGGTACATTATCAAGATATGTCTTACTAAGACTGAACTTACTTATTATGAGACTAAGTATCAGTTTGTTAGGGGAGTACTTGAGAGTGATGAGTTTCTGAATGGAAATATTCTAGGCAGGTTTTACAAATTCAAATAATTATGACAGAAGAACAATTAATGGAAGTCTTGATCCAATTAGCGGATCAGGGGGTTACTGGTATTAAAATACATTATGATGGTGGTGGAGATAGTGGAGCTATTGAAGCTATAGTATATACAGATAAAGAAGATGCAGAATTTTCTGATATTGATCTTCTAAATGAGTGGGATGAAAATATAGCTCTTGCTACATTGAACTCTAGTGCAGATGCAAATATTCAGAACTTTGCCCATGAAACAATACTTGATAATATTGAGGATTGGTGGAATAATGAAGGTGGTTATGGAGATTTATTAATTAAAGTTCCTTCAGGTGAATATCTTATAAATAACAATGTTAGAATTGTGGAAATTGAAGACTACACACATGAGGGTAATTTATTTAAAAACACAGAAGAATAATGTCACATCCACTAGAACATGCTAAATCATCAGTAAGAAGATGGGGTGGGCAAATATCTGATTATCAGTTAATTCATGAGTGGTTTGATGAAACTAAGGCTTGGATTGGACACAGTAAACATAGAATGTTCCGTCATCATAGTGAGGGAATATTTGAATGTGAGAAAAAGTTTGGGCCAAGTTTTGAAAATTCAGAGGGCAAAACAGTGTATACAAGATATGTTGGAGAACAACATGTTAAAGAGGATTGCAATGGTTATATACCAAGTGCAAAAGAATGGGTGGATAATATAAATACACCTACAGAGTGGATGATTAAAACTTTAAAAATTGAAGACTAATGGAAGATGTAATACAAATAACACATGAAAGTTTGTTAGAAAATGACTGGATATGCTCTGATGTAGAAAATCAAAAGTATAGCCATGCTTTTTTTCCAAATATAATATTATTTCTGACTAAGGATTATGGTATTGATAACAACTATATGATAAAGATATTGTCAGCTCCGGATATTGGAGAAACTGTAAATTTAAATATAAATTGCGCTACCATTAATGATCTAAGAGGACTTGCTCATTTATTTCATAAAGTAAGTGCTGTAGGTTTGATTAAAACACTATTGATAAATTACTAAATTGAAGACTAATGACAGAAGATGAATTTAATGAGTGGTTGTATAATTTAGAATTACAAACACTTACAGATGAACTTAAAGATGATATAATTGAAAAAGTCCAAGATCTGATTACCTTTTTAAATATTGAAGATTAATGATTTTAAGTAGAGATGAAGTTAAAAATTTAGTAAATATGATGAAGTCACCAGATAAAGAAAATAATTATCTGGTGTACAAAGTTTTAGAAGATCTAGATTTAGAAGCCAATCTTGGAGAAATACTTGTTATTTTTAGATATGGTAACTATAGACTAGACGAGTGGGAACGAGATTGTAAAAAGGTTTATGATTTTATAATAAATAAGCTACATGATTACAATGGTGGATGGGATTCAAAACCTACAACAAGTGATATCTTATCATTACTGACCAAGAATAATGCTTCTAAAGATTCTATAGAATTATTTCTAGAATACTTTATGATGAATCTTGGTAGAATGTTGGACAATATGGGATATCCGACAGACAAGTTTGAGTTAACAATTAAATTAAAAGACAATGGACAAACAGCAGAGTCTAAGTAAAATTAGTAAAGAGCTAATGTTGAAAGAGCCCTATTATGGGTTCTTTCTTATTATGCTCAATAAAATGTGGAGAAAAGATCTTCCTACGGCAGGTGTGAGTAAGAATGGTATCAACTATCAGTTGGCTATCAATGAGGAGTTTTGGACAAGTCTTAGTGAGAAGCATCAAATGGGATTACTCAAGCATGAGTTATTGCATATTGCCTTTGGACATCTAGTAAGTTTTGGTTCTTTTAGAAACAAGAAACTTGCTAATGTTGCAATGGACATGGAGATCAATCAGTATATTGATTCAGAATATTTGCCAGATGGAGGTATAAATATAAATGACTATGAAGATCTTGATCTTGATATTAAAGCAGGTTGTAGATATTATTATGATAAACTACAACAGCTTAAAGATGAGAAAGATAAGAATGGTACCTGTGGGAATGATGAGATGGACAAGTTGCTAGACAACATAGATAATGGAGATGTTCCTGATCACAGTACTTGGGAAGAGTTTGATGATCTTAGTGAAGCTGAGAAAAAACTAATTGAAAAACAATTACAGAAAGTTTTATCAGATGCTAAAGAACAAACTATTAAGAAGCGGGGGAATGTTCCAGGTGAGATAGAAGGTGTTATAATTATTGAAGAAATAGTTAAACCTAAATTTGACTGGAGAAGTTATGTCAGAAGATTTTCTGGTACGAGTACTAAAGTATTTACCAAGAAGATTAGAAGAAAAGAGAATAGAAGGTATGATGAAAATCCTGGCCTTAAAATTAAAATGAAACAGCACATGTTGTTGGCCATTGATACTTCAGGTTCTGTAAGTAATGCAGAGTTAACTGAGTTTATGAATGAGATACACCATATCTATAAAGCTGGAGTGGATATTACAATAGTTCAATGTGACACTAGTATTAATTCTATAGAAGAATACAAAGGTAAGAATGAACTAAATGTGAAAGGTAGAGGTGGGACTGAGTTTGATCCAGTCCTAGATTATTATAATGCTAACCAAAAGAAATATACAAGCCTGGTGTATTTTACTGACGGAGAGTGTTATACATCTGTAAAGCCAAAAGGACGTATCCTGTGGGTTTTGTCAGAGAGATCAAGTATGAATGAAAGTTTACCAGGTCATGTGATTAAATTAGAACTATAAAAAGAAAAACTATGAACACAGTACAATTAAACGTAGAAGAGTTAAAAGGATTTATCCGCCATATGGTTGCAAATAACCAGTATATCCAAAGCCAAGGAAAAGTTCCAGTGGCAATTAATATTGAAGGTGATGCCGGTCTTGGTAAGACTTCAGCTATCATGCAGTTGGGTAAAGAACTTGACATGGATGTAGTAAAGCTTAATTTATCTCAGATAGAAGAATTAGGTGACTTAGTTGGTTTTCCTGTTAAAGAATTCTTGGTAAGAAATCAAGAAGGTAAAGAGCGTTGGATAAATGAAGCTCAGATTCAAGGAGCTCTTAATGCTAAGTTTACTGTTGTAGATAAAAGAATGGCTCATGCTGCTCCAGAGTGGATTCAAGGTAAAGGTGAGGGTGGCTTCTTGGTATTGGATGACTATACTCGTGCAGACCACAGATTTATGCAAGCTACTATGGAGATTCTAGATAGACAAGAATATGTTTCTTGGAAGCTACCTAAGAACTGGCATGTAATCTTAACTACTAATCCAGACAATGGTGACTATAATGTTACCAGCTTAGATGTTGCTCAGAAGACTAGATTTATTTCTGTAGAGATGAAGTATGATTCTAATGTGTGGGGTAAATGGGCTGAGACAGCAGGGGTAGATGGTAGATGTATTAACTTTATGTTGATGCACCCAGAGCTTGTAACTCAAAGAGTTAATCCAAGAGCTATTACTACGTTCTTTAATGCTATCAGTTCTATTCCAAAGTTTGAAGATGATCTTCCACTAATCCAAATGATTGGTGAGGGTTCTGTTGGTGCTGACTTTAGTTCTATGTTTACTATGTTTATTAATAATAAACTAGATAAGATTATCTCTCCGGATGATATTCTTAACAAAGATGAAGCATATGTAATGGGAGCTTTGACAAGTGCAGTTGGTAAAGATGATGATTTCAGAGCAGATATTTCAAGTGTAATTGCAACCAGATTGGTAAACTATTCACTTGTTATGGCTGAGAAAGGTTCTGTGGCTGCACCTATTATTGACAGATTAGCTAAGCTTACTACAGACTGTGAAGCATTTACAAATGACTTGAGATATTATATGATCAAAGAGATTGTAAATGGAAACAAGGTAAAGTTTGCTAAACTCATGCAAAATACTAATGTGGTGAAGATGGCTATCAGCTAAAACAGTGATAAAACAGTTACCCCTTTAGTCAAACATCAAACAAATTAATAACTAAGATGGGGGAGGGTAATACTTCCCCTAATCTTTATAAGACAATTATGGAAAAATACGTTCATATAGAATTACATGGTGATAATAACCATGATAAGATAAGTGGATTTAATGTGAAAATTATAGAAGGATTAGGAACTAATGTTCCGGATTTTGTAAATGCAAAAAAATATGTTCCTAAACAGGGAGACATGATATATTTATTACCTGGCGTAAATATTCCCCGGGTAAAACTAAAAGATTTAGCTTTAAATCTTGGTATTAGAGTTGTCAGAGATCCAGAGAAAGCCAATGTTATATTCAGTGGTAAGAGCAGTATGGGCAAGATGACAGGTTCTAGTTGGTATTATATTGCAGATGCAGAAGTTATTCTTAATAATGTCAAAGAGATTTGTAAGGATGAATATTATATTGAGAAGTTAGAAACTGCTCTTGTTGCATCAGGTGCCACTAAGATTTGTACAGATTGGTCAGACATGAGAAATTGTCTAGCACGCAATGAGGCTAATCACTATGACAATGGTTATATTTATGCAATTGAAGAAGAGTATGCAGAAGCATATAATGGAATGCAAGGTAAACCTGTTTATGATGAGTCAGAGTTAATTACTAACATCAATGGTGATGACTCTACTATAATAGATGAAGAAGTTTATCAGCAATTAGGAAGTATGTTTGAAAGCTCAGATAGTGACAATCATATTTTAGCTATGGAAATTATGGCAAACTCTCATTATGAGAAGAGCATACTTTATTTGCAAATGTTATTGAGTAATTATTATCATCAGATAAGCAACTCTCATACTAGGAATCATGTAAACTTTAAATCAATGCTTAGTTATTTTAATTGGGTTACAAGAAGTCTTGGTAGTAGAAGTGCAGAACAAATTGTAAGTATCATTGATGAGAAGGGTTTGCTTACTGTAGATATGATCAAGAGATTGTACAAAGAATATACTCGTTCTGTTCATGGGAATATTAATTATAGTGATGTATTTGAAGTTAAAGAATTTACTATCAAACAAGCATATCTTGATAAGCTTAATCTATCTTCTCTAAATTTAATTAATCCTGAACCAGAAGAAAATCTTGAGGTCACAGAGCCAGAGGATGAAATAATAACAGATGAACTTATAGAAGCTGCATTAACTAACATTAACCGCAATGAACTTAAGTCAGAGTTAATAGCAATAGAAGAAGAGTTAAATCAAGAACAGGGGACCCCTGAAGAAGAATCAAATAACAATCAAATAAAAGAAAATAATGAAGGAAATGACCTTGACTGGTTCTGAGGAACTAGAGAAGTTTTATAAAGAGAAGTTTTATTTCAGCTATAGTAGTCTGAGTAAACTTCTTTATTCTCCCTTGGCATTCTATAATCATTATGTGCTCAAAAAAAGAGAAGACATTGTGGGACCTCATCTGGTAGCAGGTAGGGTTCTGCACTGTCTCTTATTTGAAGAGGATAAGTATGATGATTATTTTACAAGCCTCCCGGGAAAACAACCAACTGATAGTCAGAAAAAAATTATTGATAATATTTTCAAGACACACTTGTCAGTAGAAAATAATACATTATCTTTGGAAGACTATTCAGCAGATATACTCACAGAGCTACTTACAGCTAACCTTTATCAGACACTCAAGACAGACCAACAGAGACTTGATAAGATACTCACAGAAGAAAACAAAAATTACTTTAAGTTTTTAAAAGAAAGTCAAGACAAACTAGTAGTTGATGAACCTACTCTAAGTGGCTGTAGAGAAGGTGTTATGGTTCTAAAATCCAATCCGGAAATTAGACAGCTACTACAACTTGACAGGACAGAGGAAGATACTCATCTAGAAGTTTACAGTGAGTTGCTTGTAAATATAGATGTAGATTCTCTACCTTATGGTTTTAAGGGAATTATAGACAATCTTGTGATAGATAAAGAATCTAAGACAGTCTTTATTAATGACCTTAAGACAACGGGTAAATCTCTTTTAGAATTCCCGGACTCTGTGCAGTATTATAAGTATTGGTTACAAGCCGTGGCATATGAAAAACTTGTGTTTCATAAATTTCTAAAAGACTTACCCGATCTGGCTGAGTGGAAGTTGTACTTTACATTTATTGTAATTGACAAATACAACCAAGCTTATCCATTCCAAGTCTCAAGAGAGACAATGGCCATATGGCAACAAGACTTTGATGAAGTAATGGATATTGCTAAATATCATTATGAAAACAAAGACTTTACACTGCCATATGATTTAATTATGGGTAATGTAAAATTATAAATTATGGTTCTTGATGCGCTTTATAGTACATATTTTCAAAAGTCTAAGGTGTTTTTGTATCCGCTCTTAGAAATTAAACGTGGTACAAGTGTTATTCCTTCTGAAACTTACATCAGTTGGAACAATATTAAACCAGAGGATGCAAAGCTTGTTTGTCTATATCCAATAAGAAAAGATGAAGAGTATATAACATTTAGTAAATCTATTTTACTAAAGCATACTAGACTTCATGATCATATTGTGATAGATTCAAATACAGCTGTTTATATATTTGATTTCTCTGATATCAAAGATGACTGGAATCTATTTGTAAATGGAAAATACAGTCAAATATCTGATAATATAAAGCGTAAAATTTTAAACTTCTTTGAAAAAAATAGTGGTAATTATACCTATGTCAAAGGTTTCTTGCATCCTGAAACACATTTCAAGGACTATGCAAGAATCTTAAATGTAGATGTGGAACTATTAGAATCTGTTGGAGAACTCTGTGACAAACCAGATCTAGATAGAGAGATATTGTTAATTGAGGTTGCAGATTTGGAAAATATTGAAATTATTTAATTAATTTTATAAAAAAATCAAAAAAATGAGTGAAAAAAGTATGATGCTAGTTCAATCTAGTTGGCAAGAAAGCCAAACATTCAGAATGATTCCTATCACAGAGAATTGTCCTTATGTAGAATGTATCTTTGATCCGGGTACAAAAGTATTTGTTATTATCTCTAAAACTACTAAGCAGAGTTTACACATGCTTCCTAAGTTAGATGAGTATGGACAAGTACTTACTGGTTCAAAAGGAACTAAACAAGACAGACATAAGATTGAAGTGTTTCAGGAGTTTTATATTGAAGATGCAGTAGCTATCACAGAGATAGTTGAGCACTTTGGTATTAATTCTTCTGAGTTTGACTACAAGTCTTTCATGGCTGCAGAAACAAAATCTAAGTAATTTAGGTCACTATGGGGTGGCTTAGGTTGCCCCATTTTTTATACACGGGGAAACAGCTTAACTGAATTATTATGAGACAGCACTATGTAATGGACTATGAAACTTTATGCTCTTGTTTCATAGCAGTCTTTGAGGGAGTAAAATCTGAAGAGCCAATAATCTTTACTATTCACGAAAGCAAGAATGAGATTCTAGAACTGGTAACTTTTCTAGAAAAGAACATTGCTTATAATGAATGGCATGTAAGTTTTAATGGTATTGGATTTGATAGCCAAATCACTGAGCACATCTTAAGAAATAAAGAACAGCTTCTCGAGCAATCTGGTGATACTATTGCTAGATTTATTTATAGAAAAGCACAAGATGTAATTAATAGAAGTAACAATGGTGAGTTCCAGGAGTATTCTCCCAGGGACCTAAGCATCAGACAACTTGATGTATTCAAACTAAACCATTGGGACAACAATGCAAAAAGATCTAGCTTAAAGTGGATACAGTATACTATGGACTGGCACAATATTATTGATATGCCTATTCATCATACTACTGAAGTTACTACAGAACAAATACCTGAGATAATCAGATACTGTATTAATGATGTCAAGTCTACCAAGCAGATCATGTTTCTGTGTAAAGATCAAATAGATCTGAGGAAACAACTAACAGATGAGTATGGGATAGATTTATATTCCGCATCTGAGCCAAGAATATCTAAAGAGTTATTCATGCATTTTCTAAGTAAGCATACTGATATAAAGAAGTATGAGCTCAGAAAAATGAGAACTAACAGGTTAAAGATCACAGTCCGTGATATTATACTACCTTATATAGAATTTAAGACAGCTACCTTTCAGAATCTTTTGAAGAAGTTTCAGGATGTAGTAATCTACCCGGGTGAAACTAAAGGTGGTTTTAAATATTCTGTAAGGTATAAAGGTGTACAGACAGACTTTGGTCTTGGTGGTGTTCATGGTGCACGCTCTACTAAAGTATATGAAACTAATCAGGAGATGATAATAATGACATCTGATGTTACTAGTTTCTATCCTAATCTAGCTATTAGAAATAAGTGGGCTCCTGCACACTTACCTAAAGAAGAATTCTGCAATCTGTATGAATGGTTCTTTGAAGAAAGGAAAAAGATTCCTAAGAAAGATCCCAAGAACTATGTGTACAAGATTATCTTGAATTCAACCTATGGTTTATCTAATGATGAAAACAGTTTCTTGTATGACCCAGAGTTTACTATGAGAATCACTATCAATGGTCAACTTAGTCTTACTATGTTGTATGAGATGATTTGTGAAGAAATACCAAATGCCTTGCCACTTATGCAAAACACAGATGGTTTGGAAACAATGATCCCTAAACAGTATGAAGACAAGTATATGGAAATCTGCAGAAGGTGGGAGAAGCTAACCAATCTACAGCTGGAGCATGATAAGTATTCTAAGATTATCCTAGGTGATGTAAATAATTACATTGCTATTACAGAAGATGGTAAATCTAAATGTAAGGGTAGGTTTGAGTTTGCTAATCTTGCTATGCATAAGAACAAAAGTTTTCTTGTAATCCCTAAAGCTATACATGCTTATTTTGTAGATGGCATCAAGCCCGAAGATTATATTAAATCTATCACAAATATATTTGATTTTTGTGGTGGTGTTAAGATCAAGGGGGACTGGAATTTTTATGAGCACAAGATGGTTAGTGGAGAGTATTTAATTGAAAAAGTACAACATACTATCAGATATTTTATATCTAACACAGGTAGTAAGGTGATTAAGAAGAACAATACTGACAACAGAGAAATACAAATTGAGGCTGGCAAATGGTTGCAGACTCTAATGATAGACTATAAGGATAAACCTTTTAGTGAATATGATATTAATTATGATTATTACTTGGACAAGATCAATAAGGAGATCCGTGATCTTGAACCTATTATTACACAACTTAGTTTATTTTAATTATGCCAAAGAAAATTGCTGAATGTACAAAGGCGCACTTAGTTAGTGTGCCTTTACCAAATCATGCTGCTACTTACACTGTAATTAGCCACCAATCTGTAATGGATTATGTATATACTGAGCTTGCTGCTGCAGGCTTTGGAGTTGTTAGTGAAGAGTACAAATGTACTGCTGACGGACAAATTGCTCATGGGATTTACAAGTTAAATTTTAACAATGACCCTGAGCTATCTATGATGTTTGCATGGACAAACAGTTATAACAAACAAGTGAGATTTAAATGTGGTGTGGGTGGCTATATCAACCTAACAGGTACTACTATGGTATGTGGGGATATGGGAAGCTGGGCTCGTAAACATACTGGTACTGCGGATGAAGAGACAGTTAAAACCATACAAGATCAAATAGCTAATGCACACATGTATTATAATCAGCTATGTTCTGACAAAGAATCTATGAAAGGTATTACTCTAAACAAGAGAAAACAAGCTCAGCTACTAGGTATCCTATTTGCGGAGTATCAGATTCTTACTACAGAGCAATCTAGTATTGTAAGACAACAAATGGATAGACCAAGTCATGTTTATGCTGATAGTAATAGCTTATGGGCATTCTATAACTATGTGACTATTGCATTACAGCATTCACATCCTAAGACTTGGATGGAAGATCAAAGAGTCTTGCATTATTTTATTTCTACTGTGAATAATTTCCAACAGTGCACACCATCTGCACAGATAGTTGCACCTGCTCCTGTAGTTGTTGAAGCTGAGACAGTTTTTGTTGATCCTAATCAAACTAATTTATTAGATCAAATTGCTGCAGCTGAAGCAGATCTAGAAGCAGATCTAATGGATGAAGATCTTAGATACAAACATGCAGAAGAAGCTGAAGAAGTATCAATTCTTTATACTGACCCTGCAGGGAATACTTTTGAAACAAGAGATTTTCACAATGAGGTGGTTAGTTATACTAACCAATTGGAAGATCCAGAAGATGAAGAAGACCTAAATGATTGGATGAATTTACCACTAGAATCAGATAAAGATGATGCACCTACTTATGCTCCAGATGAGAATCAGGAGTATACAGGTGAGAATTCTTCTTATATGAGTATAGAAGAAAATGCTAAAGAATATGAAGAAGATGCTGTACGAGCAGCAAATTTTGATGACTTAATCTTTAACATCAATGATGATGAAGATAATGATTCATCAGACTTCTTCTAAAGATCCTGTTTATCAGGTTATGTTTTATTATCACTAAAATTGGGGGAATGGCTATTGCTGTTCCCCCTTTTTTTTCTTAACTTTGAATAACCTAAAACCAACAAATAATGTCAAAAACAAAAAGAAAAATGAAAATTGAATTCAATGGTCAAGAGTTGTATATCAACTTTATATCAGAAGATAGTAGCTATGTTCTTGTAAGCAAAGACAAAGAAGGTACACTTGGTAAGTTTAAACTTGATACAAGTAATCTTGTAGGAGTTGATATAAGTAAACTTAAAAAAGTTAAGAAGGGGAAGAGATAATCTTCCTTTTTTTTATCTTACTCTTTCACCTGAAGCTTTAAGATTTTTAAGTACAGTTTCGGGGTCTCCAGAAGAACCTGTAAATCCTACAGTTTTAAGTACGTGATCAATAATTTTTAAATCATCCTTTTGTTCCCAAGGATATGGTCCAGCATCTCTTTTATATCTAGATGCACCATTGAAGGTAACCATATTTAAAAAGTCTGAGAAAATTTCTATGTACAACTGTATAGTATTATTAAATGCTGTAGATGTTTGAGTAACCATTTTGATATAATCATCAGCACCAAGGTTAATTCCTCCTATTTTTGGTAGTGGAATAAACGCTGTAGTCTCAGCTTGTGTTCCTAGTAATAATAGTAATGCGTGATTAGTTAAGAATCCATAAGTATTATAACCATCAGTACCAAATGCTTCTGATCTTTCAGCTATTTTTTTCCACTTATCTTCATCATCCTCATCATATCCAAATAATGCTGACACAATTAAAGCAGATGCTATGATAAACAATCCCTCTGCAGATAGTTTTCTAAAAGCAACCTTTTCTTCTTCCCTCATATACTTAATATTCTGACCTTTTGTTTTAAGCATATCAACTAAGAACTGAAACCCAGTAACATAGTATCCTTTTTTAGTTTTACCTAATGCCCAGTCATATCTTGCAACTAATGTTGGTAATTTTTTACCTTCAGTAAAGATAACTTGAGATCCAAATCTATTTACAAACATTGTTGTAAACCATTTTCTCATGAATACCCATAGTCTATATAGCAAATATTTATTAGCTTCTGGTTGTCCAAATTTATCATATGCACCAAATAGATATCTTGACGTTCCCTGAACTTGATTTCTAAATAAGTCAAAGCCTTCTGATTTAGCAATTACTATCTCATCACCCTCTACAAGTTCTATATCACTTGCAATTCTATTTTTAGCTTTTAATTCTTCTACAGTTACATAGTATTGTTTAGCAAGTTTTTGTAAAGTATCTCCTTTTGCAACAGTATGATAAACATGTAGGTTATTCCATTTTGGATGTATCCCTTTTTTAAGTCTTACAATACCATCAGCATCTTGTTCCCAAGCATCAATGTATCTTATTGTTTGTGTCTTACCATCTACAACTTGCTCAACTTTTTGTGCATTCATAAAAGAACCAAACAAACTTAAAGCAACTTCCATCTCACCAAACTTTCTGTGCATATACATCCACTCTCCGTTAACAAGATCTTTGTATAAACTTCTACTTACACTTCTACCTGTATTATCTCTACCTCTAAATGTTGGGTCAAACATTTCAACTAACTGTGTAGTAAACGATCCAGGGCCAACAGCATAGATACCGGTTTTAGAAGACCAACTTGTCATAGCTTTAAATGCCCAAAGTCTACCTGCTGCTAAATCTTTTAAGTTAACAAATTCTGCACCTGCTGCTTCAATGATTAACTGAACCATTGCACCATATTTGTTTTTAAGGTCAGATGGAATATTAATAGCTAAAGATGCAGTAGATGAAGCTTTCTGCATTGCATTAATTGCTTTAGTTATTCTAGGATATTTTTCAGATAAATCCTGATTATGTACACCATAGAATTGTCTTTCAATTAAAGAGTTTAATTGACCAAGCATTTGATTAGTGCCTGTTTTTGCATTAGCTTCTTTTAACTCTCCAGTAGCTTTAAATATATCTCTTCTATATTTATTTATAGCTTTTGGCTGTGCTTCTGGAGAAGAGAATACTTCTACTATTGATTCAGCTAATGGTAAATTTTGTAAAAGAGTATCATGTATCTCTAGAGATAATGCATACTTCATTATACTTTGAAATACATCTGGAGAAACTTTATCAGCATCAATATTATAAAGACCAGACACAGGGATATAAGTTACTTGATCTCCATCCATGTCTGTATTAACAAGATTAAACTCTGGATTATAGTTAAATGTATCTTGCGCATTTCTAGTAGCCTTTCCAAATGTAGTATCCCAAAACTCACTGAGTCCAGCTTTAGCTTGCTGATATCTATCTAAATATTTTCCAGCTTGAAAAGACTCTACAATATTATCTATAGCATATCTTGGTAAATCTAAATATAGTTTTGCCATATTTGCTTTACCTTCTTGAGCTTCTAGAAAATATTGTTTAATAGTTTCAATTACCTGAAACTGTGCACTGTTTGATCTTTTTAAATCAAAGTATCTTTTGTTTATATACTTATCAGTTTTAGCTCCAGTCTTTGTTCCATCATAAAGTCTAGGTAAGAAGTTTCCTTTATTATCAATTATCTTACCTACATACTTTTTCTTTTCTTCTGCTGTTAAACCAAATGGAATAGATCTATATTGATCTTTTACAGTATAGATTGAGTGTCTGCTATTAGGGACACCCATTAAATTTATTTCTTCTCCTGTAGATTCATCAATAATAGTTGTAGTTTCTATCATTGAAGCATTTTTTGGTACTGTAACAGAGTTAGCAAGAGTTCTTTCAAAAACATTTGTTAGACCAACTCCTTTTTTAAATACTTTTTTATTTACGTGATTAAGTAAAAACCAGTTATAAAAGTTCTCATCAGTTTTTACTAGCTCTTTAAATTCATCTGAGTTAATATACTCATTGACTTTATCTTCTGTTACAGCAGCAATGTTAAACTTAGAAAGATTAAAGTTTAATTGATCTAAGTAATATTCAGTAGGAACTTTCATGCTTAGCTCACCAAGCTCATCAAAAATAGATTGCATCTCAAATGCTTCTTCCATTGTAAGACCTTGATCAGTCTGCTTCTCAATAAGATATAAGTATCTTTTTTGTTCTGGCTCTGTCAATTTTCTATTCTTAATTGCCATTACATAACCTTTTAACTCATCAAGATCTTCTCTTGAAAGGCCAGAGTTACTATCAAAATTAAATCTAAAATCAATTATTTCTTGCTGTAGTTGTTTAATTTGTTCTAGTCTTTCTTCTCCTAATGCATTAGGATCAGGCTGTCCTTGTTCATCTTTAAAACCATATATTAAGTTAGAAATTGTTTTGTAATTATCACTTGGATTAAATCCTGTAATATTTACTTTCTCCTGAAGCTCTTGTAATCTATTAAGTAACTTAGTTCTTTCTTCATAAAACTTAGGAGAGTAAACTAATCTTGTATTTTGCTTTAACCAAGCTTTTAATAACTCATCAATATCTGCTTGTGATTTTCCCTCAGCTTTTTTAAGATTGATAAATTCATTATATGCTGTCTGTAATGATCCAGGAACAGGAACAAACTCATGAAACTTAGATGTTTCTTTTCTATGTTTTAGTAAAAGCTCAGCTTTTTCTAAGTCTTCTCCTGTTTTAGGTGTACCATCTTCATTTACTAATGAGTAAAGCATTTGATATTTTCTCCACAGTTCTTGTAAAACACCATATGCCTCAAATCTTTCTGACTCATTATGAAGTTTATTTGCTTCTGCTGAAAACTCATCTAATGCAAGTTTTCTTTCTACCCATGCCTTTTGTCCTATAGGTGATGAATTAAATATGTCATCTTTCTCATAATACTCAGGAACATACTCATCATGCATGTAATCCCTTTTAAATTGTCTTAATGCTAATTCTGCATTTTTTAGAGCTTCTGGGTCACCAGCTTTTCTTGCCTCATCAATAGCATGATCTAGTATATCTAAGTCATACCTCCAGCCATTACCAAATTCATTTAAGAAAGTATAAACATCTTTCTTAATCATATTACCTTCCTTGCTATCAAAAAATGCTACTGTATCTTTTTCAGTAACTAAGTCGAGCATTTGACGGGTATTCCATTTATTAAATTCTATTACTGATGGTAATATACCTTCTAACTTCTTTCTAAATTTAGAACTCTTATCCCATGCTCTTTGCTCTGCTTGTCTTTCTTGGTTCTCCAAATAAATAGATAATGCTCCTACAATAGGACTTGTACTTGAAGAATAACTTTCAAAGAATCTATTTAAAATGCTAACATCCTTGAACTTACCTTTTAATATGTCAGATATAGTAGTTTCATTAATTATAAAATAGTTATATCTCTCTATCAATCTATTGACAAATAGTGCAGGAACTCCATATTTTTTAGTAAGATTTTCTACATCATTTTTTTCTAACTTCTGATGTATGATTTTATTAAAGAAATCTTCATATTCCTGTTGAGACATTTTATCTTTTAAGATTTTTCCAAGCTCAGTATTTAATTCATCTTTAACAAAGTCTGACATGTAACCAGTAATTGAAACAAATAAATACTTAGTATTCTTTCTATAAAGATCAATAATAATTTTTCGTGACTCACTAATGTTTGTAGACATTTCATTTAAAAGTCTAGAAAAAGGATTATCCGTTGTCATATTAAAGTCACTCTTTAATATGTCATAAACATCTGATATACTTCTATACCATCTTGTTAATGAACTCTCATATAAACCGAGTAATGCAATATCAGATCTTCCACCAAAATTTTTCTTTTTCTGAAGTAACTTTAATTCATTTTCAATTTCTTTGATGGAATTATTTGTAATTTCTAATGAGCTTACAAATGCAGTTGATCTGTTAGTTAGATCTTTAATTCTAAGTTCTTCAGCATTTATTGCACCCTCTATAACTTCATCAACAGATTGTTGTCTTCCTTTATTAATTGTTTGATATCCAGAAAGAGATCTTTTAATTCCAGGAGTTAATTCAGTAGTTCCTTTTCTAAGTAAACTATTTTTTACAATTTCTCTTGTTACTTTATTACCCTTAAAATTTTTTGCTCTTTCTAAAACTGCATTAGTAGATGTATACCAACTATTAATAGAGTCTGTAACTGCATTTTTACTTGCATTTTTAGTGAGAAAATCCACCCTTGCTTTTGTATATCTTGCAAAAGCTACAAGATCATCATATGTTATTTTATCAGTATCATAAATGAAATCTTTTTCAAGAAGCATGTCTGCAAGTTCCTCTAAAGAAGTATTTACATCTAACTTGGCTACATTTACTTTGTTGCCAAATATAGATTTTAAGAATTGCTTGATTTGATATAATAAGTTTTTAATAAATTTATCAAAACCTTCAGACTCTATTTTATTATTTACCAAGTTTACTGCACGCAATTGTAGTGCATAAGCTAAAGCTTCTTCTTTAAATCTATCTGATCCTTCTTCAAGTTCCGGGTATTCTGCTTTTAAGTGATTAACTATTGCATCTCCTTCTGTAGTACCATCTAACTGCGCATATAATTTATTAAATAGCTCTTTCCCTTTGTTAGTTTTTCTTATTCCCTGTAGTAATGGGTGTGAGAATTCATGGAGTACTGTATTTAAGTTTACATTATCTCCTACAGTATAAACAGTTCCCGCAAAAAAGAATGCTGGCTCACCTTGATATGGTATCTTACTATTTTTAAGAATATCTCGAGCCTCTGCTTCTGTAATATTATAGTAATTAACTTTTAAACCTAATGCAAGTCTGTTAGCTAAAATTGTAGCTACTTCTTTTGATCTTGCATTTACAATTGTTGCTGCATCAAATTTAAAAATTGGTAAATCAAAATCATTTGTTTCTATTGTTTCTTTTACATTATCTGCAAACTGTTGAATTTTATATTGACCTTTTGGTACAATAATTTTATTCCCAATAACTTTAACTTCACCAGCTTCTTTAACTATCTCATAGTTAATATTTTTAGGAATTTGAATTAACCACCATCCGTTTTCTTGAAGTTCATTGTAAGCATCCTCAGCTTCCCATGTATTTACGTCATATCCCCATACATCATCAAATAATAGATTTTCACGTTCAAATTGACCTTCTCCATATCCAACAGCAGTTTTTAAATTATCTGTCATTGATATGCCATAACTTTTAAGACCTGCTTTTTTATAAAGCTCATCTTCTCTACCAAAAAGAATTAAGTTTCCGTCTTTATCAATAAAAGGTTTTTCTATTTGACCTCTATAGTAACTTTTATCATCTTGTGTAATTTTTGATGATTCTCTCATCATCATAGGCATATCTTTTGTTGTAGCAACAAACTCTTTAAATGCATTTATATCTGGGTTAGTACCTAAAACAAAATAATCTTTTGGATTTTTTAAAACAGCTTGTTTAACATCATTCACTGTACCTTCAATGATCAATGATTCTTTTTCATTTCCTTTAAGTTCTAAATATCCATCTTTAACATATTTTATACTGTTTCCAGTATATCCATAATATTGATTAATTGGTTTATCTAAAATAGCAAATGGAGTTATTACTTTATCAAGTAGTTTTGACAATCTCTCTTTAGTTTTTTTACTTTTTATATCCCCAATTGCAAGTCTAAAAATTTCATACTGTCTAGCAACTTCAATAGTTTTTAATTGATCATTAAATTCAAATGCATTAATTGAACGAGAATCAAGTAATTGTTTAAGTTTAGATATTGGATTTATAAACTTTGACTCTACCCTTTTAAAATATTTATCATTTATATCGTCAATTGACATGTCAAAATAATCTTCAAGAGCATCTTCAAAATTATTTCTTAATTGTCTTGATATATTACGTTTATTTTGTTCTTGATATTTTGACCAATTATTTTTAAGATCAGAGACATATAAACCGGAACCCAAATCTTTTGATTTCATTGTTGTAAGATCCTCATCAAAAGTTTCAAAAGGAACTACTGTTGCATGAACTAATATTTTTGGAAATGTAAGTCTTGAATTTAAGTATTCTCTATATTGATCTAATGTTCCAACTGAAGCAAGTCTAGGGAAAGCTGCAAATACTTCTTTTATATCTGCATTAATTTCAAGTTCTAAAGGTCTATTAAACATAGATTGATCTGTATCAGATCTGTTCTCATATTGTGTAACTAACTGATCTAGTCTTTGAAATAATACCTCATTAGGAACTGCCCGTTTAATAGAATATGTGGATTCTCTATATGCTGGAGTATCTTTTAAATATCTAGTTTGTTCTGTAGCTGCCGTAAACAACTGTGCACCCATAGTATCAAGACCATATTTAGTCTCAGCATACCTTGTTAAACTGTCATTTAACTTATCAAATAAGTCTCTATCAATTACTTTTCTAACATCATTTATAGCACCTTTTGATACTAAATATTGAATAGAGTTTTCTTTAGAATTACAAACCATTTTTTTAAATTTTACATGCAAAAGGATCTTCTTCAAGTCCAAGTTCTGCTAATATCTCAGCATCAGATATCCCTTGTTTTTCTCCAACTAATTCACTAATTTCTTTATACATAGTAGAGCCCGGATTTAGATACCCAAATTCTTGGTATAATCTTCTAGATAAATATACGAATAATTCTTGAGGCATGGCTGCTGCATTACCAATTCCTTTTAATGGGAAGGCAATCATTTTACCATCTTTCTTTAAGTTTAATAGTCTTTCAATTGCTGCATCATATGAATTTTTAATTGCTTCATAATCCTCTGCCTCTAGTTCAGTTAGTGCATCAGAATCTACAAGCAATGATGTAGCAAAACCTACTGACATTTCTTTAGATATATTTCTAATTACAGAGTCTCCAATTCCAGATGACTGCCCTTGCAATACAACTACGGGAGCTGGATATGCAAAAGTAACATCTTCATTTCTACTAAGCATTAGATTATAATCTGTTGGAGTAGCCTTAATATTATCGTATATAAATTGCCCCTCTTCTTTACTCTCCATTAATTTATATCTTTCTGTTAATGTAAGACCATTAGTATCAACATCTGCAATTTTTGCTAACTCAGTCATGCTTACATTAAAGAGATAGTTTTTATATCTACCACGGTCTTTATTTATTTTAGAATTTTCTGAAACAAATCTTTTATAAAAATCATCTAAGAATTTATTTGCAGTTTTAGAATTTTCTAATGCCTTAGTAAAAGTAGCTATCTCATCATTAATTAAATACATGTATTCTTTAAAATCCACTATGTTATTAAAATTAAACTTGGTCTTATTTATACCAGTCTGCATAAATGCATACATAGATAACTTACCAAAGAAATCACTTATCTCTTGATTCTGTCTTTCATCAACAACTTTTTTAATTGCTGGATTTGAAAGCTCTTGTAAATTTTCATAATACAAGTTAGAAGAATCATTTGTAAAGTCTTTTTCAGCCACATAAAGATTAAACATATTTTTAGCTTTATTAGGCTCAGGCTTTAATTTATTAAGTAAAGAATATTGTTTTTTAATCTCTCCATATTTTTCCATTAGCTTATTGAATTGTACAGCATATGCATATACAGGATCATTAAACATGTGATATGGATTTAATGTATTTTCTAGAGCTTTAATTGCTAAGATTTTCTCATAAGTATAGCTTTCTGCTTTAGCCTCAGATAAGTCTGGTTTCTCTCCTTTAACATTTATTAATTCTTCTTCAAACTGAATTGTTTTAGTTATCTCTGACTTAGGATAAATAGATCTTAAATACTCTCTTTCAGTAACAAATTTCACATACTCATCTTTGTTGGTAGTTACATTTGAATGAAAGTGTGCTTCAGTAAGTGGATATAAACCTCTGTTTATATAACTGTCTTGATCCTCAGATGTATTAATCCATATACCTCTATCAAAGTCATTTTCAATAGCTGCCTGGTCTATATACATAGTAGTAACTCCTGATGGATCTTTTTTAACAAATGCTCCAAATTTTAACTGATCTACTAATTTAGTTGGTACAGATTTTTTTAGAGTGTATGATTTATAAGAATCTCCAAGCTTGAATTTTCTAGCTGCCTGTTGAAATAAGAAACTAATAATATCATTTCTGAATGTATTCATAAATACATCAGTTTTATTTTCTCCAAAAATCATTTGAGAGTCTTCTCTTAAAACATCAGACTTAGCCATTAGATAATCAGAGATAGCTCTATTATATCTTAATGGGAACATCATCTCATTAAGTGAAAGAATTAAGTCATAGTTAAATAGTGAGCTAATAATTGAGTCATTTTTTAATGCATCAAATAAATAGTCTTCATTTTTAGTATTAGTCTTTACTCTTTCAATTTGCGCAAGACTTTGTTCTGCTTCTCCTGCCGTAGCATCTGTAGATGTATCTGGATTAGCTGCCATTTTAAGTTCTGTAAGTCCTGTAATTTGTTGTTCTATCTGTAGATAGTGTAAGAACATTGCAATTGATAATCCTGAGTTTGCGGTCTCCGGTTTCTTTTTAGTCTGTGTAATAAGATCAAGCATTTGTTTTTTTGTAAAGCTCTTTTCTTTCTTTGACTTAAAGATTCTTTCTGCAAGTTCTAAACCAAGTTCATATCTCTTTCTGTTATTAGATACACTAGAATGCATTTCTTTTGGTAAAGCATTTAGCAATACTTCTGACGCAGCTTGATATCTTACAAAGTTTCTTGAGTCTGGTTTTTTACCTAATACATCAGCAAAAGTAGATTTAGCAAGACGTTGTTCTTTTACATACTCTCTTACTAATGGTTGAGATACAAAGTATACAGCCTCATCTACAGGTACTCCTGTTTTAAGTAAGTAAAGTAGTATAGGTGCTACTTCATAGTTTCCTTGAACAAAGAATACCCAGGCCTCTTTCTCAACATCTACCCAGCCGTTCATAAGCTGAGATATAATATCTGCAATTTTATTTATACCATCTACATCATACCTACTTGCAATAGATATTAATTCTTTACCATTCTTTTTAGTTATGTTGTGTCTTAACCAAAGTAATGATTTTCTTAAATCTTTTTCTTTACCATGCATAAAGCTATCTGGCATTGCAACTCCACCCGCTGTCTCTACAGAATTAATAAGTGTATGGAATGTATTTTCTACAGCACCAAGACCCAAAGTATTCTTACCTACTACATTTGACTCATGCTTATATAAGTTATATAATGACTCTAGAACTCTGGTTGGACTAATAGATTTTTTACCTGTTTTAACATCTTTTCTTTCCTTTCCATTTTTAACATTAAATGGATTATAGTCCATAACATACTGTGATAATTCATCAGCTAGTTCTTTAACTAAGAAAGTTCCATTAGGAGTAATTAATGAGACATAGTTTTGAGGTAACTCTAAAAGCTCTTTCATACTGTTAATGATTGAGTTTTGTAAGTATTGTTTTTGAGATTTCATTGCAAGAAACTTCTCATCATCTGATACTTCTGGATCATTTAAATAATCTTTTAGCTCTTCTATATTTTCAAAGAATCTTTCTGGTGTTGTACCATCCTCATTTATATTGTTCATATAAATAGTCATCTTATCTATATCAAAGTCAGCTCCTGACTTAGCAACTATTTCTGTTGGAGGAACAATAATATTTCCTGCTTGTGGTGGTAAGAAATGATATACTTCCATGAACTCCATAGAGTTTAGACCCTGTACTGGAATCCTAACTGCAACCATTGTTATTGCTTTTCTGTTAGCTCCATTATTAGCATCTAACCATTCATCATCTTTAATAGCTAGATTCAATGTGTCTATATCTCCAATAACATTACCCTTATATTCTAAGTTTAATAAGTTGGTATAATCACCTTGTAATGCAATAGCAACTTTCATTGCAGCTGTAAAGCCATCTTTCTTTTTATGATATGTAGGTAAAACATTGGAACCCATCCATTTTTTACGATCTTCATCTGAAGCATTTTTAAATTTGCCCTCAGTTAATCCAAATGCATCTGTATAAAAAGCACCGGATACTTGTACTAAAGGCTCACCATTAAACTGCTGTTTAATTAGTCTTTTATTAATAAGTGATGTTAAAAGTTTTTCAATTTTAACTGCTTCTGGATGTATAGATAAGTCAAAAGCAAGTGATCCGCTATCTGTTACATCTATAATATCTATAAGATGATCACCAACTACATCTTCTTTTGTAAGATTCTCTCTAATGAGTTCTGTAAGTTTAGTTATGCTATCTTTATTTTTAGGAATATATTTATCTCCTTCTTTTTCAAATCCAATTTCTTCTAATAGTTCAACTCTTAATGTCTCACTATATTCAGCAACATCTTTAAGATATTTTCTAACTCTTGGATCTGTAATTTTATCTTCCTCTGTAGTGTCTATTACACCTTTTTCATAAAGACCCTCAAGAATAAGCTTTCTTAACTGTGTAGAGAATATACTTTTTCCTTTATAAACTGAATTAATTTCTGTCTGATTCTTTAAGAATTCTGTAAAGATTTTATTTTCTGTAAATACAACATCATCATTAAAATTACCATTCTCATCAATTACTACATCTCCAGATCCAATGTGAGATACTTTAGAACCAGTTTCAAATGTTACATAGTCTATATTTTGCTCCATCATTTTTTTATTCAGCTTCTCTAAATAGCTATTAGAAGCAGTCGTAAATGGAATAATAGGTGCTAATGAGAACTTATGGAACGATGTTATAGCCAAACCTTCACTATCTATTGCACCAAAGTATTGTAATTTATAAGAAGGAAAGAATTCAATTACATCTTCTGCAGTAATAGTTTCTCCATTAGCAACTTTTAAATAAAGTAACTCCTGTTGATCTGTCCACTTACCTTCAAGTTCTTTTAAGTTTCTGTATGCTTCAAGAGTGATATGACCTTGACCATCACCCTCTTTCATACCTAAATATTCTCCTAAAGCTGTTTCTGCCATCTCAGCAGCTTTTACTTTATTCTTAATTCTTTTATTTATTGAATCAGTAAGTTCTTTAAGATATTCTTTATAGTAAATAGACTCTTTAACTTTCTTTTCTTTCATTATGGCTGTTCTCAGAGTACCATCATATGGTCTAAGAGTATATCCATATTTGTCAGCATAAACATTTGTTAAAGAGTTTATGTATTGTATAGCTTGTACATCTGATCTAAATCCTCTACCACCTGAACCTAATCCAGCATTTCTTTTATGGAACTCTTCTTTACTATGATCATATTGAACAAGATCCCCGTATGCTAAGATTAGTGTTTCAAATTTATGTATCCAAGAATTATACGTGTAGGCTTTAACAAGTATTTCATCTCTTTGTGCTTGAGTTAATGATGGATCTAAAGTTTTATCAAAAAGATTTGCATCTACATATCTTGCAGATTCTAATCTTTCTAAGTTAGCTTCAGTTTCTTTTTGGAAATATTCTGTTACATCATTCTCTATTCTTTGTCTAAGATCCGGGTTATTATCTAATGCTTCAAATAAATCTCCTTCTATTTTATATAGTTCATCTTTTACCTTGGTACTTAATACATCATCAAATGCAGTAAATACAGAACCAGCATCTACAACCTTACCACGGTCATCATAAACTTCTCTGTTATAACCTTTATATTGTTTATAATCATCATTGTTTTTATATCTATTTACCCTTTCTAATTCTCCAGCAATATAACCAAGAATAATTTCAAATGCTTCTGTCTCACCAAGACCTTGATATTTAGGACTAAATAGATCAATATCTACATATAAATGTTTATCAGTTTTTTCAGGATATGTTTCTATTTCATCTGGCTTCAAAGACATTGCAGTATTTTTAGATGCGTGCCTCATGAATTCTTCAATACCATTTAATAACATGGTATGCATCTCTTGTAAAAACTTACTAGTTGCATCTAATGAAGCTGTAGAAGCTCCTGTACCATCATTCTCATTGTTTACAATAAGCTGAGTACCACCGATGTTATTTATTTTTAATTGAATTGGAACAGAATTTCCACCTTCTATCTTTGTTCTCTTTGCACCATATGATGGATCTGATTCCTCTACATCCAATATAAATATGGAGTTTAAAAGTTTTGAGTGTTTACTATATGGATTATTTTCATTCCCTAACCAACGCATATGCTGGAACATATTATCAGGATCTGATGCTGCATTAGTAAGTTGTTGCCAATCTTCAGCTTTGTTAATAGCTGTAACAATTCTTGTGATTGTATTATCAACTACTTGCTCCCAAACACGATTACCTTCTGGAGTAAGTACACTAAAATTAGAATAGCCATCAGAGTATGCATTTTGCAAAGTAGCTAAAGCTTTGATCCTGGAAGCAACATCATACTTTGCAGCATCATTTTCTACTAATGCTTTAGTATCAGCACCACCTAAACCTCTCAACAAATATGTAACTGGATCACTTTTAAATTTCTCAGCAGCTGCAACTTTACCAACATCTGTTGTTTGAGAAGCTTTGTCAACAAGCTTAATTACATCAAACATAAATGGTAAGAAAAATGCATTTGAAACTTTTACAGGATCAGCAAAGATTGCATTTATCTCAGCACTTGATCTATCCATATAGATACCTAATGCTTCCAAAAATTCTCTTGATTTACTATCTGTAAAAATTCCATTTCTATCAGAAAACTTTTGAATTATTTTACCAGTATCAAGTAAGACTTGATTATCTTGAATATCTATGTATGGATTAATATCTCTTGTGCTAGTAATGAAATTAAATTTCCAATCAGATATTACAGAATTAATGGCAAAGCTTGCATTAGTAACTACACTTTCATAATTTGCAACTTCAGGAGATATTTCTCTTCCAGTTTCTTCATCTAATTGTTTTTTCTTTACAATATTCTTATTGATATTATATTGTAAAAAAGGAACTCTTGGCTTTTTAAAGTCTTGCCAAAAGTTAGTTTCTAACCTCCATTGTGTTTTATCTTTAAAATCATAATCAGAAGGACTTCTTAATGAATCTAGTATATCTTGAAACTCAGGATAATTTTCAAGACTGTCTGTCAATCTCTGATACATCTCTGTATAGTCAAATGAACCTGCTAAAACTTTAGCTAATTTATTCCATATATCATCAAGATTTTCTAGTTGAGGAAGTCCAAAATAATCTAACACAGGAAGAACTTGTCCGTCCTCTGTTTTCTCAACTTTAAATGTTGTAGATATAAGAGCTAAGGTGGTAGGAGATGCAAGGTTCTTAGGATTAATTACATTACCCTTATAGTCTTGTAGTACACGTGTGTTTTCAAGATCATTGGGATCTTCAATTACTTCTTCTTGAATTTGATTAAATCTAGATTTCTTTACAATATATCCTATTACACCACCTACATTCTTGTCATTAATTGCAGCATCTATGTTTCCAAAATTATCTAATGCTTTAATTAATAAATCTATTTTAGCTTGTAGTTCCGGTATAGCTGGGTCATCACTATTTGCTAATGCTAATGTTTTATATTCTGACATTAGCTCACTGACCATGTCTGCAAACTGTTGTTTTATTGAATAATAAAGTTTTGTTTTAAGATCTTTATCTGCAAAGAGTCTAACTACACCAGCCTTAGAATTATTTTTGGAATTGTAATATTTGATATTATCTGCTACGAGAGTATCAAACATTTTAAGAATGTGGTCACTTTCTTTAGGGCTAAATGGAGAATACTTTTCTTCTTGTGATTGTAATAAGTTAATCGTTTTACTAGATCTATTAAGTTTAGTAAACATAATGTTATCCATACTTGGTTCTAGATCAAGTATATCACCCCTATATAGTTTATCATATAACTCTTTAACAATGGCAATATCTCTAGGTCTTGTCATGTCTTGTCTGGTAATTTTACCAAACATTGTTCTTAAAAAATCTCTGATCTTTTTATATATGGTTCCGATAAAACCTGTAAATAAAGTATTATCTCTCAAATAGTTTCTATAATCTTCTGCTAATACTTCTTCTATATCAAAGTATGTAGCATTCTCAAACTTTGGAGTTTTTCTAATCTCATCATAGAGTTTAGTTTTTTCTTCAGGAGTTAAGTATAACTGAGTAAATCCATGCCATGCCTCATGCCATAAGTCAATAGGGGTAGCATTATTTGCTAAGTGCAAAGTAATACCATGTTGGCTCCAAGTTGCAAAAGCATCAGAATTAACAATCCCGGTTATAATATCTAAAGGAACATGCTTAGACATTGGATGAGTTTCCCACCACTTATAAATAGAATCTCTCTGAGCTTTAGTAGTAAATAATCTCTCAAAGAAATTACCCACTTTTCTTTCTAAAGTATCTAATCTATTAAGTTCGTCATTGTCTCCTTTAAATAACTCTCTTCTTTCACCAAGTCTAGATAATAAACTAAACTGTGTGCTTATTGCAGATTTATTTAATTGAGTATCTACTTTCTTATTTGCTTGTTTAGTAGTCTTCTTAGGAGTTGTCTTTCTACTAGTTGTTTTAGCCTTAGTAAATTTACTTTTAGTTTTATTAATAGTACTACTAGTTTTTCTTTTAGCTGTTGTCTTTACTTTAGCATCCCCAAATCTTGCCTTAAATTCTTCAAGGTTTGATATTTTGTATTTTTTATTTGCACTATTTTTTCTATAGACAAAGAAAGTCCATCCTGTAGGTACAGTAATTTCAACACCAATTCCATTTTTCTTAGCTGCCTTAATTGCTGATTCAGGAACTCCTGATTCACCAGTAGTTACAATCTTTTTAATTGGAGTAATTAAGCTATCTGAATTAACTATTCTTTCAAATAACTGATTCATAAACTGATCAAGATCTTGTTGTGTATAACCATTAAATATAGATGTAACAATATCATTACCTGCTACATTTAATGTATCTGACTTGAATCTATTTAGTTGTTTAATTACATTTCCAGCTATGGTAGTTAAATTACCAAAGCTTTTTTGTGTAGATCTTTTTTTATTAAGTGTAACTGGAACATGATTCTTTGCACTTCTCTTTGCAATCTTAGCTTCTCCCTGTTCAAAATTAACAGCAATGTTTAATGTTACATCAGTATTCTGTGCATTCTCTGTAGCAAGTGCGTACCCAACTTGTTTTTTAAGATTGTATACTACCTCACCTGGTTCTACATCTACACTTTCTTCATCTTCAACATCTTGTGTTTCTACTTCTTTTACTTTATTTGTTGTAGATGTAGTTGATGCTAAACTATAATTTCTTTTACTAGGTGGTAAAATTTCTTCTGGAACCGCAAATTGTAGATATGAATTACTATTCATAAAGAAGCCTCCAGATAATTTACTAAACTCAATTTTCATATAAGGTTTAATAAACTCAAAGTAATCTTGTTTTCTAGTGCTTACTTTTCCATCTTTAATTATATAATCAGTAAAAGATCCTCCAATTAAATCTTTATTGTAATTTAAATTAGCAGGATATGTTTTACTCCCTAGTTCTACCGCTTTAAGTAAATGATTTTTAATTTCATCAAAAGCTGTTGGTGAATCTAAATCAACCTTCTCTCCTTTGATAGAAACTTGTAATTCATTAAATCCATTAACTTTTTTTAGATCTATTCTAATGTTATTTTTTTCAATAGCATTATCTAAAAATACATTTGCATATGTATATTTAGCAAGATCTGATAATGGTTTTCCTCTATATACAGCATCAGTAGTTAATATTGTAGCTATCTTATCTGCTATCTCTGAAGTTACATCCCCTCTTTGTAATAAGACATAGTGATCTATGTAACCACCAGCACCTTTAGTTTTAATTCTAACCTTTATATAACCTTTTTGCGGACCTGCAGCAATAGGTAATGTAATCTCATTTAAATTTAATCCAGTTTCTGAAAGTGGTATAAACTTATTTTTAAAATTACCATATGAGCCACCTATAATCTTTAAAGTAAATACCTCTTCTGGATTACGCATAACAAACTGTCTGATTCTATATAGATCATTCATTTTTTGTTTTTGCTCATTTTCAATTTCTATGAGTCTATTTTCTTTTTGTTTCTGAGACATTCCAAGACCATTCCTTTCTTTTTCTTTTTTGTCTTCAGCTTTTAAAGTTTGTTCTGCACTTACTAGTTCATACTTATATCCTGATCTATTCATTAAAGAGATCTTTGAATTTTTTAATTCTAAATCTCTTAAATACTGATATGCAATTTTACCATCATCAACTAAGTTACCATCTTCATCAAAGTTTAAAATATTACCATCAACATCTGAGATAATAACTACTATCCCATTATATTCTGGATTTTCTTCTAAAAATTTTGCATCATCACTAAACAATTGTTCTTTAGGAACCATGTTAAGCATCATAGGTCTTAAAGCAACTGATGTACCTTGATAGATAACTTCATCACTATTTGCAGGTCTATTATCAAATAGACCAATGATTTGTTTTACTACAGAGTGTGTGGTATTTTTTTCAGGATCTCTTTGCTCTAACTCTTCTTCTGTAGCTGTGTCAGGATTAACTGCTTTTGCATATTGAAATGTAGATGTTAAAGGATCTTCTATTTTTGTATTAGATACTTTATTATCACTATTTTCAGATGTATCTTCTGGATTTTTTAATTTAACTTCTTTATCAGATTTATTCTTTGTAGCTATCTTAGATTTAACATCAGACAAAGATGGCATCTTACCTGCTATAAACTTTTTTACATTTTCAATTTTCTCAAAGTCTACAGATAACTTAATTAAAGAATTAGTATCAATATTATTAAGAGCAATATATTTTCTAACATCTCCTCTAGTTGCAATTACTTGCAACATGATTTGTGGGATTGCCTGAACTACTTCTAATGCAAACTTTGGATCATTATTCTCTGCAATGTCAGAATGCATTGTCTTAATATAATCTATAGGACTAAATGGTGTCTTAGATTTAGAATCAAGTACTTCTAAAAAATTCTCATATATATCACTATAGATGTCTAGTACATCTTTCTCATTTAATAAACAAGCCATTTCCTAAATATTACAATTTTTATTTTTCAATCTATCTCTGAAGCTACCCTTTGTCTCAGCATTTTTAACTTCATCTGCAGCTTTGTTTAACTCAGCTGTATTCTCAAGAGTATCTGCAATTACTTGTGCATTTTCTTCTATTTCTCTAATGTCTTCTTGAGTAAGTTCCACTCCACCCAATTGCTTTAATCCTTCTTCTGTCATAGTTACAAATTTAGACAAATCTTCTGGTTTTATATTCATAGACTCATTAGTATTAATGTCTTTTATAACAATAGCTTTAGGTCCTTTTCTAACAATTTCTACCGGACTTGGATTTTCATTTTTAAACATAGGTGTTTTAGGCATCAAATATGTTCCTTTCTTAATAGATTCGTAAGTAGGAGTTGGATTCTCATCATTAAAGTTTTTCTCTTCTGTTACTGCAGTAAATGTATTAGCAATAATGTTTGGATCAATTTTTCCAGGATTATTACTTAGATAATTTAATGCTTCAAAGTATGCATCATTAAGCTCTTGTTCTGTATTAGCATTTCTCATTTTATCAATTAACTTGTCAGCTTGCTTAGTTGACTTAATTTGCATTGATACATTGATTCCTGATAAACTAGCAGATATAGCTAATGATTCCTCTAAAGATTTTTTAGCTTCATCTACTGTTCCTTGTCTTGGTTTTGTTCCTTCTCCGACAGAAATTCCTTCTGTTTGTTCACTGGTAGGCTTGACAGGCGAAGATATACCAGTCCCGTCTGATATTTTTTTAGGTCCAAAGACTTTGCTTGCTGCTGTTTGCGGTTTTTTACTGATGCTTCCATCTTTATTTAATTTAATTAATTCTAAGTCATTTAACATTCCTTGTAAAACATTGATCTGATTATCTAATTCATCAGTAAGATTATTAGCAATTGCTTCTGCAGTACCTAAAGCAGATAACTCTTCAATTGTTTTATTTGTCCAATCTTTTATAGTATTAAGTTCTTCAGATGATATTGCAGTTACACCAGAGTCAATAAGTTTATTATATGCATTAGGGAAATCTTTCTCCATAATCTCAGTTATCTTTTGACTAAGATTTGGGGTAACTGATTTACCCTGTATAGAAGCTAAATCTTTTTTCTGATCTTGAGCTGTCTTACCTGCATAGAACTTAAAGCTTCCGGGTAGAAGATTTAATGCGGCAATAAGATCATTTAAATTACCACTGGTAATTTTAACAGATTCATTAGATTGTTTAAGATCTTCTATCCTACTATTTACTAATTCAATTTCTGTGTTATAATCAGCAATGGTTCTGATGTTTGAATTCTGTTGATTATTTAAATCATATAATTCACTTTCTAATCTAGCTCTTTCAGAAAGAGACTCTGTTACTTTAGCTTCTTCTTGCGCAGTTTCTATTTGCGTAGTTAACTTTGCAATTTGACTTTTGTAACTATCTGATTTTGTTTTAGATAACAATTGAGCATTCTCCTTTTGTAATCTTTGTATTTCAGATTTATAAATTTTGATCTCGTCTTCTAGTTCATTTATTTCTGCATCATTAGATTGATATGACATAGAAGATACTGCACCAAGTTTGTTTTTGTTTATTCTATAGAATACACGATTAATCCTAACTCTAGACTCACTGATTATTTCAGCATCTATTTTTTTACCATTAATAATTTTAACTTGTCCAACATTTGTAATTATTGTTGGAAGAATAGCACCTATCTCATCTAGTTTTACACTTCCATCAGTTAATGCATTTTGCTTATATAATAACTGTCCACCAGTGCCATCACTATAAAATATAGTGTAAACATTACCTACAAGTCTAAGTGTTCCAACCCTACCATTATAAATGATTTGTTGATTTACATTATCAGCTACAACGTTAGATCTTTCTGGATTATCTTCTAAAGTAAATATTTCTTGAATTTTTGCATTTACTTCAGAAGTTTTATCATTGAATATTGCAGTTTCTTGAGTTGTTAATGATTGATTATTTTTAATCTTATTAGCAATAGAATTAAGTCTATCTTCTGAAACAACACCGTTGTTAACAAAATCATTAAATTCTTCTTCTGTTATTTCAGAAACAAGACCTTTTGTAGGTTGACTTGTAACTTCAGGTTCTGGAACAATTGATTCAACACCAGGGAAGTATTCTAGTTCAAGTGTGCTTTCTCCTTTAGGAACTATATTTGAAATGTTTGCATTATTAATATTGCCTTCAGTATCTACATCTACCTCTAAGGCCATTAAACCAATTCTTGTAGGTTTAATCCCCGTCATTCTCCAGATTAAGTTTCTATAAATAGATTGTTGAATTCTATAATATTGCTTTTTACTTTTTAATAAGTTTCGTTTTATTAGAGCAACATCAGAATCTTTTTCAATTTCTTGATCTGTTAACCCCTGTTTTTTAAGAGCGTTAATTTTTTTATTTAATTCCAAATCAGAATTAAATATAGCCCAACTTCCAGAACCAAGAGCTTTAATATCAATAATTTGTAACTCACCTCTAGTATTTATAGCTACTAAATCTGTCTCACCTACTATACCATTTTCAAAAAGAGTTTTATCAAATACTAAATCTCCAGCACCAACAATAATATAATCACCATCAATTATACCATCTCTAAATTTTCTAATTACACCATTCTTACCAAACAAATTATCAAATGCTTTTTTAGACATTTTTTCAGGTTTGGTTATTTCTTTAAATGATGTACCTTCTCTAGTTAAAAAATCTTTTATTAAATCATCAATTATATTACCAGCATCTGATGAGTGTTTAAATGCTAGACTTCCAACAGTATTGTAAACATTCTCTCTAGAGAAATCTTGTTCTAAAGATTCTTTTAATAGATCATATTTCTCTTTGTTTATTTTTTTACCTGTCTTATCTTTAAATACTAGACCGGATGCCATCACCCATTGAGTAAATGACTTTAAGAAAGCATCTAACTTTTTGTTATCAGCAATGTCATCACTTTCTATAATAGCATCATATGCAGACATGATTGGTGATGGTACATCATATACTTCAGTAACATTACCTTCTGCATCATATTTAGTCTTTGTTTTTGTTTTTAAAGGTTCATAAACAAAACTTTCTTTTCCAGGTGTACTTTCTATATCTAATTTCTCAGCTTCTTTAGTTACCCTTCTTGCAGGAGCACCATCTATTCTTCTTTCAATTAGTACACCATTCTCATCCCTTACTTCTTCTATTTCACCAGCTCTATTTTTTACTTTTTCAGTAAAGATATTATCCGTAACATCAAATAAAGTTTCATTTTCTACAACTCCATTTTCACTTAACCAGTTTACTAATCTTTCTAATTCTACAATATCACTTTTAATATTTGTTAAATCTTCATTTGTTAGCTTTATTTGTTTTTGTGTTTTTAAATCAACAGCAATTTTTGTTTGTAACATTAACTTCAATGCAGAAATAACATCTTGATATGGTTTAATCCTTGATGAAGGAGTTATATTTGCAATACGTGCTGGTAATTTAAAATACTTTAATGTCGGTACTTTAAATTGTTTAGCCTCTTGTTGTTTAATAATTTTTTCAGATTCTTTTTCAACATTATATCTGTTGATTGTTTCACCTTGTTGTTCTAACCAGTTATTCTTAACTCCTTCAAAGTTTTCATCAGATTCATTAATACCCATACCTTCAACAACTTCTTTATTAAATTGCTCTAACAAAGTTTTGTATAACGCTGGTGCAGATTTTTGTATATCAGCCCATGATGATTTTGTAGATATTTCTTTTTCTGTAGGTGTAGTTGATGCACCTCTTTTAATAAAGAGATCTTTTAACTCTTGCAATAATCCAGCATATCTCTCATCTATATCTTTAAGTGTAATTTGATAATCTGCATATGCTTGAGTAGTATTAATGATATTGCTATCTACTTTTTCTTTAGCTTTCTCTTGTTTTTCTTTCGAACTAATTACTTCTGTAGAATTTAAGTAGTTGTTTATTAATTCAAAAACTGCCATGTATCTACCAGCTGCATCTCTTCTTTGTGTATCATCATAGGTTTCTGGAAAAGATCTATATAACTCAATAGCTTCAGCTTTGATTTCTTTCATTCTTTTCTCTGATAATCCAAGCATGTTGTCATCAGAAGGACTAACTAAGAACTCATCTCTAAACTCAACTATTTTATCATCATTTAAAAACTCTTCAGGAATAACACCTCTATTAACAAAATTTCTAAGTTGTTGTAATATAGCAGCAGGATCATCTGCTGGCATATTTTCAAACAGTTTACTTATATCAGCATCAATTACTTTCTTTTGTGTTTCAGTAAGTACTACAGCCTCTTGTGATTTTCTTAAGTCTTCTTCTTGTTGTAAGAGTTCGTCATATGTAAATGTAGTCTCAACCTTAATTGCTTCTTTGAATTGTTTATCTGCTTCATCAATTTCTACAGATTTTTTATTCATTAAATCTTCTATAGCCTCATCAAGCTGACCATTAATATCTACTGGATCTCCAGCAGCTTTTGTTTCTTGAGCTCTTGCTGTATCATTAAGAACTTTAACATACTTATCATAAAGCACACTACCTTTTGGAATAATTCTTTCTGACCCTTGACTGGCATCAATAAAATATTCTGGTAATGCATTTGGATTTTCTGTCCAATCTGCAAATTGATCAAGATCAACATATATATTTAGATTAGCTAATTCTCTTAATGCATCATTATTTTCTTTCATCTTAATAGACTTATCTATTACTTCTTTGTAATAGTTTTGCCTACTAAGCCAAAGATTTCTCATCCACTCAAAGTTTCTATTTACATGCTCATAGAAACCATCAGGATCTGTAAGAGTTGTAACATATGGTACTATGTTTTTATTTTCTAAAGTTAAGTCGTATATGTCTGTTAACTTTGTAAATAAATCTCTCATGCCATCATTAGCTTTTAATTGTCTCATCATTTTCATGAAGTTGACATCTGAGCCAGATAAATCTTTTAATAATTCTTCAAATGCTTTTTTATGATCTTTTTTAGGATTCTTTCCATTCTTTTTATAATAATCAATAATCTCTTTAGCAACTTCTAGATCTTCTATATTTGCTTTTTTACCAGCAGCTTTTGCTTCACGTTTAAGTAATTCTAAAGATTCAGTTGCTTTCTTAAGAGTTAAATAATCAATTTGAGTATCTTGAAACTTCTGTAACTTAGTTAACAATCTTTCTTTCTTTTCTGCTTGTGTAACTGCAGCTTGATCACCAGTTTGTTTTAGTGTTTCAATTTCTGTTTGAAGTATTTTAATATTATTGGTCAATCTTTCATGATCAAGTAATGTTTGAAAATCTGCACCAGGTAAGTTTTTAATTGCATCCAATGACCCAAGTTTTTGAGTCATTGCATTTATTCTTTCAAGATTTAAATCAAAGGTCTCTCCTAAAAAGGTTAAGTTATAAAGACCTCTTTCTAATGCTTTATTATATATCTGAGCTTTTTCATATTCAGGACTACCTTCTTTTAAATTAGTAAGGGGAATCATTCTTTTGCCAAAAGTATTTTGGCCTTCATCATATCTTGCTTGTATTTTTTTAGCTTTAGAAACATAGTTTGACATTGTTTCCCGCATTTTTTGACCTTCTCCTCCTTTAAGACTTAGAGTATCTTCTAAGTCTTTATCACTCATCTGGTTATATTTTTCAAAATTACTTAACCAAACTTTAAATGTACCAGCCCTTAATGTAGTAATTACATCTGATAAGAAAGATGCATTAACACCATCCCACATTTCTTTCTCATCTGTTTCATCATCTGCTAATTTTTTAGATATAATACTTTGGTTACCATAGTTAACCATTCTATCATTTAAAAAGTCAACAGGATTTTTATGCATCTTATTCATTGCATTCTTCACCTGCTCACCATATGTTTTCCTATCATTAGTATATGTCTTATACTCTTCTGGAGTCATTTTCATTTTATTGTACTGGATAGTAGCAAATCTTGGCACACCAGATACTGGCTTTAAAAATGCACCCATTACAAAACCAGACATAAAGGTTTCAAAACCTTGTTCAGAAACTTGATGTCCAAAAGCATTACCCAATGTGGACATTGAATAATCAAAGTTTGCTTTAGTTGGATCAAAGTAAGAATTTACATAATACTCTTCAGTAGCATCTGCCAACACATCTTGTAAAACTTCTTGTGTACCTTCTACCAGGTTAGTCTTAAAATACATTAATGAAGCCTTACCGAAGTTTGCTGGTTTAATAAAACCTTTAAGAGCATTTTTTATATTGTAATCTACTAACTCATAACTTCCTTCTTGAATACCTTTCTTACCAGCTTGATAAACTAAATCAAACTCATTTCCTATTTCACCAACTGTTCTAGACATTTTAGAAAAAAGCTTGTTACCAAAAAGATTTGGAAACGCAAGTTTATTAGAATAAAAAACAAGCATACCATTTTTCCATGTATCCTGAAAACCAGCAATCTTAGATCTTTTTCTTAATTCAAGTTGTTCTTTATCATCAGGAGCTCTATTAAATTTTTTCCAAAACTCATCATAGGATCTTTCATAAGTTTTATTTTCTACAAACCCACCTTCTAGTCTACCTTCACTTAAGGCAGCATTCATACCAATAACATCTCTAAAGAAACCCCCGGCTGTTCTTGATGCTCTTGCTAATCCAGTTAAATTATCATATTCTTTATAGGCAGTAAGTGTATTATTTACCGGATTAACAAAATTTGCTGTAGACTTTACAGCAGTATTGAATAAGTTTTTAGCTTCTGTAAATTTCTCAGCATTTTTTAAAGAAGATAACATCTTACCACCATACTTCCCCATATTAAATAAAGACTTTGGCAAAGCAAACAATCCTCTAGCAACTCCAACTGCACCACCTATTGCTCCACCTATAACTCCACCAGCAGCTGTTCCTGCTCCTGGTTCAATACTACCAACAATAGCACCTTCTATAGCTCCTTCAAGTGCCATCTCTGCACCTGCTTCAAACATTACCCCGGCACTATATCCAAGTGAGTTAAAGACATTGTTTATAAAAGCCAATGGTCCACCTCTACTACTGTATCCTATATTAGAATACTCTTCATAATCTTCAGATTGATCATAGTCTTGTCCAATATTTCCTTGAAACAATTGAGCATAACTTTTAGGATTAGCAATTAACCCCTGACCAACCATAGGGAAAAATGAGTTTGTAGCAGTTCTTATGAAATCATCTGCTATAGATGTATTATTAATAAAGATTTCTTCATTGTTTACAAGTGGGCTAAAACCAATTCTATCATATGTTCTTTGTCCGTATCCTTTATACTTAGCTTTATGTGCCCCTGTTGCTGTAGAGTCATACATAAATGGTTTAGAGTACTGAGAATTATCTTCTAGACTATAAGCAGCATTCTGTAATTTTTTTAATCTAGCTTGTGTTCTTTGCTGTGAAGTATTAGCAAGTTGATTAGAACTATATGGCATAATCCCAGGACCATTGTCCTGAATATAATCTTTTTGTATAGTAGGTTTTTGAGGATCACTATTAGGACTCTCAATTTGAATAGGCGGTCTTTGAGGATTTTGTGCAAATAAATTATTCTGAGTATTTATTTGCTCTCCACCAAATGGAAGAAAATCATTAAGTTCTGTTGTTCCTTTTCTTAAAAATTCTGCTCTACCAGTTACATCTAAATTTTCATTTTCTGCCATATCCATTTATTTATTTTGATGGAATCTTCTATATTCTGCAGCATAATCTTCCGCATTCTCTCTAAGCATTTGCTTAGCCTGATAAAAAAGTTGATCAATATTATTTTGATACATCAATACAGGTAGTGTAAATTTTTCTGATTTTTTCTGACCATTTTTGTCCATATAATATTGTATTCCATAAATATTATAATCAGATGTACCAGTTGTATTTTTTGCAACAGTTACTTCACCACCACCCATAGGATTAACATAAGTAATTTCCTCTAATGCATTTACCATACTTTCTAAAGGTGTTGTTTCATTACCTTTAAAGATATCATTACTGAAATTATTTTTATTAGATATAATAGAGATGCCATTTTTTAATATGGCTTGTTGTACTTCTTTAGTAATTAAACCTTGAGTATCTGATTCTATAAGTTCTTTTAATACTTGATTGTCTGGTTTAATAACCATTGCTCCGGTATTTTTATCTTCAAGAGCAATTTGTCTTGAACCAAAGAAGAATGGTTTAATATCTTTTTTACCAATATTTTTATAGTAGTGCTCTAGAATTAATTCAGTTACTTTAGCAGCATCATTATTATCCAATAAATCTTCAGTATCATTTACACCAGTTTTATTAGCACCAAAGAAACTTACTTTATTTTTTCCATCATATAGATTTATTCTAGTCATATCCTTTTCCATAAAATCTATATAAGCTTTAAATCCAGGACTAGTAGGTGCAGCCATTGAAACATCTAAACCATTAATTCCTGTACTTGCTAAACCAGTACCTTTAAAATGTGGAGAGTCATAGACACTTTTAATTTCTCTACTTTTTGATGTGTTTACAAAATTTCTTGCAAACTCATCATATATTCCAGATAGTACTTCTTCTTTGTCTCTACTAACATTATCCCAAATTGAAGATCCATTATGTTTTACACCTATTGGTTTTACATTACCGTTTACATCTTTATGATCAGTAATAACAATTTTTCTCTCACCATTCCAAGCACCCATTCTTTGTAGATCACTTTTGATTTGTTGTACTCTGTTATATTTTTTTCTAAGATTTGGATCACCAATACTTGCAACATTACCAATAAGTTTATTTGAAAATTTTCCAGCTGGATCTATAGAGAATAACTCTTTGTCAAGTTTTAAAACATTTTGCTTCCAAGTATTATATTCTTTCTGAGTCATTGAAAAACTTTTATCAGTTTGTTCAGGACTAGTTACGGAAAGAGGATAATGCAAAGCAGAATTAACTTTCATATTTTTATTACTATTGATAAAATCATCTTTTGATAAAATCATTAAACTGTTTTTATCATAAAAACTACTTATTAGTTTTTCTTTCATTTTATCATCTAAACCTAAGCTGCTTAAAGCAACAGAAGAATATAAATTCTTATTTATAACTTCTGCATTATCAGCTTTAAGTTTTTTATTTGCTCTAAGATATGTTACATAGTCATCAAACTTCTCATGAGAAGAACTACTTAAATATGAATCAGCTACTCCAGCATCACCTCTGTGTGCCATAGCAAATGTAGTAACTTTATTATAAAGTGTTTCTAAATAATCAGCACCTTTTCCACTTAAATATCCGTATGACTTATCTTGATAATTTTTAAGGAACTGATTTGCGTCCATTTTACCATTAAAAAACATTGGAGCAATATCACCCTTATTTAAATATCCAGCTTTAACAAACATGTTAAGAGTATTAACAATGTTTTTAATCATTGGATCTGCATATTCAGATGTAACTTCTTTTAATTTATCTCTATTTGCAACAAGTTTATTTTCTCCATCTGTAGCTGCACCAGAGTCAGTATCTAATAATGTTCTTCTATTGAATAGTGCTGGATTTGGAATTCCTTCAGTATGCATTTTACCATCTGCACCCATTACCTGTTGTGTACCAATATAAGTACCATTAACTAATCCAGCATTAAGAACAAGATTTTCTTTATCTTTTATATCTTTTTGTTCAAGCATGAACTCTTTATGGGCTTGTGCTTCTCTCTGTCTAGATAATGCAAATGCATGATTTTGTGCGGACACACCATATGGATCTGCTGATATATCAACTACCATATCTACTCTAGAACGTTGATATGCTGCTTCAGCAATATCTTGTTCTGCAAACATTGATGCAGTACCCGCATCTACTTTATATCTTAATTGTTCAATATCATCAGGATTAGATGTTCCTCCAGCAGTAGTTAATGTTCTGTTTTTGTCATCAGAAATTTCATTACTTAAAGCATCACTATAATTAACATTATCTTGTGCAATACCATATGCTTTCTCAAGAGACTTTACATAAGATTCTGTAAATTGATTTCCTTCACCAAATTCAAGTTTTTTATTTACAGATTCAGTTTTATTTTCTACAGTTTTTAAATTCTCTTTATTCTTAGAATTTTTTAATGCAATATATTCTTGGATAGTTGCGTTTTGAGTTTGTAAATATTCTCTTTCTGCAGCAGCAATATCTCCATTATATTTACCAGCAAGTTCTCTAATCTTATCTTCTCTATTTACTACAGCTTGAACTTGAGCTATTTTTTGAAGTTGAGGGTCATTAGCAAAAGCAGATGTAAAAATTCTACTTAAATCTTGAAGAATTAAATCTCCATTTTTTTGACGAACAAAGTATCTACCATTGGATTGAGTTATATCAGCTGATATACCCATATCTTTTGCAAGTTTCATGTAAGTTTCAACTGCATTTTTATAAGGCACATACTCTGCATTAGCAAATCCTAATGATTCTTCATCAGTTGATTTTTTAAACTTTTCTCTTTCATATAACATATACTTAACTCCCTCATTCCAGTATTTAGAATATGTTTCTTTGTCTTTACTTTTCTGTAATGCTAATGCACCATTATAAGAACTGCTAAAGTTTTTAGTATAGGCCATATCTTTCATCAAGAATTGGTCTTCATAAAATGGTGTAAAGATCTGAGTAGCTTGTTGAACATTTTGTTCTAATGATAAATCTAAACCAGCTACCCTGTTTAAATTAAAGTCAATATTCTTAAGTAATTGATCTTTCTTTTTAATATTATCAGGTCTTGTTAAATCAGCATAAAAATATTGACCATATAAATTATTTAAAGCCTTATAATTACTATCATACTGATTTTGTTTTGTCTGCAAAGCACTTGCATAGAAATTTAAGTCAGGCTGAAAAGGCTGGTAATCTGGTATATAATCTGTAACCCCTTGTATATACGTTGCCATATTTTATTATTATAATATAAATATATTAAAATTTATTAAGTTTAATAAATCTTAAAAGTTTAAGTAAAAAAGAAAGGATAGATTGAGTCTCCATAAACAAAGCCTCCATTAGCAAATCCTCCATATCTCATATCTGTTCCAGATGGAACATTGTATTGTGCATTAACAACATCCATAGCATTATCATCGGTTGTTTGAGTACCTGCTCTATCTTTAGCCATTTGATATGCGGTTTTGTCATCCATATCAGGATACTGTAGTTTTATCTCATCAAAGTATTCTTGAGCAGTTTTTGTAACTTCAGGTTTAATTGGCTTACCGCCTTTAAATCCTGGCATACCACCAGTCTCTGGCAAGACTGCGTACTGTGGATACAACTGATTTAATGTAGCTGTTTTAGCTTTATTAGTAATAGCATTTGTATAATGATTTCTCATTTGATTTCTTAATGCCATTCTTGAATTATCAAACTGTTGATTAGCTATAGTATTTGCATCATAAAGTTTTTGCTGTCCAGCTTGATTAGCAAGTGCTTCTTGATTTCTAATATCTACTTGTTTCATCTCAAAATTATCTGCTATACCAACATTAGCATTATTTATTCTAGATAAAGTATCTGCGGCTGATTTAGCCCCAGTTCCTTGTATGCTTGATGCTCTACTAGATAAAGCTTGTGGTCCAGCAAATGCAGCTAAATTCATGATGGCAAGATTTGCTTGTTCAGACTGTTGAGCAAGTTCTCTTGTAGGATCTAAGAATGTAGGTCTTGGTTCTTCAAGATCTACTTTAGGTGACCATGGCATATATTTTTTAATACCCATTAAATCCCCAAATGCACCAGTAGTTTTAATTGTATCTTGCAACCACCATTTAGCTGGTGGAGTAACAGGAGGTTTTTTTCCCGGTGGTATTTCGTCACATGGTTTACATTGTCCAGTTATAGGATCTTTACCACAAGGACAATCTTTTGGTTTATCTGGACATGGGCAATTTCCATCAGCATCTCTAACTACTGTTTGACCACTATCATCTTTACATGGACATGGATTCTCAGGTGGTTCATAATTAAACTCTGGACTTAAACCAGCAGCATCAAAGTGCTCAAAACCAGATAATTGCTCATCACCTATTGTAGGTCTATTTGCTGCTGCACCTAATACTGATTCAATTCCAGAAGTTACTTCAGCATAATTAGCTTTATAAAAATTAGGATTTAATAAATCAGCATCTGATTTACCAGTAGCTAAATTTCCTTTTCCTAAATAATTTAAATATTCTTTTCTAATCTCAGAAGTTTTTGCTGGATCCGCATATATTTTATTTATTTGATCAAATGCTTCTTGATCATTTAAACCAAATCCTCTAGCTTTTTCAAAAAGATATCTCTTCTCATAATCTTCAGGTGTAAATCCAGAAACAAAAGATCCTGAACCTTTAAATTTACCATCAACTTTTCTAGAATAACCTTTGGTCATTGCTTGAGATTCAACCTTATATTTATTAGTACCAAATTCTTGAGAAGAATTAAGTGCTCTACTTAGTATAATTCTATCTTCAAATGGTAAATTTAAATCTCCTAATAATCTTACACCAGATTTTGTTTTGTCATTTACCCAAGTACCATCTGGTTTTTTATAACCTCTTACAGCTTGTCCACTGGCTATTGCTTTATCAATAATTTTATCTCCTGCTTCTAGTATAGCTTTGTTATCAGCAGATGCATTCATAAAGTCTGCTCTTGTACCAGGTCGAGTTTGTGTATCAACTTTTGTTTTTAAAGCCGCACTAGTAACTTTAGTTACTGTACCATCTGCTTGTCTTACATAATCACCAACCTTAAGACTCATATCTTTAGGATCTTTAACTGCAGTTCCTGCAGGAAGATCAGCCTCATTATATGTTTTATATTTAGGTGTTGTTGGTCCTGTTTGAGCTTTAGGTAAATATCCACCATCTTGCATTACCAATGGCATACCTAATACACCACCCGCAATAATTCCTTCTCTAGCCATTTGACGGTTTGGAAATGGACCACTACCTTGGATTCTTTTAGTTCTTCCCATATAGTTACTAGAATTAGCTCCCATAGGCATACCATATGCAGCAAAAGGCATATCATAACCTCCCATCTCCATACCATACATAGCCATAGGTGGCATTTGCATTTGCCCTTCCATGGCTGCTTGATCTAATCCCATACCAGGTTGCATTCCCATTTCTTCTTCTGTATCATATGGTGTATTCTCTACATCATAATCATCAGAAGCATATTGTTGTGAAGGATCTTGCATTTGATCTTCTGGCATTTCTTCTTCTTCTTGTGGAGCTGACAATGTTCTATATTCAGCTGGTAGAAGTTTATCTTCTGTAAGACCCATAGCTTCCATGTAAGGTTTAGCTACTACTGGTATACCTTGAGGAAATCCTTTTTTAGCTTCTTGTGCTAATGCTAAAGCTCCTAACTTCATATTATAGTTACGGATCATTAGTTCAGCAGTTTTTCTAGCAATATGATCTGAGTCAGGATCTTGTAATATTTTTCTATACTTATCTATATCATATTGCTTAGCAAGATCTGCTGGAGTAAAGCCATGTTGACCTTTTCCTTTCTTAGGTGCTTTACCAAACATTTGTAAAACATTAGGATCATTTATCTTCATTGATTTAGTATCACTAAAAATAAATGTATCATCTGGTAATGATAATGGTACACCACCTGCTGAGTGTCTTGGTCCTTTTATAACTTTGTGTTCTGGAAAACCATCTCCATTGATGTCACCATATACAGTTTCTCCACCTTCTGCTTCTAAGTTAGCTTCATCTCTTGGTACAGCTGTAATATATTTACTTTGTCTAAGATTTGGTTTTCCTATATATGCATTATAATCTGCTCCACCAAAAGCTGGTACATCATTAGCTAGTGAACCTTGTACTTGGTAACCTGTTCTTGCCTGTGGCAATTTTTTAATTCTTACTCTATGATACATAATACAAAATTATAAATATTCAATTTCTCCTCCTTCAGCTAAGAAGGCATTTATTTGTTCATCTGACATATAGGTTTCTCCACCTTCTTTTACCATTCTGTAGTCCATTTGCTCTGGAGTTTCTTCCATATATGGGTCTTCCATATAAGGTGCAAAGTTAGGATCAGAATAGTATTGGTTATACATCATATCCATAATATCTTGATTCAAAGGAATCATTGGATACTGACTATCTCCTGGAGGATAAACCATATTGTCTTCAGGGTAATACATTTGTTGATCTACTGATCCTCCTGGTTGCATATAACCTCCATACTTTTTAGAGCGGCCTAATCTATCAGCACCCATTTGATTTACTCTATACAATCCTTTATTTACATCATAGTCACCTTTATCTATTCTTGATTTTTGTCCATAAATTTTAGTAGGGTCAAAGTTTTTAGCATACATGTTTGCTTCTTGTTTCTTATTCCTCATTCTATCAATACCACCAAGAACTCCTCTAGCTCCAGCATTAAATGCATTAACACCTGCTTCTGGATCTATATTAAACATATCTTTTCTTTTTCTCTTAACACCTACTAATTTATTTTTAAGTTTCTCAGGACCAGCAGGATAATCTATGTCTGGATTACTCATTTGAGGACCTGACCAATCATCTTCTGCAGGTTCAACATAAGGTTTAGTTGTAGAAACTGGTCCAGGAAGATCAGTTGGAAAATTAAAGTCACTATCTTCTATAATAGGTCCTTGAAATGCTGTCATTTGCTCCATAGGATCTGGAGTATTTTGACTAATAATATTTTGTGAAGTAACTGGATTGTCATTATATGAAACAGGTGTATTTTCTAAACCCGCAAATGCTTTTCTTAATACTCTTCCACCTTTTCTAAATTCTAATTCATTGTAATAATTGCTATAGGTATTACTATAGTTTAATTTAGAAAATAAATCATTATAATAATCATCCTGGTTTGGTTCTCCACCTTCTTGTTTTTTATCCGCCCTCATCATTGGAAACAATCTTCTGTCTTCACTTCTATCTGAGTCTTGAGCTCTGAGCATAGGAAACATTCTTTCTCTATCTTCTCTACCTGAACTTTCAGGAAACATTCTTGCAAAAGCACCTCTAATATTACTTACGCCATCATTCCTTCTTGCTTGACGAAAAGAAATGTCTTCCTCTTCTTGTTCATTATAAACATCTTGTTGAGCAGGAGCTTTTTGTTTTGACTTTGTATATGGTTCAATTTCTGAAAAATCATCTGGAACATTAAGTCCTTCATTACCTACTGAATAATAATCTATAAATTTTTTAGGTTTACCAAACATTCCTATTTTATAATTATCCCTTGCTACAAAATTAGATGGGTCTATTTCACCGGTGTATTCTTCACCGGTCTCATAATCAAATGGCATTCCCCTTTGTTGACCATAACTTCCTGCATACTCAAAAGGTCTATTGATAGGAATTAAATAATCTAACATGGTATTTCCAGTCATTCTTCTTGCCTGCCTTCCTAATTTTCTAGAAGCTTTATTATACTGCTTCATTTGACCAGCAAGTTGTCTTATATAATCAAGAGCATATTCATCACCACCAGTTTCTAAACCATCCTTAGCTTGATTTATCATATTCATGTTATCATGAAATACATCATTAGCTCCATGAGTATAATGTGTATATTCAGTGGGATCTCCGCCATTTTGCATTTGTGGATATGGTGTAGTATCTGAAAAGTATGGATCATTTACATTCTTAGAATCTTCTGGAAAATCATTGCCACCATAGATATATTTTGCTAATGTACTTGCAGAAGGATCAAAAATAGCTGAACCTCCAAACTGAAAAGCCATTGGACCTGTAGGAACCATAGGTTTTACAGATGCATCATATTGTATAGGAGCTATAGAGCGGTCATTAACTACATCTAACATTGTACCAGCTGGAGCAGGAGAACCATCATAACCAGGATTTGGATATAACATTGGGAAAGATGATCCAGTATTGTTCTTAATAACAGCTTCCATAGCTTGTCTTTCTGCAGATTTATCTACTGGTTGAATGTTATATGAAATCTTATACTTCTTTGGTCTACCAAATAAACCTGTGTCATAAACATCTACTTGAGGCAATACTCTTGACATTTGATTTAACACTGGCATTTTCTCTAACAATGCTTTATAGTATTCTGCAATTGATGGATAGTCTAAAGTATCAAATCTTTGATTTGCAAAATCTCCACTACGCTTATTAAAATAATTATATGGCATATACCCTTGCATACCATACATATCATTTTGTCCTAGTATTCTATTTAATTTTCTAAGCAGTCTATTATCTTTTCTTTTAGTTCTGCCACCCCTTTTCATTTGATCAGGGCCTCCACCTAAAATTTCTTGAGTATCTGGATCATTTGTATTTTTAATTTGATTATAATACTCTTCTATTTTTATTTTTTTAGCTTCGTCACTTAATGCTGATACAAATGAATCTTGTTTTCTCTTAACAGTATTTGTAAGATCATCTTTAGGAGTAGCTGTAGTATTATTAATTACTTCATCCTCGCCACCCTCTTCTTTCTTTAAAAGTTCTAGTACTGATCCTATAAATTTCTTTTTTGTTTTTCCCCCAAACTTATATTGATTATCACTTTGTATTGGATTATAAATTGGAATCTCATTGCTTTCACTATAAAGTGGAATATAAGGTAAGTAGTATTCTTCAATCCCTGGGAATGATGCACTTTGTGTTCCAGGAGTAGACTGAATTAATGATTCTAAATCTTGGAAATTAATATCATTATCATGCTTATTAAGTTCTGACAATAAATCATCTGTAGTCATTTGACCACCAGCCTGAAAACCTAATATATCTTCTGTATCTAAGTTAGCTTCTGCTTCTTGATCATACTGAGACATGTCATTAGCAACATCCATACTTTGTTTGTTGTACATGTCCATCTGTGCTTCATTAGCAGCATCTTGTTCAGAAGCCATTTGTTCTTTTTCTTGTTGCTGTTGTTGCATTTGAGCTTGCATCTGTTGCTCTTTTTGCTGATCTTCGTCAAGGTCTTCTTGTTCTAATTCACCTTTTGACATCATGAACTGTATAACACTTGTCACAATTTTCTCAGCAACATCTTTACTAATTTTATTATTAATTAAAAAGTCATATACTGCCTTTGGACTTTGTCCCTTTTTAATAGACATATATGAAGCTTGTGCCAATTGAGAATACATATCCTCTTGCGGAGTATCTGATTGACCACCAAATGCAGCTTTCTTTAAGAACTTTGCAGTTTTATTTATATACTGACCTTTACCATCTGGAGCCTTGTATATTCTTACTTTCTTTTTTGTCATTGTGCACGTTATATATTAAATATACTAAAAATAAATTTAATGAGTAAACTTCAAAGGTTTAGATATCTTCAATGATATATCCAGCTTTTATATACTCTTTAATTTGTTTTGGTGTTAATTCTAATTCCATTGAACCACCGTTTTTAAATTTCATTGGATTTGTTTGGGTTAAAACAAATGGTTTTCCAAATGCATCCATAGCCTCAACTTGTAATTGTTTAAACAGTTCATCTTTATTTGAAGATCCTGCCCATTTAGAATGATAGTCATCAGGTGTAAATTTCCATATATCTCTTGTAGTAAATTCAAAATCTTCTTTGTTTGGCAATCTTTTTAAATAACCCATATGACCAGCAAGATCATCATATGATATAGCGGGATTACGGCTTAAATAATTTTTAACATTACCTAATGTATTCAAATCTGGATCAACAACTAGAGGGAGAACTTCTATACCGCGTTTATCAAAATATTGATGTAACATTTTTTTATAGTATTGTCTTTGTGCTTTATATGGACTAGGAGTACTAGTTCCAGGAAGATTATTCATATACTCATTATAGTAATAATCTTCTAAACCAGGCATATTTTGAAAAACTTCATCTTCATAAAGATCTTGATCAAAATTACTTAATTTAGTATCATCTATATTTAGCAGCCTAGTAAAATCAGCAATGTCTAAAGGTTGACCATGTTTAACAGATGAATTAAGTTCATATGTTTTTAAAGGTCCATATCTATCTATATATTTTTTTAAACCAGGATCTGAATAAATATCATAGTCAATTGGTTTAAAACCAGTATCTATACCTCTAAAATAATTAGCAATTAAATCTCTTTTACCATAACCATATTCTGGATCCACAGCAGTTACATTACCAAAATAAAGGTTTTCTTCTGGGGCTGCTTTTTTAGTAAGTGCAGCAATAACTTGTTCTTTATTTCTACTTGGACTAAGAGATTGTCTAGCTATTTTTTCACCTAAAAGTTTTATTGGATAACTAATTGGATAACTAATTGGATTATAGTTACTTCTAAAAAAAGGTTTAACTCCGGGAAGTTGCAATGTTTTTATTCCAGTCTTCATTGCTAAATTACCAAGTTTAGAAGGAATACTTTTTACAATTGATCTTATTGGCCCTTGATAAGTAGGTAACTCTCCTCCTTTCTTAAAACTTAATTGTTGTGATACAAATGGTTTAGCACCACCTATGTTTTCAGCACTTTTTAAACTTTTAAAAGTACCAGCTGCAGGTAAAAGATTTAATAGACCAAAAGCACCTTCTTGAAGTCCTTCTTTAATATTTCCTTCTTTAAGTAAATCGTATGATCTATTTAATTCTCCCCCTGGTCTTATTGCCTCATATGCAAAATAGGGATTTAATGATTCAAAAGCAGATCCGGTAAATCCTTTTAATCCTGGTGTGATTGAACCAGTTGGAAAAAACTTACTTGCGTCTCTAGCTAATCTACCAGCTCTTGCAGCTTTTGAAAACATTGCAGGAGTAGCAAACTCAAGTGCCTCTAAACCAGCAGAAGCATAGTCTTCTCTATCTAGATCAGAATCTACATCTCTTGCAAATCTCATTGGATTCCATGTATTCAAAGCATTACCAACTAGATTATCTTGTGTTCCAAGATTTAATTCTGGATTAGCTCTTTCTAAAAGTTTTCTTTCATTATAACCCATACCGCTAGTCCACATATTATCTAAACCTCCTTGGTTTGAATATTTAAATGCGTCAAATGGATTAGTTAATACATCAAATACTTTATCTGATGTTGTAAGTTTAGGTCTATCTACACCAGCTTTTATAGTATCTGGATTTGATTCTTTTTGAAGGATACTAAAAGTTAAAGCATTGATATTATCTTCATCTTCTTTTGTAAAGACTTCTCCAGATTCAAAACCTTTTAAGAGTTTAGAAAAAGCTTCTGGATTATTTTTTACTGCATCAAGTTTTTTACTTAGTTCATATTTAACTAAAGGATCAGAAACTCTTGCCATGTCTGCCTGTAGTTGTTCTATATACTTCTTATTTATTGTTTTATTTCCTGCTTCTGTAGAAACATCTCCAACTTGTTTAGTTAATGATATATTTTGATTAATCACATCTTGTTGATTTTTTAAATTTCCTGTTCTATCTGACACAGGTAAATTTAATTTATCAGCAGTTTGATTTTGTTTATTATAAAATGAATCTGCATATTCTTTATCATACTCTTTATTATAATCAGAATAGTCTTTAAGAAATTGTCCCCAATTATTTGTAGTATTATAATAATCCGTGTTATATTTTAACCCTGGATCATATGAATTATAATCAATCTTTGGAGAATAACCTTGATTAGGATTTCTATTATCATAGTACATTGACTGAAGTTCTTTCTCCGCAGGTTGGTTTACATTTTTTTTAATTTCATCAATATAATTATTTATTAAATCAGTAGTAGGCGCAACATATTTTTGAAGACCTTTTTCAGTTCCAAGTTTACCAGATAATTTTTTAACTGCGTCTTCTAAACTAATACCTTCATCTAGTGATTTTTGTAATAATTTGTTTTGAACAGTAGCCGAATACTGTTGATCTGCAGCAGTCATTAAATCTCCAAAAGCAGACTTCACAGATTCAGCATCACCTATTCCAAGTTTTTTAACAATCTCATCTGTTCTTAAACCATTATTAATAATTTTTGAATTTATTTCATTTGATGGATATAAATTTATTTTATTTGTTTTTGAATCTTTTACTGGAAAATATCCAGCCTCTTGAAAATAAGCAAGATCCTCATCTGCATATCCTTCAGAATCAATTGTAAGCAAAGGTTCTATTTTATCATATTTTTTAGAAGTTTTAAATTTCTCATCTCTTTTTTTCATCATCTCTTCCCAATCCTTGTTTTCTTTTTCTTGAGCTAATCTGTCTCTCTCCTCTTGTATTTTACTAAGAGTAGAACTTAAATTAACATCTGCTTGAGTAAACTCTGGTGTTGGTGCATATGTAGGTTTTAATTCAAAAGACTCTTGATCAGGTTGCATTAATTCTGGAGTTGTGCCAGACCAGTTATATTGTGTATCATCTGATTGATCTTGAGTATCTATATTGTTTCTTTTTTTATCACCAAATAAATTTGGAAACAATTTAACTTCACCGTTTCTAACAGATATTTTATTTCTTTTATTAAATAATCCTTTTTGTGCTTTAGGTAAAGACTGCGGTAAACTTGTAATTCTATACTTTGCCATCACTAAATTTGTTCAAATGTAAAACCTAATTTTTTTAATTGTTTCATAGTAGCTTCATCTACTTCATCACCCAATTGATATTCTCCACCATCTTGATATTTACCAACAGGCTGCATTCTAGTTAGTGAAGGCACAGAAATATCTTCTATTATATAACCACCTTTTCTGTATTCTTCTATCTCATTATCATCAAGTTCTAGATCCATAAATCCTGGTGAAACATCTTTATAGTTTTCTGCAAAATAATTAGCATCTTCATCTGAGTCAAATCTCATTGCCTCAGTAGATTCTGGACCATAGTTTCCAATCTGTAATACTCCATTCTCATCTTGAATTTGAGGTACAGCATAGTTATCCATACTTGCCATGTAGTGTGTGCCTGTATTCCCATTATCAAATTCATAAGGTTGATCTGGAAGATTAATCATTCTTTGTGCTGAGGGATTACCAAACATATTAGCATAAGCAAGTCTTGCTTTCATCATAGCATTCATTGCATCCTGTTCTCCACCATCTTGAAATCTAATAGGCTCATTGCCAAATAACTGTTTACCTCTTTTGTCTGTATACATTTGAGGCATTTTTATTTTTTGACATCTGCATTTTTCACATGGTCTTTCATAGCCTTTAGGGCAGTCTGCTTTTCCTACTCCTTGACCATCAAAATTTAATTCAACCTCCGGTGGATTAATTTGATTATCAGTTTCTGTAGGAGTTTCTTCTGTAGTTTGATTTTCATATTCTTCTACGTAATCTTCATAGTGTTTTTTATCAGGAAATTCTACATTTTTCATCTTACGTTTCATTCTATCTAACTCATCTTGAATAGAAACAGCATATGATATTTTGCCGTATGGGTTTATATTAGTTGTAATTTTATCCATAGAATCCTTACCACCACTTATAAAATCTATATTAGCTCCAACTACCCCTTCTAAGATTCCGGGAAACTTTTTAAATGGTTTAAGTTGCGCTTTAATTTCCGGTCTTGCATTAAATGTCATTGTTGACTTACCCTGATCATCTAATTGATTATCATAATAATTTTGTGCTGAATCAGTACCCTCTTGTATATCTTTTTCTAATAAGCGTTTATACTCTGCAGATTGTTCTAGATTTGCAATTCCTTTTTGTCTAATTGCTGGAGAGAATAAAGAAAGACTAGGAATAACCGCCCAATCTCCTTTTCTAGATAAACCTCTATCAAAATATGTTTTTGGTTTTTTATTTGAGATTACTCCAAAACCTCCAAGATCAGCTCCTGCCCAAAAACCTGCTTCAGGATTATAACCACCAGATATTGATCCAAAACCTCTAACAGGTTGGTCACTAAATGCTTTACCTAAAAATGAAAGTTTTGTAGATAAATTAATTGGTTTTCCTGGAGCATAAGCATTTTTAATTTCCCCTAATGATTTAAATGCTGAAAATTTATTTAAATCAGATTGGTTTAAATCTTGAACATCCTTTCCTAAATATTGTGCAGCTGCATTATTTATAGCTTCTTGTTGTGGACCTTGTTGTACTCCTGGATCCATATATTCATAGTCATATGATGTTCCAAAATTTAAAGATTGATTAGTTAAACTATTTGGATCAGTATTATAAGGTCTTCCTATTGATACTTGAAAAGGAGTTCCAACTACATCTAATTTTTTAAAAAGGTTTGGCTTATTATATGTAAGACTATATCCTGGATTATATATTTGATTTCCAGAAGCTCCAATGTAAGTATCAAGATCATATGGTGAAACTGATAAACTTTGATCTCTACCTAAACCACCAAATTGTTTTCTTATAAGATTACCAACAGAGTATCCGTATTTACCTTTAGGTAGTTCTCCTCCGTATTTATTTCTAGAACCAGTTCTATTAATTATTTGATTATAAGCATCTAATCCTTTAAGTTTAGAGCTAGTTCCAGGTTTAGATTGTTCTTTAAACTTCTTTTGAAATTTTTTATATTGTCGATTATCAAACTTTTCAAATATTTGTTCTTTCCAATAATTTAAATTATTGGAATATTCATTATTAAGATCTTTAAATTCAAAACCTAAAATGCCATCATGATCTTTAAGAAACTCTATTACATCTTTACGTTCACTTAAATTACCAGCATCTAAACCTCTGTAGGGTTCATATCTTTGTCTATATAACATTAGATCTTCAGATCCCGGTAATATTTCAGTATTAGGTTCTGTTATTGATCTTCTTAATGTATACTTATCTACTAAACCTTTATCTCCAAAATTGGTATTTTTAATTAAATTATCATATAAATTTATACCAGTTTCAGGATTGGGTGTAGTTTGTTTTAATAAATTTATATGTTCTGGGCGATAAAATTTTTCTTTAAAATTTGGTCTACTAGAATTTGGAAATAACAATGAAAATAATTCATCTCTACTAAAATCATTTTGCATCCATCTTAATAAATTTCCATACTCACCTAATTCATCAGGATTTGTTTCATTAAACTTAGCAAGATCATTTAAATAATTTGTTTGCTTATTTATTAAATTATAAATTTCATCAAGAGTATAATAATCTTCTTTACTAGGATTCCATTGTTTTCCTTCAAATGCATTTTTCATGTCACTTAGAGCTGTCCAACCTTCTGAATATGGTTTAAAGCCAAAGTCTCCCAAATACTTTGCAGCATCAACTCCTGTTAAATTTGATTCTCCAAGTGTAACATCAAAACTAGGATAATGTAATAAATCTCTTGCACCTTCATCTAATAAATTAGTAGGAAGTTTTTGCGATATAGTCTTTATAGAATTTAAAATACCTGGTGCAGTATTTGCAATTGTATTAGTAATAGGTGGTAAAGCAAACATTCTACCAGCTTGTGGTACAAATCGTGTTAATCCACCTAATTGATAATACTTTGCATTAGGGTTATATATTCTTTTCTTAGATTGTTTCTTCTTTTTAAATAAAGGATGTTCCGCAAAAAGATAATTAGTACTATTAATTATATCACTTGTGTATTTTTTCTTTGCCCCACCTTTTTTACCATATTGAATAGCATCTTCAGTTTCATTATTGTTTTTAGAAATGTTATTTAACATCCACTTTATATCTTTATCAGAAAAAGTTTTTTTAAGGTCATCTAATGAATCAGGATATTTTATATTTTTTAAATTTTTAAATTGCCTTCTTGTTATTTTTTTATTAAAAGGGTCATAAATATTTTGTTCTTGTGCATCCTGTCTTATCTCACTTAATCTTGCTCTAACCTCAGTTCCTTGGTCACTTAATAAATATTTATTCCAATCATTAAATTGTTGTTGTTCATATATATCTCTTGGTATTTCTTCTTCACCCATATATTCATCATCTAACCGCCACCCTTTTTCTTTATATTCTTTCATCATATCTTTACCATATTGACTATATTTCCAATTTAATGGGATTCTATATTGTATTGTTAATTGGTCATTAGGTGGAATAAGTCTACCTAATTTATCATCTGGTCTATCAGAAGAATGAGTAACCTCATGAATTAACATTTGTTTATTTCCAGGATGAGAATTATATATTGAAACAGCACCTGTATTACTATCCGATGCTCCCCATGGAGCAAACCCATAATAATCTTTTATTTCTTTATATAAAGGATCACTTTTATCTAAACTAATATTTAGTGCTGGAATAGTTTGTATATTTTTTTTTCTTTTATCCTTATATTCTTTAAAAAGTTTTTTATTACCCTGTAATGATTTCATAAGCATTTTATCATGCATTGGAGAATCATGCCATTTATCAATCCATGACTTTGCCTTGGAAAAATCCGAACCTAATGGACTAACACTTACTTCTGGTTCAATTTGCATGTTTGTTGCAACATCTGGATTTTCTGATAAGTATTGTGGATCAAGAGGAGCAAGCTCTCTACTAACTGGAACACAAGTTTCTCCATTCCAATAGTGATATGGTGGACATTCTTCTTGTAAATTTTCTCCACCATCCGCATAATACTTTGCATTAGGGTTATATATTCTTTTCTTTGTTCCACCTTTTTTAAATGCTCTACCCTCTTCTTGTTTTTTCTTTGATTGTTCTTCTCTCTCATCAATCTTTCTTTCATACTCTTCCCAGTCTTTTGCATACTTCTGTTGATTTATTAAATCTTGTAAAGATGCAGCTCCTCTAAATTCCATTCTACCACCAACCTCATTACCAAAGTCTAATTCTCCAGGAATATAGTTACCTTCTTCATCATAAGAACCTTCAAAGTATTCTGGATCATAACCAGTAATCTTCTGAACAATTCTTGGTATTAATCTAGTAACTTCTTTTTTTCCAAACTCCAAATCTTTAGTTGATTTATATTCTGTATGTTTATATCCTTGACCTTTACCATCAAACAATCTTCCACGTTTTGTTACTTTTTTTGTTTTTCCAGGTGTTACTGATAAACGTAATCTATCAGCAGTATAAGGGCCTAATGCATATTGTGGAGCTTCAATAGGTTCTTGTGGAACATAAGTTGATTGTTGCAATGGTGGTAAAATACCATTGTCTACTCTTAATGCAATTGCTGGGGGTTTAATAGGATCTATTGTAACATCCTCATAAATTGGATTTATAGTTTTAACATACTCACATTTTTTCCCAGTTACTGGTAATGTTTCTTCATCTGTACCAACTAACTTTTTTCCAAAAGGAATTTTATCTGGTACATTATTTATAACAGTAGTTGTTGGATTTGAACATGGTGATTTAGTAACTGTAGAAGATGTACTTTTTTTCGGTGGGTTTGAACTTTTTGGTGGGTTTGAACTATTTAAACCAAGTTTGTCTAATCTATTTTGAGGAATACCAGTTGTACCATATTTCTTAACTCTAATTCTTATTTCATCATCTGTAAGGAGTTTCCCAGGTTTTACTGCAAGAGGATCATAATATGGTAAGATAGTATTAACTCCAGGTGTGTTTGCCATAGCAAGATTTTCTCTTTTAAGTTTATATAAAAGACTTATAGCATCTTTTTGACTATAACCAAGTTTTTTAGCATAATCTAAAAGATCTTTTTTACTTGGAGTTAAGGTAGGAAATCTTGGATCACCATAACTACTCATACCATCATAGTTTTTCTGAAGTTTGTCATAAAGTGAGTCTTCTGTTTTTGAATATTGAGCTTTATAAGGCGAATATGCTATTTCTGATTGAGGTTTAATTCTATTATCATATCTTGAAGCAGGAGCATCTGGATCTAAAGCACCTGTTATTAGATCTGTAATATAAGCAATGTTTGGATCTTTATTTGCTTTAATTAAATCTTTTGTTTTTTGAAAATTTCTTTTTTGTTGAGGTGTCCAAGTTTTTACATCCGGATTGTTAGCCGGATTTTTATCATAATCATATGTTTCTTTTTCTTCCTTTTTTAAATTGCTTGTACCATACCATGGTCTAGTAGATATATTATATAATTGTTTTTTTGAATCATAAAAAGCTTTTAGTTTTAAAGCATTATTATATACATCTAAACTATCTTGGTATGTAGCTGCACCTTTTTGAGCTTTAGGTAAACCACCGTTTTTCATCTGTGGATATTCATCAACATAATCTGCTCCAGGAAAATTATATTCTCTTCCGGGTTGCATCATTTGTTTTTGTCCAGTATTTGATACACCCAAGACAGGATAATTAACTCCTTTCATTGTAATCCGGTCAGAGGGTATTCTAGTATTTTTCCCAGGATGTTTCCATTGACCCATAGGATCTAAAATCATATCTTTCTTATAGGGATTCTTTTTTTTATACTTCCCTAAATCTATACTTGAAAGGAGCTTCTTATTAAACATTATCTTGGAGAAATTTGATTTTTAGTATTAGTTATTTTCAATAACATATTTGTGTCACCTGAGATATCTTTAATAAATGTAATAAAGTTTAAGTAATGTCTAAACTTTTTTCTTTGCATTTCAGGTTTAGCGTAATTAAGATTAATAGGATTTAGTGTTTTAATATATCCGTTTGGCTCAGTACTCCAAATAGCTTCTTGATCATAGTTACCTAATAAAATTGTACTTCCTGGAATTACTGGTCCAGTAGGAGGATAATTTGATCCTATAGGGAATTCACCTCTATCTTTTGTAATATCCCAGAATTGATTTATTCTATATTTATTTTCTTCTTTTGAAAATAATACATCAAATGAATTATTGTTTGCATTTAGGTTTGGGTAGTCCAAACTTAATGTAATATTGTTTTTAGGAAATAAGTTTAAATTTAAATATCCGGAAACTTGTTCTGAATTAAATATAATAGCTCTATCAAAGTTAAAGTCTAATACATGGAATTGATCATAACAATTATTCTTTCTTCTATATGATTCAAGCATATACTCAATTGATTTTAAAGTTGTTACTGTTTGACCAGTATTTACAGGCAACTCAATTTCAAATGGGTAATTAGATCCATAGTAATTACAGAAGTTATCACATAAATCATTATGCTTCCACATTCCAGCAAACTTAGTTGTTAAGAATGTTTTCTTAGTAGGTATTGCTAAATCAGGATGCCAATCATGGAATGAAATAAAGAACTGATTCTTAGGGTCAAAACTAATAGTCCAAGATGCTGGTAAAAATAAAGTTTCATCACCCAATAAAAAATGAGATCCTGGATAATCAACATGAGTAAAGTAGTCACCTTGTCCTTTTCGTTTACCATAAGTTATCAAAGGAATATAGTTTACTTTATCTTTAAACTCAGGTTTTAATTGATAATCTTTTTTAGAAAAATATACTATAGAGTTTTGGTTATCATATGTAGATTGGCACCCGATACCTGCTACAGGATTATCTTGCCAAGGATAGTCAGGAAAATCTTCTGTAAGTTTATAAGGTAAAAAGTAATTAAACCACCACTTCATACCTGCTTGAGAAATCTCTTTTAAATTTCCAGAATATAAAAATATCTTACCTTGATTTTGTGAGATATAATAAATACCTGCAGGTGTACCTATAATTGAAAACTTATCTTGTGAAGATCCATACTCATATGGCTTATCTGCATTAGATGCAAACTGTCCAGGTTGACTAAACAAACCTCCGTCACCTATAGTAATCTTAGTACCTAAATCTGTTTGTAATGTATCAACACCCTGGTACATTGTTGGACTATCATTTTTAAATGTAATGAATATACCACTCTTATTAATTGACTTAACTCCAGAAACTTGAGATATAAAATCCTTATAGTTATTCACTAAGTATATAAACCAACTATCTTTAAATGCTGCTTCTTGCTGCGGTAATGAATATATAATTCTATCTGGAAGATATGTATAACATAACTGAGCAACAAATGGATCATAGTATCTACTTTGTAAATTACCTGATGAAAAATATTGATTGTATAATTTAGTTATGCTAAAAGAATAATCATATCTCCATATGTTACCTCTTGTAATAACTTGAGGGTCCATATTAAACATAGAGTATAAATCTGTATATCTGTATGGGTCATAATGTTTTTCAAATTCAAGGTCTCCAGAAATTCTAAAATCTACAAGTACTTCACTTTCTACAAAGAAATCTCTTACTCCAGAATTAGCTAAATAAAAATAAGATTCTTTTGCTCTCCAAAAACCTGGATAATTAGATACTGAATCATTATTAAAATTATAATTAGTATTATCTAATTTATAAAATGCAGTAGGGAATACCCCTGTAACACTAGTGATTGATGCATTCCAGTTTGAGATTGCCATATTTTGAGCTTCATACTCGAGAGTATTAGCCCAGAATCTAGATTTTGGAATCATTGAGTATAAATAATAATTAAACTCAAAACCATCTGGTTGACCATATAACCAATTATAAAAGAATAACATAGTATTCTTTTCTGTGTATCTATTTATAAATACATCCCCGCCAAAGAAAATATTAGTTCTTGCAATTCCAGTAAGAACACTTTGATTACCTGGACAAAAAACATTACCTGCTGTCACAATAGAATAATCTGAAAGTTTTTGCTCACATGGAGTAATTTGAATTTGTTTAATACTTTCTAATTGTCCATATTGATTTCTTATTCTATACTTTAATGCTGCATAATGACTGGCAATTGGTAAACTAAATGGTTGGTCAACATCTGTCCAATTTGGAGTTTGATTATTTAAAGTGTTAATTGTAACGTTATTATTAATACTTGTGTTTCCATTTAAACCAGACATTGTTACTAGTGAAACATCTCTATTAGCACCCGTAATAAAATATGGTCCTGTACTTGTACCATTTGGATTTGCCGGATTAAAATATGGACCAGATAAAGTTCTTATGACTGCAGTATCTCCTCTTTGTAAATTATTAATTGTGTATCTTTTGTAAATACCTGTAGTATTATTTTGATAAGCACTCATTTGTTGTATATTATCTCTAATATAAAATGAGTCATCTATTTTAAATCTTTTTGCTTCATTAATTCTTGCTTGTCCCCACTTAGGATAAAACCCATGTGCAATTGATTGTAATGCATATTGTTCATATTTAACAAATGTGTATACAGCATCAATTGCAACATTTGCACCTTCTGACCAATAGTAAGAAAAAACATTTAATGCACCAAGAGATCTTAAACCAACTGGTAAGTACGCATGTGGAGGTAATTCAATACTTCCTGCTATTGTTAATTTTGGAATTCTAGCACTATTTGCTGCAGTATTTACAGTTGTAAGAAATGCATTTAATGTTGTTTCATATGTTGTTGGTAAACTTAGTAATGGTGCTAGTGCATCTAGTATTGCGGTACCAGTATAATAACTACTTATAAAACCATTCCAACCTGTTACTGCTGTACCTATTGCTGTTAAAGCTGTTGTTTGAAGAGGAGCTGTTACAAGAGTTGAAGCACCTGGTACAGTAAAAACAGAACCACTGTAGTTTGTAGCATATGAAGATATTTCTGGTTGATTAGTTGTTCTCTTACCAATCATTGCAATTATAGCTTCTGCTACTCCAGCAACAAATGCCGTAATAGGAACAACATCACTAAGCAACTTGTGCCTAGGATGATTATCAGGATACTTAAAAAACTGCTGTGAATTTCCTCTTAACTCACCATATATCTTTAATTCTGTTGCTGAAAGATATGGGGTTGAAAACATTAAGTCAGGTGAATGTATACTTACTATATCCTGTGGAACTTGTTGAAACAAATTAGATTTAACGTATGGATCTGAATATGGTCCTCCAGGAATATTAACTGCTTGTACTGGTGTTATTGTATTAAAAGGGTAATTCGCATAAAGACCTTGTTGTATTGATGTTCCAGAAAGACCAAGAGGATATTCAGGTAATGCATAACTTCTAAAGTTATTAATCATACCTTTTGCAAGTATTGTTCTACTACCTTCTCTTGACCCCCTTAATATTTCAAACCCTACAATATTTGGAATTAAATTACCATCATTATCTACAGGAAGAATAATGTCTTCAAAGGTTACCCCCATTATTCTTATCTTAAGTTCTTGAGTATTAATACCAGGATTTGGCCTATAATGTAAACCAACTGGGTTACCATTACTATCAACTAAACTATTGTCTGGAAATTTATGATGTCTAATTTGTTGAGCACATAAGTCATTTGGATACCATTGAGATCCATTAACAATAATAGGTGAATTACCTAATGGACCCGTCCAACAATGTGAACTTGAATTCCATATCTCAGGTTTATCATCTGGATATCTTTCTGTTGATTCCCAATATCCCATATCACCATAACCTATTACAACTCCACCATCATTAATAGTAGTATTTAATGTTGCAGGAATAGGTTGTACTGTTGCTGTATTATACATCTCAAAAATTCTATCTGAATCATCAAGTGTATTTATATCATTTATACCATCTGTAGTTTCAGGAATAATCTGTAAAGGTCCACCATTTGGTGGTTGATAAATATAATTTCCAGGAGGTCTTCCTGGTATGTGATAAGAAGAAGATTTGTCTCCTGTATCGTATACCCATCTGATAAAGAAAGCATAAACTTCATCTCTATAATAACTTCCTTTATTTCCTCCCTTTATATAATAGTCTGCAGGATATTCTACTGAAACCCATTTAGCTCTAATTAAATTAGCTAGTGGTTGATAGTTAAAATCAAATTTAGATCTTGGTCCTATTCTTAATAGATAATTATTTGCTTCTGTTATTTGATCAGATGTTTCATATACCGGATTAAGAATTGGTAATTGTTCAATAGGAACAGTTATTAAATCTTCCTTAATTCTATCTAATTCAATTCTAGTAGTTCTAGTAGAGTAAATTCCAATTTGTTTAGCAACAGTTCCTTGATTTACATTTTGAACCATTACTAAAATAAACTCATCAAAATTATCACTATCAACTTCTAGATTAAGTGTAAGAGATCCTTGACTATCTGATGGATACCAAATAGGTTGAGTATTACTTGGTGAAAAATAATCAGTTACTCTTTGTCCTTTAATGCTATAGGCTATAACTGCAAAATAAGTTCCATTTAATAATGTTCCACCTGATACACCAAGTTCTAAATTAAGACATGGTGTCTCCATTAATCTTGCAAGTCTTAATGCATTACAGTCAAGATCTTTAGTATCTGTACAAGTAATACATGCATTATCTGGTGGACAGTTTGGAATATTAGTAGGCCAAACTCCAGGTGCAGTTTGACAACAGGTTGTACTTGCACAACATATTTGAGTCCAAGTTACACCAGGCCATTGTAAAGTATTTCCGGTTGCAGACAAATAAGTATTTTGATTAACTGTACCATATTGTCCAAAGGTTGTATAAACAGATGGATCTGGCCAAGTCTGTGGATCTCCAATATTTAAAAATCTATCTGGATTTAAACCATCTGCCCAATATACTTGCCATGTACAATCTTCTTTTTCTCTAGCAGATCCTGTAATCAAATATCTTTTATCAAAACCTAAACATGTATCTTGAACAATAGGCATATAGATACATCTATCTTCAATTAATAAACCTATCTCAGATAAAATAGGAACACCAATTTGATTATGTGCTGCGGTATAGATTATCCATCTATCACTATATAATTGAATAGCACCTATTATATATTTATTTGGTGCAAGATATTGTCCAGAAGATGGCATAGTTGCACCTGCTGTAGCACATAAATAATTTGAGGACTCATTTGATATTGTACCAACATCTCCCTCCCAAGTATTATTAGACGCATTTCTTGCATGCGTCCACATACCTTCTGAGATATATGTTGGATCTGAATCTTTGTTGAGACCTTTAGTAAAACTATTACTAATTAACTGTGCACTATTTTCACCACTTTGCTTTGCCATGTTATACTATTCTATTTGCGCTTCCAGTATAATTTCTATTTCTAAGATATGCTTGATTAGGTGAATGACTTTGGAACATAGAATAGTATTTACCATACATGGCTTTTCTATTTGTCCACCACATATCTTCAAGCTCTCTAAAGTTTGGAGTGTTTACAAGGCTCAATGCATTATTTCTTGCTGTCTTAAGTCTTTGTTCTATAAGCTGCATTCTTTGTGCTACATCCTCTCCATTAAGATATAGGTTTTCAAAAATTCTTGATTTAAATGCATATTCATAATAGTCATTTAAAAGATCATGATCTGGAACTAATAGGTTTCCATTATCATCTTCCAATTGTCCCTGATAGTTTAAATATACTTTTCCAGTTTCAAATGTTGTAAATAAAAATCCTCCTTTAATCCATCCTTGGTTTGCAGTATTCCAATAAAGATTTGGACAGTCACATTCTATTTCTTGACTGGCTTTCATTCTTAATGGAATAAGTTCAGTATAAACTCTTGTTGCACCTGAGTTATTTAAAACTTGAACAAGTTCCCACTTCTCACCTTTACAGTTCATAAATACTCTTGGAGCAATACATGTATTACCATAAGGATTTAATGGATCATACTCTGTAGGTATTGGATCTACTATGGGGAAATTAAGATCACACCCTGCAGTTTGATTACATGGATTAGAATTACATGTTCTACAGTTTACAGTTGGCGGAGCGCATATATCTACATTAGCTGGTACTTCTTGATAAGGTACTTCTACAATATGAGTTCCTGAAGCGTGTGCTCCATAACCAAGTTGCTGTACAAAGTTTCCACAGATGAATGCAAAATTAAATGTATAAAAATCATCAGGAAGCTTTACTCTTCCATGACATACTTCTAATATAATTTCTTTTTGCTGATTCAATCTTAAGCCCAAATCATAATTAACTCTTTTAGCAACTTTAATAAGTTGTTGAGGCTCTATCATGTTTTCTAGAGCAAAAGTACTTAAGTCAACTGTTACATCTTCTAACAATTGATCAAATGTTCTGTATTTAAGAGTATAATTAAAATCCATTATCTAAGTGAGTTTTGACCATCATCTTGTCCATCCGTTGGAATTTGCATAGACATAGATAGTTCTTTGATTACAAATTGCTCTACTTCAGAAAATAAATATTCTGGAATAGTTAATGGTTTATCTTGGGCTATTTCACATTCTTGTTTTGGATCACATGGATCTGTAACTCCTTGAAATATAGCTTCCATTCTTACAGCTTCCCAATCAATGTTTGGTGCATATAAGTATCCATTAAGGTACCAGAAATATTTTCTTGTATTATATTTAAAAGTTGTTGTTCTAACCATGGATACCCAAGTACCAGGATCTGTTCTAAACATTTCTATTGTACCATCTATTGAAGATGTAGTACGTATAATAGGACCCATTGCTCCTTCAAGGATTGTTGGAAGTTTGTCTTTAGATCTTTTAAAGTAACATCCAGAATAAACGCCTACACAACCAGCTTCTACTTTATCTACATCTATAAGTTCAATGTAAGGCAATACCTGAAAGATAGAGCTTATCTTCATTAATCTAAACTGGTTATCCTCTCTCTTTAAAAGAGTCTGGCCATATTTAATTAATGAACTATAGATTACTCTATCAGTTAAGAATGGATCTTCCTTAACTGCTTTTAAAGTATTTCTAACTCTTGATATAGCTTCACCAATGCTTGTCATAGTTCAAATTCATTATATTGTTTTAGTTCTTGTGCAGTTTTATTTATAAGACTTTCTTTTAAAGATATTCTTTTATGCTCTAATTTTAATTTTTTATTTGGGTTTACTACAACATACATATTCCAATTTTCAGAATATGCTTTTGAAACATTTCTTTTAAATTCTCTACAAGCTGTAAAACTCCAAAATTCTCTATTCTTCATTTTGTGTTTTAACGCATAATTTGTAAAAAATATTTTAGCAAGTTTGCCGTCTGTCTCCCAATTTTTATTTGATACAGCAACACCATATTTATTTGATTTTGCATAGTCAATATTTTCCTTAATAGGACTTTGACATGTACCAATAAATAACCAACCCACTGCTTCTGGTAATTGTATACCATCTCTAGTGTCAATTATTTTTTCACATAAAAATTCATTAAAGGATTTAACTATCTTTCTTATGTCTTTATTATCCAAATTTTTATACTTTGGATACTTTTTTTTAAAACTGTCAAAGAACTCTTTGTTCATTACGCTATAAACTTCAGGTCTATACCTTGAAGCATTTAAGTTTGGTTTTTTAAAATCCCTCATGCTATACTATTTAATATACTAAAAATAAATGACTTTAACAAATATAGGAATAAAAGCAAAACCCCCGCAAGTGCAGGGGTTCTACCAGTTGTTACAGAAACCAACAAACTGCAACTTCATAGGTTTGGGCAGAAATATGCAACAATTAATTGCAAAGCTTCTGCCATATTTGTATCTGTGGGAACGACAATATCATTATTACAAAGAATTGGTTCTCCAGTATATACCACGCATTCTGCATTAAAAACTTCTGAACAAAGTATTGGGTCTGGGCAACCTTCTGGAGTTGGACATGGTGCAGGAGATATCAGAGCATTATCTGAACATCCACATTTTCTACATCCGCAAGTTGTACAAGTATTAGTAGGCATAGTTTAATTTATTAAGGACAAACAATTGGTGTTGGTATATCAGTAGTACAAGGATCTATATAAGCAACTAATCCGTCAAGTTGCATTCTAAATCCAGCTACTTGTTGTTCATTATTTGCATTACATGTAAAAGGATATACTAATGTTGCATCATATTCTAAATCAAGTGCAATTGTACCAGCTCCAGTATTACTATTTACATTAGTATTAGCATTATCAAATTTAGGTACATTGTCTCCTGCAATTACATGAGAAACAATGTAATTTAAATGAGATGTATCAAATGCTCCAGTTCCTGAAAATGCATTTTGTTCTGCATTTTTTGGAAGAGAAATTGTTAATAGTTTATTTTCAGAAATTGAAATATTAAATAATCCAGATAAAATTGTACTAGTAACTGGAGCAGCATCAATTTCTACAGGTCTTGCGCCAATTAAAAAATTAGTTGAATATCCATTATCAAATAATTCACCAGTAGCCATAATTGATGTTGGTATAACTGAAACACCTTGGTTAAATGTAATTGAACCAGCAGCTGATGTAACTACTGATCCTGCTCCAACAGAAGCTGGAGTAACAGTAGTAGAAAGATAATACGTATCTACAGCAGGTCCAAAGCTATAATTCCATCCTAAAACAGAACCTGTTCCATCATCAATTGGAACAACTAATAGTCCTCTAAAATATACAACATTACCAATTCTTCTTGCTTGTGGTACTAATGTTGATCCTGTAGTTCCTGAATAATATCCAAATCCATTAAGATCTACCCAACCTGTGTCAAGAATTTTTGCAGAGAATGAATAAGCTGGACCAGTTGATACAGAAAGTGCAATTGTAGATGTTGTGCTTCCAGTAAATGTAAGTGAACTTACATACTGATATACATCACACAATGCTATCCAAATATTATTTATTGCATCTGCTACAGTATCTGTAGATGCAATTGGCACCCACTGTCCCAAATAAGCAATTGAGAAAGGAGTTCCATATACCAATGATGTATCTGTATCAACTATACATTGTGACTGCACTGCTGCTAAAATAGCAGATGGTAATCCTGTAGTTGACGTAAGAGCACAATAACCATAAGTATTGTCATTAACTAATGCATCTAATACTTCGGTAATAGTATATGTTCCTGGAGAAACAATAATGGTACTTAAAGTACAGTCAACAGAAATTGAAGGCATTGTAAATACTGGAGTAGTGGCTCCTTCTAAAACTGTAACTCTAGTATTTAAATTACTAATCTGATTATTTATGATAGCAATCTGGTCTATAATTCCACAGATTCTAGTTCCCATTGCTTGAGCATACTCAGCAATAGTCATTACTGTAGTTGTTCCTACAACAAAACAAGATGCTACAGTAACTAATGTATCTGCACCTGAAGATCTTGCTGCACTTCCTGTTGTAGTTGGTATTGCAGCTTCTGCTGCATTCACTGCTTCAAGATCACAGATTCTTCCAATTAAAAATTGAATTAACTCTTGAATATTTTGAGGCTTACAACTTGCTAAATCAAAACAAGATAAGTCATAACCATTAACATCCAAAAGATCCATAATATTACAAAGCTCCATTCCTAGCTTGTAAACTACATCAGATACTGTGTCACCATTACAAAGTTTAATGCATGGAATATCTGGACCTTGCCAAATCACACAATTACTTGATATTGGACTACATGGACTGTTATCTAAATTTATAGGTTTCATATCTATAATATACTAATTATTAATGAGAATTACAAGGAATAGATGAAGTACATCCACAAGAAGATTGTCCACATGATGGTGTGCTTGGACAACATGAATTTACTACTGAACATTCGTAGTCTGGATCTCTTAGTGCATCTAAGTCTATTAATTCCTTTTTGATTAACCACTTATCATTTTCATCTGGACAGCAATCTGATATACCATATCTTAAATAAAGTACTTGCTTATAATATACCTCTGCAGATTTACATGAAATTTTTTCATACTTTACTATAGTACATGCTGGTGTATTATATCCAGGTTGCACACTTCTTCTTGGATAAATAATATCTGGGCATTCCCAAATATCAGGTGTAGTTTCTGAGCAATTACCATATGTTTCTATGTAATCAGTTTCTGGAAAATATATTGCCCATACACGGATACAGAATCTTTCTGATTTTTCTCCCGGTGCAAGTGTAAATAACTGAATATCTAGATTGCAGTCATAGTATCTATATTCTTTTGATGTAGCACTGTCATTTCTTACTGTAGTACAAATACATGGGAATGTTAGTAAACACTCTGGACAATCTTCATATTCTACTTCTGGAATTACTATACCAGCATTTGTAGCTAATAGTGTAGTAGTTACGGTCCAACAAGTTTCTGGACAATATTTGATTTTAATTACAGAACCTACATATTGACTAAGATCAGTATATGTAATAATTGGATCTTTATATCCTGTACAATCTGTAAGTAAATAATAATCTCTAGCACACTCTATACAATCTATATATGCTACATCTACAGTGATAGGTACATCAGATGGTATGTCTTCTATTTCTTCTACATACCAACAACCTGGACAGTCTAATCTAATAATTACTTGTCCAACATATGCACTTAAATCTGTACTAGTATAAACTATTAATGTTTTATCATCACAATTAGTTAGTTTATATTTTGGTGCATTTTGACATGTAGGGCAATCTTCATATGATTGTATTACAACAACATCTATTGCACAATCACATTCTGCAGTATCTATTACCTCCCAACAAGTACCTGGATAATTATCTAATACTACAACTTGACCTAAAATTGCATATGGACTTAATGAAGGTTTAGTGGCATAAATAGGATCTTGAATACCTGCACAATCTTCTAATACGTAACATATAAGTGGACATTCCCCATCAATACAAAGACCTTCATTCTGTATGTATATGGGACTAGGTCCACCAGTAGGAAGTTGAGCATTACCTATTATAGAAGGATATATTAATGAGCAAAATTGTACAGCAGTATTATTACTTAAAAAACCTGTGCTTTGTAAATTTCCATCACAATCTAGGTAAATACAATTTTGAGCTGATGCAATAACTATATAACAATTACAATCACATGGCTCTGGAACTGTAGGACTTACTGTAAATCCAGTTACAGCATTGTTACAAGATCCAGTATTATTTTCTATAACATACCAGGGTCCTGAAGGAACTCCTAATTGAATTATTGTTATAAAAGTATTTAAATATGCTGATAAATCTATCTCAGTATTAAAGGAGTTACCATCACAATCATATAGTGTATAACATTGTTTAATGCAGCTTGGACATTCATCAACATAAATTGCACAATCAGTATTTATTGACGATAAGCTACTAAAAGTAAGACCTTCAACATATACTGGAGGATCTGGTAAAAGATTATATGCTGTAATATCTGGAACTAATGGATCTCCTACAACACCAGTTTCAATTGAATAACATACATTTTCTAATCCATTTATTGGAAGTCCTAAATATTCTTTTACACCATAATAAGTTGATGTAGGAAAAGGACCTTTAAATAAAATTTGAGTATCATCACAACAGCTTGTGAATATTAAAAATTCTAAAGCTAATGCGCAAGCAGGACATTCAGCATCAGCTTGTGCTTCTTGACATGTGTCATAAATTGTTATATCAAAATCTGTACAATCTGGACCTTGTTCAAATATTCCATCAGGTAACTCAGTAAAATTATAACACTCTCCTGGAGTAAAAATAAATCCACTAATAGGTACTATATAACCAGGACCATTATATACCCAGACACCATCTATTGGTAAACAGGTATCTGTATCAATATTTAAACTAATAACATTGGCAGTATCACAACAATTAAAAATAGAATATGCTGGAAATTTAGAACCACATGGTGCACATACTGGATCATCACAGTCATTGCTTGCAGTTAATATTATAGTAGATGAATTAAAAGCTGACGGATATGCTGTATTAACTGTTCCTTGAAATACTACTGTATAACAAAAATTAGAATTAAATACCATACCTGTTACAGATTCTATAAAAGTAGGTCCGGTATATTCATATACTCCATCTGGAACTGTTCCTAAACCTGGTATTCTATATAAACCAGACATTGTTTCTTGAGAACAACAACTAGTTATTAAATAATAAGGAACAGGTACTGACATTTTATTTATTTTATAAATTTCTTTAAATTTTCTTCTTTTGTAAATTAGCTTTTAACCCTGCTTCATATTTTGTTATACAATTAGAACATACTTGTTGTCCATCAGATGCTTTTCTTTTCTGACATCCACAAGATAATTTTGCTTTGCAATTAGAACATGTTGACATAATTATTGGTTTTTATTTGGTTTAACAATTTCTACATTCCATTTTATTCAAAAGTTTAACAGCATAGTTGTATAAGCTCATACCTTTCTGTGGCTCATGACAAAACTCTACTTTAGACTTTGCTGCTTGAAGATACATAAAAATTAATCTAAGTTCTTCTAATCTTTGTTGTATTTTAAATGGAGGCTCACATGCAGCTACATCTACATCACAAAGAATCTTGTAATATTTATTTAATGCTGCTGTAAATCTTAAATGATTATACTCTACATATACAGTATCATTTGGAGATACACTGTATTTTATAATATATATGCCATCAGGTAAATTAAAATACTTAGTTCCGCAATTTACAGTCTGTAATTGTAAATCACAAGCAGTTAAAGTTATGTGACCTGTATTAACAAAATTAGTCATAGCAGTTCCTTCTATCTGGTTAGAATAACCAAATCCAGGTACTGTAACATTTAGTGTAGGGCATACTATTGGAATAGCAGGATTTGCCGTTTGATATACACTTGTGTCAAGTATCTTAAGAATGCATTCATTCATTACTTGAGGCACCTCTAAACTTAATACATGATTTGCCATATAGCTTTATTTTAATAAAAAAGGAGAGGAGTATAAACTCTCTCTCCCCTTTATTTATTTATTAACGTTTAATCCTTAGAATCCACACTGAGCTGGAAGAACAGGGAATTCAATTGCTGTACAAGTAGACAAGCAGTTAAATCCGTCAATAGCACCAACTTCAATTTCACATACTCCACAGTTATTTAACCACGTTGTAGTATTAAATTCAAATGCAGCTGCAGTACCAGCATTAGTAAAGATAACTTCTAACAAGTATTGATCATTATCAAATGTTCCAGATGGATTGTTAAATCTAGGTACGCTGTGTTGAATATAGTTTCTATAGTAAAGTGCTTGTCTGTTAACAGCATTTACAATTTGGTTACCTTGAGTAATCTCCCGGATTCTGAAGTCAGAAGAGAAGAAGTTTTGTCTGTAAGACTCAGAAAGAATGATATCTCTAAGAACAGTTTCTCCAAGACCCATTGCTTGAGATCCTAAACACTCATTAACAATACAAACTCCTGTAAACTCACATGGATCACCATTTAAATCTACTTCACTTGGATATAAATTAACTGGTTGTTTTTCATAGAAGTCAGAAATTTGGAAAGTACAATCTCCAAATCTAGTATCTACATAAGCACCATTGATGATTAAACCAGCACAAGCATTAGCTGTATGTCCCGGAGATACATAGTTATTCCAAGTATCAGCACCTACTGAAGCTAAGAAAGTAGCATTTGTTCCTGGAGCATACCAGATAACACCCATCTCATCTTGTACTGCAATCTGAATAAATGGAGATACAATTGGAGAATTTAATAAATCATTAGCCCAAAGGATCATAACTTCAGTTGAATCAACTGCAACTGGAGCAATAGCTCCTGCAGGACAACATCCAGTATAAGCTGTAGCAATATAGTAAGCATTGTGATCTAAGAATCTTAAAGCAGGAGAACCTTTAACATCTAAACGTAGACTGTAAGTCTCACCACATAAGAACTCTTTGCAACAAGATGCACCACCAGCTCCTGTTAATGGATCAACTCCAGCAGGAATTAATGTATCTACATCAATAGTAGCATCACCAGTTCCACATGCAATAGTTACTGTATCACCAATAGAATATCCTTTCCCTGGAGAAACAATTGTTACAGCAACTACAGGACCAGGTACACCAGCTGTAGTTACTTGAACTACAAGACCTTCACCTGTACCACCTGTTACAGAACAAATAGTACCATTAGTATAAGTAGTACCACCAACTAAAGTTGTAGCATCCAATGTAGCAACAGCAGTACCTGCAGTCCAGTAAGTTGAACCAACGTGTACTACGTTATTAGATGGAGGGCAAGAACCTACACTATAATATCTAGAAACATATTTAGGATTGATAACTTTAGACTTGTTTGTCTCTTGGTACCCACCTAAGAAAGGACTAATTTTATCTTTACAATAGATAGCAGAACCTGCAAGATAAAGAGGACAACAGTCAGTTAATGTAGAAGGATTAACAGATAAACTAGTTCTAGGATCAAAAAAAGCAACATAGTTGTTTTCGTAACTACCATTAACTAGAGTAGATGCTGCAGCAATTTGATTTAATGCATAAGTAGGTAAACTAGCAGTAGTCATGTAACCACCAGTTGCAGCAGCATTACCTAAAGACCCACCTGCAGGATTTGTGATTGGAACAGAAGCAATTGTAGCTCCTGTAGCAAGAAACGTTTTCTTAAACGCGTGATTAAAATAAGCCATTTTTTTAAATTTTAGTTAAACATATATATAGTATAATATAGTAAAAATATTTACAATATCAAAATTATTTTAGGAAAAGTAATTTATACTTAGTAGAATTAATTGAATCTTTTACTAAATCTAAGTTGTTTACAATTTCAGAATAAGGTAGCATACCTTGTAGTTTATTTATCATTGCATAAATATCTCTAAGATAATTTACACCATCTGCTACAGTATCAAGAGTTCTTGGTGACACTTCTTTGTATGAAAGAATTTTCTCTGCCGCTCCTTGATATCCTTCTACAAGAGTGTCTGCATGATCAGGTAATGCATCATATAATTCATTTAATGCTTTATGTGCCGCATAAGATCCTTCTCCTGTTACTTTTAAATGAAGTTTATGAAAACTTGTTCTTGCATTCATTAATTCACTAGCACAAGAAGATACCATGTTATCTAATGAGCTACCACCCACCCCAGTGTCAGGAGTTGGTTGTGGTTTTGAAGGTTCTGATTTAGGTTGAGTTACTGTTACCTGTGGTCTACTCAATGTTCTAGTAGGCTCAGGATTTCTTTTTAAAAGTCTAGATTTTGTTTCCATTATTAGTTGTTACGTTCTGCAGTTTCTGTACCTCTAGAGAATTGGTTTCCAGACTCAATATCCCCAGCTATAATACTAACTGCTTCATCAATTATTACTTCAATTATATCATCTTTAAATTCACATTCCACATTTACTTGAGATTGTAAATTTGTATAGGGATCTACACAACCCTGGATTTGAATCTTAATAGGTTGTCTGTAATAGGTTAATTCAACTTCAGGAATATTAAATTGATTATTTGTATAAATATTTATACCATCATCAATTAATGTTGCAAATGTTTCTGCCCATTCAAAACTGGGTTGTTTTAATTTATCTCTCAGCAGTATGGATACATTACCTTCTTCTGCAAGATAGATTACCATTCTTCTTTTATCGCAACAGTCTCTTTGTGCAAATACATCTACTCTTTTCCATTGTAAATAGTTATTAGGAATAGCTAAGAAAGAATAGTCTCCTTTATCCGTTAAATTAGTTATGGCAGTTTTATTAAGAAGAACTTGTAGGTCATCTTTTCTCCGGGTTGATTGCTCATCACCTTCTTTAGTTATATTAATACCATGCAACTGTCTTCTAGACCACTCTACTTGGGCTTTATTAAATGCCTCAACTATCTGCCAACATTCTAAGTTGTCATAGTCTTGACTATCTAATTTATTTAGCCTTTGTTTAATCTTTACAGTTATAGTACTATTTAACATTACTATTTATTTTTAGCAATTTTCTTTAAGGTCTTAGCAAGAGCTTTTCTTTTAGGAGTGCAAGTAGCTTTAGTCATAGGAGTACAATATCCTTTATGTGCAGGATTAATTGCTTTTTGAATCCACTTTTTATCAGTTGATCCACCTTTTTTAAACTTAGTTCTGTCAGGTTCTCTTTCTCCCACAGGAGTATATCCCTGATCTTTAGCAGATCTAATTTTTCCAGGATATCCTCTTTGCACTTTTACAGATGCACCAAATTTTGCAGTAGCCTTCTTAGTTGCCATGACTTACTTTTTAACTTTACCTTTATTTCTGCAGCTACACATGATTACTTCTTTTTAGATTTTGTCATACCACCCATTTGTTTCTTACTCATCTTTGCACCAGCAATTCTATCTGCTGCAGTTGCTTTAGGATTTTTATCTACACCAGCTTTAACTGATAACATACCAAAGGAAGTAGAACCACCCTTCTTAAAAGAAGGTCCAGAAATAGGAAGTTTAGCTTCTTTTGTAGAAGAATATGGGTTCATCGTTGGACCTGAATCAACTCTTGTATTTACCATTGGACCTGAATCAACTTTACCAAATGGTGTCGGAGGTGGCATTCCTGGTCCTCTTCTGATTTTATCAGACATTTCTTTAGGATTGACTATTGAACGTCCAGCTTGAGCTTTAATTAAAGTTTTCTTAGCACCACCTTTTGCCATTTTTTTCATACTTGATGAAGCATTTGAAGATTTTAGTTCTTTAATTTTTTTATTAATCATTTCTCGTTTATTTGAAACTTTTTCCATTACATTAATAGCTCTTTTCTGAAGAGCATTATCAACAACTTTACTTAAAGTATCAGGATCCCCTTGAAAGTTCCTACTTATAGAGCTGGCTCTTGAACGTTTATTTGCAAGTCTTTCTTTTTTATTTTCTAATCTTCCTATTTTTTTTTTTAGGTTATTAGGACCACCATTTTGCATTTTTTTCATGGTGCCACCTTTTTTCATGGTAGGGTTAGTTCCCATTTGATTTTTAGAAATATCTGTGTTACCATTAGTAGGGCGCATTGGTAAACCATTTAATGGAATACCATAATTATAGTCTGCGGCACCACCTTTAGCCATCTTTTTTACTTTCTTGATTGTGCCCCCAGATTTCATCTTACCACAACCTACTTTACAAGTTTTCATAATTATATATAATAAGTTAACAATTCCATTTTCTTAAAGAAAGAGCTTTTCTAGTTGGTCTTCCTTTTTCATCTTTCATTGGTCCAGGCATTCCAGACATTCTAGCACAGAAACTTTTACGTCTCTTTGCATCTTTGCTACCAGGCTTAAGCTTTGACGGCTTAGTAGTTACAGCTGTCTGAAGTTTACTTCCAGGATTAGCTGCTCTATAAGAAGCTACTCCTTTAGCATTAAGACCTCCTTCTGGATTCTTACCTTCTTTACGTGTCCAAGCAGGAGTAGAACCACCAGATTTCATCTTAGGAGTTTTACCAGCTTTCTTCATAGAGATAGCAATTGCTGCTTGTTGTGCTTTACTTTTTGCCATTCTTTTTATTTTTAGGATAAGGGTTGTCCTTATGCCATTTCTTTGTAGCTGCCACTCCTTGTTTAATTGTCTTAGCTCTACCTTTTGCAGTAAGATCTATTGTATCCCACTGACCTTTATCTTTTGTGGGATGGTTAACCATTATATTGCCAACCTTTCCTTCACCTTTTTTTGTAGTCTTTTTATAGACTACATGTTTTTCTCCACCGGCAGTAACTTTTACTTTCTTTGCTTTTGCCTGTGCCATGATTAAAACTTTTTACCAGCGGCAATGCTATTGAATTCTTTTGCTTTTTCAGCAGCCATCTTCTTAACATCATTCATGAGCTTAGCATTCTTCTGAATCTCAGAAGCTCTTTGTAATGTAGACATAGCAGATTCAATTTCCCATTTTCTCATGTCTGCTTTATTACCACCTAAAATAGAAATACCAACTGAAGAAGTTGACTTCTTAGCTGGTGCTTTTTTTGTAGTTGTTTTTCTAATTGCCATAACTATGCTTTTTTAACTCTACTTCCCATACCTACTCTTGACTTCTCAGCTTTCTTAGCAGCTAGTTTAGAAGGAGTTAGTTCATACTTCGTTTTTGGTGTATCCTTAGATACTCTTTTTGTAGGCCGGCAGTATTCATTCTTACCACCGGCACCACAAGCTTTTCCTGATTTAGTATCTTGCCATTTTTCTGCTTGCCATCTTTTTAAGTCTGTTCCAGCTTTAGTTTTTCTAACAGTACCAGAACCTTTCCTACATTTAGCAATAGCTTGTGAAGCTCTTGCAGAAGGGAACACAGCATACCGTGCTTTTACACTATGATAGCAAGAATCCTTTGGCATTATGGGTTTGCTTTTTTAGGAGCTTTAGATACACCACCTGAACGCCCTTTAGCTACTTTAGATGCAGAGACTTTAGAGTTAACTCCAGACTTTGTACCTTTAGTACCAGCAACTTTTAATGCAGAAACTTTTGCATTAGAATTAACCATACCACCTGTCTTCATAATTGGTCTTGCAGGTTTAGAATCTTTCATAGATTTAAAAGGACTATCAGATTTTTTAGCTTCTTTGCTATATCCAATATATGATCCTTTTTCTTCTGGTCCAGATGGGTATGATTTACTAATTGTTCCTTTACCTTTTGCAACTTTTCTTGCAGCAGCTTTTTCACTAATTGTGCGTCCACCATCTTGCATTTTAGGTGCTTCACTTGGTGGATTATAACCTGAACCATGTTTTTTCACATATTTAAGTGTTTTCTTTAAAGATGGTTTTTTTTGTCCCATCTGTTTACGCATTGCATCAATAGGTCCACCATCTTGCATTTTTTTTGTTTTCATTTTATTTTAATATTTACGAGTTCCATAGTTTTTCAACAGAAGCTGTAACATCTTTAAGAATATCCTCATTTAAAGGGTTCTTAAAATACTCTACAACATCTGATACATTTCTACCAAGTAAACTATTAGACTTAGCATGGTAAATGTATCCATCTGCCTTACTAATAATATACTTAAAAAATACGGAATCACGAACAACTGATTTAATTTTTAGTGTTTCCATATCCATATTTACTGCATCCATGAAAGATTTAGCTGCTCTTTCCTTGTTGCTTTCTCCTCCTTCACCATTTATGTACATGTCCATATTTTCATAAATGACATCATTTGGAGTGGATTTTCTATACTGTGTGCTATTAATATCTACTACTTTAGCAACATAGAATAGTTTTGTACTGTTCTTGTCAAATAACTTCTGTAATTCAGAAAGTGCTTTATTACGCATTTTCTTATACTCAGTTCTGACCATTACAGTTTCTTCTTCTTTATCTAAATAAAACTTTGGTGGTTTAGATTTTGATCGTGCATCTTCAAAACTTTTTGCAACAATTGAAAATCCTCCAGCCTCAATAGCATAAAGTTTAATTCTATCAAAAGGATCTTTTGGATCAAGATAAACTGGCTCATTACCACATTTTAATTCTATCTTATTCCAGAAATCTTTATTATTTGGAGTAAGTAACTTTACTTTATTCCAAAAATCTTTATCTTCAACATCAATAACATTTGCTGCTAATTCTCTTTCTAGTTCAGCAATAGCAGTTCTGATTTCTCTAATCTTAGCTTCTCTTTGATCAGCTGGTAGTAGTTTAATCTCAGGTGCAAATTCATTTAAACCTGTTACATATCTAATTACTCCATTAACCTCTAAGCAACATAATTGTTCTTGATGTTTTACACCATCAAACAATACTTGATCATAAATTTCTAGCCCCATGTTAGAAGCATTTTTATCAAAGAACGGTCTAATAGCAATAGCTGTTTTTCTTGCGGTGGCAGCTTTATTAATTTCCACCATTGTAAATCCTGTACTTTCCATTTTTTTGTTGGTTTTAAATTTTAAAAAATAAGTAAAAAGAGGGAGCTTTTACACTCCCTCTCATACTCTGATCTATTATAGAGAGCCTCCGGTGATTGGGTTTCTCATAACAATTTTCAAGACTTTAGTTGGGTCTTTTACCCAAATAGCTGGCATTGTTTGAGACATCATCACACGGTACCCGTTGAATTGTCCAGAAGACTGGAACCCTTGAGTTCTACCCATGTAGTCCATAGTACCATTTTGATACCACCACTTCAATTGGTTATCCCAAGAAAGTTTCAACATAAAGATGTTATCATTAGTGTTATCAGTGATATCAAAGATGATATAGCTATAAGAAGATAATGGGAAACCATCAATGATTGGGTTCTCAATATCATTTGTATGAACATTGTCAAATGCTGGGTTAAGAACAAACTTAACATTTGCCAAGAATGGAATTACATATGAAGTATAAGCAAATCCAAAGTTCAAGTCCATACCTTTACCAGTGATAGCACCAATATCAGCAGCCTGAATTAACAAACCTGATGCAATAGCTTCTTGTCTAATGGCTTCATTAACCATACGCATACCACCCATACCAGTTTGTACAATAAGAGCTCTTTTTGGATCTGGTCCTTGGAACTCAACTTTACCATTGAAAAAGTTATAGATTTCTCCACGGAATAAGTCAAGAGTAAAGTTATTCTTATTGTATACTCTTTTGAACGCATTGTTCAACTGTTGCCAAAGTCCAACAGATAATCTAATATCATCTGGACCATCTTGCTTAACTCTACCTCCTTGTCCCCACATTAAGTAAGTCTCAATGTCAGTTGCAATTTTAGAAAGGTGAGCTGCTTCCATGTTTGTCAAGAAAGTTCTAGACAAATCTCCGTTATCAAATGCTTTCTTAACAGCATCTTTACCCATAACTTTAACCATATCTTCTAAAGATGTGATTGATGGGTCTAAAGTGTTTTTGTCAAATGTTCTCCAGATCTCAGTTACAGGAACTGTACCATCTGCATTCATACCACCTTTGATCATTAAGTCTGCTCTAGAAGAGATAGAATAATGTACGTGAGCTTCTGCACCACCAACAAAGTTATAGTATTCACGGAAACCAGCTTGTGTAATGATGTCAGAGAATCTTTCACCATACTCACCTCTTGCAGAACCTTTTCTGAACATTCTTGTTCCATTAGCTAAGAATCTGTTATCCAAGAATCTTGTGTTGTCATTGTTTACAAGTTGAACTGTGTAAATATAACCATCACCTATTGTAAGGATATCCTCATCTGTAATGTACATCTCAACCCCATTGTATTTGTCATAAGTGATGATATCACCATGTCCAAATTCTCTGCGGCTTAATTTAATTCTAAAAGTAGAACCATCTACTCCTTTGAAGTCATTCATTGGCTCAATGTCTTCAATTACATATGGAAGATCTGTAGAGACAGGAGTCTGCCACTTATACTCTCCACGAGCATTATCAACCATAATTACATTTTTGCCACCAAAGCTAGAAAGCTGGTAAAGCGGCATTTCTACTTTTTGAGCCATAGCCCAAAGGTCAACTGGACCTAAATCCATAGGTTCAGCATCTTTTAGCATATTCACTAAGTGATAAGAGTCTACATGCGATGACGCTTGGTAGGCTGTGTCTCTTAGGAATATCCCATTGTTTAAAATTGGAGTTGCCATTTTTATATTTGTTTTATTTGTTACTTAATTAAAATCGTCTAAACATATTATTTTGTCTAGATATTGTTTTTTGTGGTTTACTAGTTTTTGTTTTATTATCATACTCTCTATCATCATTAACTGAAGAAGTTAATTTTCTAGATTGTTCTGTTTTCAATTGCCTTACTGTTTTTTCTACAGCTTGTTTTCCACCTTGATCTTTAATTTTGGTTTTGTATCCATCTGGATCTGCAAGTAACCAAAGTGCTTCTGCAATAAGATCGTGTCTTGGTTCTACAAACTGATACTTCTCTAATAAGTGTCCAAGTAAGTTTGTAGGTTTACCAGAAATAGAAGGGTAGTTAGGTTGAACTAATCCTGAGAATAAAAGACTTTGAACTTTTCTATCTAACTTCAAACCTCCTAATTCACCTACAGAAAGTGTATTATAAACACTATCTTGATAAGCTTTAGCTTGTGAAGCCTGTTGTTCTTTTTTGTATTCTTGTTCTGCAAGCTTTCTTGCTACAATCTCCTCTTGCATTCTATCCAACTTTGGCTTAAATTGTTCAGCCTTTTGTTGAAGTCTTCCCATTTCATGCCATTCTTGAACCTCTGATTCAATTTCTTCTGGTGTTCCAAATTGTGTAGCATATAAATATTGTCTTGCAATTTCTGCTTGATCATATTCATTTGATGTGTCAAGATCATACATCTCTTCTACTTGTGCAAGAGTTCTAAATAAACCTTTTAAATCTTGCCCACCATCAGCTACATATTTAGCTGCAACTTGAAGTTCTTCAGGCAATGCTTGGAAAAACTCTTTTGGAGTATTTTCTCTTACTGCATTTTCTCTTTCTTGGAAGTTAGCTTCAAACAGTTCACGGAAATCTTTTGTAGTATATTCTTCTAATGGCTTATCATCATCAAAAGGTACTAAAGCTCCTTCCTCAATCATTTTAGATGCTAGTTCAGCAAGACCTGATTTATCAACCTTTGGTCTGCCTTTATTACCAGCATCCTCTTCCTGAGTAATTAGATTGTCTAACTCAGCAATAGTTTCTTCTACTTCTTCTTTCTTTGCTACTTCTTCTTTAGAAGTAGGCTTGTCAAGGAACGTTGTGTCTACATTTTCTTTAGAGAACATGGACTTGGGTTTTTCTTCATCTGCTGGAAGCATTACATTTTCTGCTCCTGGCATTCCAAACATCTCATCAATGTTTACATCTACTTGTTCTACCTTTGTAGAATCTTGCACTTGGTCTTCACCTAGTGCTTTATTTAATTCATCCATATGTGTTGGTTTTGTTTATAATTTAATATAAGAAATAAACTTCAAAAATTTATAATGCTAAAAAACTTTTTTCTCACTATATAGCTAAATAGCTTATTTATTTTTGTTGTTTTTATTATCATATTTATTTTTATTTTCTTGAGCTATCTGAAGTTGTTTATCAGCTATATCTCTTTGAGCTTGAATCTTTTCTCTTTCAATCTGAGACTTTTGAGATTCAATAGACATTCTATTTACTTCCTTTTCTCTCTGTAAATCAGTTTGTTGCTGATATTGTTCAGAAGATCTAATCTCTTTCATTTGATCTGCATAATCTGACATCTCATTTTTATTTACGTCAGCCATAGACCCATAACCAGCAGCTCTGATTTCTGCAACTAAGATATCTCTTTGTCTATCTTTCTCTTTCTCAGCAGCTTGAGAATCAATTTTCATTTGCTCAATCTCCTGTTGTTTTTGAAGTTGTTGTTCTTGCATTTGCTGCTGATTCTGCATTTCTTGTTGCTTCATCTGCTGTTGTTTTTGATCAGAAGCTTTTAGAACTGTATTTACTTCAGCAATAGAATCTGCTTGAACAATTTTACCAAGATCATAAATACTAGCACCAGTAGTATTATTTTGAATAGACATTTGTTTTAATTGTTCAAGAATAGCTCTATGGTTTGCAGTAGTAGAACAGAATATATTTAGATCTCTCATTAAAAGATCTGTACCATTAATTTCAAAATTAACTTTCTCATCAGCCGCTGTAATATAAGTTAATCTTGTAGATGGTTTAGTAGAATTATAATACTGAGCTAAGTCAGTTCTCATTTGATGTACTCTTGGCATTAAATAGTCACAGTGCTGAATAAAGAATACTTCTGTTTGAGCATATGACGCACTTACTGCTTGTTCCACTCCAGTAGCTGTTGTCTGAGATAATTGCTGCCCCATTCTTTGAGGATTTACCCCTATAACCTCATATGCCTGTTGTTTAAAGTAATTGGCTAATTGTATCCTAGACATTAATCTATTTGTTTGTTCTAGATCTAGTTTTTGGAAATGGTTAAAGTTTAATGCATTCTCAGTATTTGTAATAGATGTATCTAAAGGTAACATCTGGAAATTCTTCATGGCTACATATGCCTTAGCATAGTTTCCTTTACCCCAGTCTTCACCAAGTGAATGTTTAGGTAAAGCATTTTGATCTAAAAGAATTACTGTACCAAGTTCATCTACTAAGATGTCTGCAATCTGATTGTTTACAATGTTATATCCAATCTGATATGGCTTCATTAAATCAATAAGTGCTGTAGACTTAGTATTTCTATCAGAGAATACAGATCCTTCTACAGGAAGTTTACAACCATAAAGACTTTGATCCCCTTTAAATTGAAACTTAAGTGGACCTATTTTATTTTTTTGTATGCCAATATAAATAGGTGAGAATCCTCCAGGATTATTCATACCCCAGAATGAAGGAATATTTGGTCCAATTTTTATACCACCCCAAACTTCATTAATCCAGATCCAATCTATGTGTTCACCAAAGAGTAAATTATCTCTTGTTTTATTTTTAAATAATCTAGTATCATACATTGGTTTATCAATAACTTTGTAATCTTCAGTAACTACTTCATTAGTTACTTCACCATTCTCAGTTATTTTAGTCAAATGCCCAACTTTTCTTTGAGACTTCCAGTATGCTTGAGTTACTCTAAGTAAGTATGCAGTACCTTGGTCAAAATAATCTTCTCCCTGAGATAATATCTGGTTTATAATATCACCACCGTCAGTAATTGAATTTGCTCTAGCTGTAGTATATTGTCTATATGCAAGAGAAGGCATATTAGTATTCCATTCATGAGATTTTGTTCCATCATAATATGTACCATCATTTTGATATCCTCCAACAATATAACCACCAGATCTAATTGGATAAATAGCCTCACAAGCTTTTAACTGTTCTTCAGTCATAATGTAACCATACTTGTCTATTACATCTGATACCGTTAACATGTCTATTTTACCTACCCAGTTACCTTGAGAAATATATCTTATATCTGGAGATTTATGATAGAAAGTAACTACTGGATTCCAAAGTTCTACTTCATAATCATCTTCCATCATATGAAAATGCCAGAACTCTCTATCAGTAATGAGCATATCTCTAAATGCTCTTTCTTCTAATTCTTCTATTCTAAATCTTTCTACATCTACTTTATGTTGATGAGAAGCCCATTGTTCAACAAGAGATCTATAATCTTTTTTAAAGAAGCTCTCAATTTCAGGAAGAGATTTTAATTGTTCTGGATTTAATTGTTGTTGTGCTTCTTCTGATTGAGGATCTAATCCCTGCTCTAATAATGCTGCTGAAATTTTTACTTGCGCTTGAGAAAGAAGAGTTTCTTCCAACATCTTTCTCTTTTGCTCCATCATCTCATTATAAGAATACTCATCAACAGTTTTATATGTAAGCTTGGTAGATCTTTTAGCAAATTCAGCTACTAAGACATTAATAACATTTGGAATAATAGGATAGAACTTTAATTCTAATGCTGTTGCTTCTTCTCTTGTAAGTAATTCTACAATGTCTTTATATTCATTATTTTCTTCAATTATATAATCTGATCTATCAATAATACCTTTTGCAAGTTTATAGTTTTTCATTAATCTTCTAGCATTTCTTCTGATTTGCTTAAGACCATTCCATTCCAACCAGTCTAAATTCCAGGCAGCCCATTCCTCATCTTTATCAACTTTAGATAAAAACTGTAAAGGCTGGGTAATACTACCCATCCTATTTTGCTCAACCTTAGCACCTTTCTTTAACTGTAATGCGTTATATACTTGCATAGTTACTTTATATTTTTAAATGGTGATTTTTTAAATACATTACCATTTGTTAATCTACCATTGTTACCTATATGCCTAAATGGACTACTATTTAATTTAAACAAATTTTCTGACTTTTGCAAGTTTTTAGCAGCATCATCCATTATCACTCTTTTAGCATATCCTCTATTTGATTGCTGAACTCTCATGAATGCAACTAATGCTGTAAATGCTACAAGTCTATCTACGTTAACTCCATCTGCATATTCTTGCATCTCTTTGATCAACATGGGGTCTGGAATTCTCTCTATTCCATATTTTGTTCTTACAATTGTACCATCAGGTTTTGTTTCTGTATCTAGTTCTTCTTTACAATACTCTATCACATAACTTAATAAGTGAGCCTTAAATAAACTACCGGTATTTCTCCATCCATATTCCTGATAAACATTGGTATTTGAACCAAGATCTTTTAAAAACATGATTTGACTTTTAGGTACAAGATATCTTTGTTTCTTTCTAGATATCATATATTGTATAAATAAAGACACGTTACTTTCTATAAGTGCCCATGCGTTATACCATTCTATTATTAGTTCTAATCTTTGGTGGGTTTTATTAATATCATCAAATCTACCACACCATGCAGCTACTATCTTATCTTGTTCTATATATGTCTCTGATTCAGTACCTGAATGTTTAGTTACTTGAATTGGAGCTTTCATTACATATATAGAACACAGTGATTCTGAGGTAGTCGTCTTTCCCTCTGATACCGGGTCAATAGATGCATAATACTGTCCAAATGTAGGATCTTTAATTGGTCTTTCCCATACAACAAGAGTTCCTGTTTTATCTTCTAACTTCTTAGATACAGGGAACTGCATAATAGGTAATTTACTAGTTTCCTTTACTGCAGGTTTTCCATTCTCATCATAGGAAATATCTAGGAATTCATATGCATATTCTTTTTCATTTATTCTTCTCTGTTGTGCTGTTACAAGATGTGGTGGAAATACAGATACTGATCTATGTGCAAATGCTTCTTCAATATTTCTAGGATGCTGAGATATTCTTAACTGATAGTCTTCTGGAGATAGATCTTTTTTCCATTCTTCAAATTGTCTATCTAAAGCTTCTAATGCATCTTCTACAAGTGAATTACCATATTGATCTATATGTGGTGGCATAGACCATTGCTCAGGAATAAACAAACCTGAGAGACCTTCTGTACCATTCTTATCAAGAAGATTTGTTTCTACTGCATAGATATCTTTAGATGTGGGATTTAGGATCATATCTTTAAGTGGATTACACTGAGATAAATCCCCCACAGATCCTGCAGCTATAAACATACCTGTTGTCATTAAACCAGATCTCATTGCTGGTCTCATATACTCATATGTCTGATCCATCTTAGGAGCAATGCCTGCCTCCTCATGGAAGAAGAACTTTACCGGACCCCCTACACCATTTGTTGGATCTTTCTCAAATGACATGCCTTGCATAGTACCTTTGAGACCAACCTCATTCTTTCTATCTCCTTTTCTAACTTCTATCTTCTGCTGCCACATCATTACTTTATGAGGAGTCATTGGTCTATACCATGCAGTATGCTCATTTAAGAATGCAGCATATTCATCTAAGAACTTCCATGAGCCTTTCTCATTTATATAGTCTTTAAGACTTGCTCCTATCTTTAGTGTAACCCCAGATTCAAACCAAATCTGATTTAATAGCTTGGCCATGTGAAAATAAGAAGAAGCTATCTGACGTTTTTTAAGAATAGCTACATGCTTAAAGTTGAGTTCTGCCAATAATTCATAGAGGGCCATGTGATACTGTGCATCCCGTATTTTGGCAAAGTCAAAAATTTGCTGTTCTTTATCAAATATTGGTAGGAAGTTAAGCCACATGTAGTAGTCTCTAGTAAGGTACCATATGTTGTCTCCTGATTTATAGATAACTCCTCTCCTACATCTGAGTTTTTGTTCATCCCAGTAATTGACAAAATCTTTGGATTTAAATGGAGAGTCGCAGTAATATCCATTGTTTCTGAACTTTCTTGATTCAGAATTAAATAATAAGCTAGTTTCATCAAATTTATATTTACCTGGTTCATCAAAAATATTTCTTACAAACTTGGTAAACTCTTCTCTTGAGGAAAAATCTGTAATAGTCCAAGTTCCATTATCATAGGTTGGTATGTTTTCAAATATCTCCATTATTGATCATATGCCATTCCAATACCACCTCTTACTCTACTAGATTGTTCTTCTTGTAGATCTTTATATACTCCTTTAAATGAAGCTCTAATCTGATCAAAGTTTTTGGCTGCAGCTACTAGTGAGTTTATATTACCATCTCTTCCTGCAGTTATTGTTGTAGTCTCCATATATCTAGCCAATCTATCTAACATAGATGCCATACCTTTATAAGCTCTATATGTAGGTGTTTCAAACATCCTCTGGCAAAATTGTAATGCTATAAACACATCTTCATTTTCAGTAGAGAAGTCTGCTTCTATCTGCTCAAGAATAAGAGACTCTTTATCTACTTCCGGTGTATAGAAGAATGGATTTAAGTCTGGGTTAGGACATGTCATATAAAATAAGTACTGATAGATTTTAATGTAATTATCAGGATAGTTATCCATCACTATCTTAAGTGCTTTTAAAGTATAGCAATGCTCTGTGGGAATTACTTTACCATTCTGTATGTCAAATAGTTTTACAATCATTTCTTTTTAATTTTATTTCTATTATCATGCAAGTAATGCATAATAGCTGCTACTTCATCTTTTAAATAGGGTATCTCAATTTGTGATACATCTTTAACAATAGGATCTTCATTGTGATCATAACTTGTTAAAGGATACCCATATCTATCTTGTCCTTCTGTCTCAAAAATGATATGATGAATAAACATTTTCCCAGGTTGTAATTTAGGATTGTGTTTTAATATCATATACATGTAAATGCTTAACTGTAAAGCATAGTGATTAAAATTACAATCATCTAAACTAGATACAGGAGAGAGTAGTTTTTCAGAAACTCCCTCCCAATCTTTGTAAGATTCAGTCTTAATCTCTTTATTAGTTTTATAGTCAATAATGTTTACTTTACCATTAACTACTTCTACGAGATCTGATTGACCACAGATGCCTACTGATTTAAGATAAACCATATGCTCTGGATACACGCCTGGTTCTAATTTTTGTAAAGGAGCTGTCTTAATTCCATTTGTTAAATCATTAGGTTTAAACACTGGAACTGTAACACCTTCTCTTTCTATTGAAGCTAAAGAACATAAGTCAGCTTCTCTTTGATTATGATAATATGTACCAAGAGTAATTGCTCTTTGAGATTCTGCATTCCAAATAGATATAATATCTTTTGGTTCAAATCCATACCACTTAGATCTCTTATTCTTACAAACCTTCTTTGCTATCTTCTCAGCATCAAAAGATTTTTTAAAATGAGATACTAGTGTAGTAACACTTACCCAATTAATTTCTGACCCATCATTGCTTTTATAGCTATGATCTTTGGCATTAAATACTATACTCATAGTTTTTCTAATTCTTCTTCTTGTTCTTCAGTAATTAAAGCATCCCATTTACCCAATGGGCATGATGCTGATAGAGATCTAGTTTTAAAAGCAAGAGAGCAACCACATTCATTACAGCATGGAGCTGTGCCTTTTACTGCACACTTCTTACCTTTTTCTGGACACTCATCACAGATGTCATATCTGAGTCTAGAGATTTCTTCTACAGTTTCATCTCTAATTACAGAGTTCTTAATTCCCTCAAGAATTTGAGATCTGTTTTGCCAAATAAGATTAAGTACGTTCTTCATTGTTTTTGGTTTTAAAAAAATTAGTTTTTTTATCTTTTTCCTTTAGAATTTTCTCTTGAAGTTTTATTAAATTATCTAGTTTAATTTCCATTGCTTTTTTATTATGGTAAGCCTTAAATGTTGAAGTATCATGACCATCTAAAATTTTACATAATTTATCTATTCCTTTTTTTACAATCATTGGTTTTGCAGTTATATGACCTAAACCATCTATGTTTATTCTTGGATAAGATAAATCTGTAAGTAAACTTCTTACGTTTTTATAATAAAATTCAATTATACTCTCAACTAAATTCTCTTCATGTGAATTTTCTTCAGCAAATTGTTTATAAAATTTATTAGCCTTTTTAGGATTCATTGCTTAAAAACTTGTAATCTAAAAGTATCATACCTTCTGTTTGTATTTTTAAATTTGGATTAATTAAAATTTGCTTTTTATTATCAGCATCTTTTATTACCAAACCTATTTTTTCAGCTTTATTAATACAGTTCCTTACAGTTTGAGCTGATTTAAATATTGGATCTTCTTCTGAAGATGCATCATAGCAAAAATTAGTAAGTTCAATAGGTTGATTAAAACTTAAAAGAGTCAAGCAATTAAGATCAGATTCACTCATTGTTATCCGATTAATATAACAATGAGCTAGTATCTGAAATTTTACAACCTCCCACTTAGGCATTTTTACACGCTTCTGTACTTGGTTTACTAATGCCATGATTAACCTCTTTTAAGTTTTCTTTTACCCTGTTCTGATATATTAGGATTATTATCAATATCATGATCTGAACCCATATCTTCATCATCATCCTCTTCTTGTGCAGGGTTCATCATCATTGCATACTGATATTGAATATTTGATCTTTTAAATCTTGTTTCATCAATTTCTAATAACAATTTTTCATAATCCAATTGAGATTTTAAATAAGGCATTGATTCTCTATAGAACTCTAGCATTTTTTCTTTTTGCTCAGCTAACTGATCTGGGGTCATCTCCATTTCTGGTTGTTGGTTTGTTTCCATAAGATATTAATTTATATTAGTTTACACAAATATATATAAAATAAGTTTAAATCAAACAAGTTTAAATAAAAAATCCAGGCATAGTATATACCTGGATTACATTACTTAGAGAAGGACAATTTATTTTTTCTTTGTCATTCCACCTTTTGCCATACTTGACATCCAAGTTCTACCAGGAGAGGGTCCTGTTTTAACTCTTTTAGTTCTAGCACCTCTTATTGTTTTAGTTTTACCACATCCTGGTTTTCCTGGCCAACATGAGTCATCTGTTGCCATTCCCAATTCAGCTTTTTTAAGTTTTTTAATTGGTCCACCTTTAGCCATACCTTTAGGTTTTGGAAGATCTTTTTCTATTCCTTTTAGAATATTTTTTAATTCAGCTCTATTCATTCTGTTTAAAACTATTGGAAGATCTTTTGCAATAGTTGTTGCAGGTTTCACAGCTTTAACTGCTTTTACAATTTTGCCTGCTTGTGCTTTAGGCATTTTTTTAGTTATCTTTTTCATGATTAACGATTTTTTATTGTGAGATTAAATATAGTTAGTAGATAAAAGTTTCTTGATATATCCATTTCAAATGTGAAGAAGTCTAATGATGAGAATCTAATTCTAATCATTATTTTATCCCATTGTTTTGTGGATGATTTCCAAGAGTTTCTAAATTTCATATTATAGGTTTTTTAATATTTCTATTACTTTAGGATCTGGATACATATCACTCTTGTCTCTTCTTACAGAGTTGTGAGTGTAGATTCCAGGTACTCCTTTAAATGCTTCTTTGTCAATAGCCCAGATTTCTGATCTATAAGTCTTAGGAATATCATATGTATCACATAAGTACTCTACTAGTTGTCTTAAAGATTCTATCTGTGCATCTGAATATTTGTACCAATATTTGGTACCTTTAAATGGTGTCTCAAGAGTTGTTACATTCTCAGGTTTAACTACACCATTTACATAGTTATAGTATTTGCCATTGCGGAGTTTTAATGGCCCCCAGTTGCAAACTTCTATACCTACAGAAAGTTTATTAAGGTTCTGATACTTTGCACCATTCTTAGTAAAGTCTTCTGAATCAACACCTAAATGCCATGCCCAGTGTTTAGATGAGAAACATTGTACAATGTCTCCATTCTCACCAATAACAAATGCAGTTGCTATTCTTGTATCATTACTATTCCAGTATCTTGATACAGCTACTGCATTGCCTCCACCTGCTGTATGATGCAGATAGATTTGTGTCTTCTTAGACTCCTCAGCATAAAACTGATCTGAATCTAATCTGGCTTGTACTATTTTACTAATATCTAGTTTCATTAGTTCTTGATGTCTTTATAAGTGTCAGATACGTCTTTTAAACCTTTTCTTAGTTTCTTTACAGTATTACAAGTTTTTCTAAGTACATTGTTTCCTGTAATATCAAACCAGTTTTCATTAATTGAAGCTAGTTCTATAATTGAGAATATACCAAGTAGAATGTTTGTAAGTATTGCAGGTACTGCTATAACAAAATCAAAGTTTAAAAACTTTAGTAATCCATTGATAAATGGGGTTAATGCATAATAGTCTAAAGGAAATACTACACCAGCTGTAATATAGTATCCTAGAGATTTGTATATATAGCCTTGTCTAAGGATTCTAGATTTAAATACGTCTCTGTAGTTTCTCTTAGATTCTTTAGCAATTTTTCTAAGGGCTATCAGTTTAACTACAGTGTCTACAAAAATTATAAACATTAAAACTATAGCCATAATTTCAATGGGTGCAAAGAAAGATGATATTGTCAAAACTGCCAATGTTATTTTTGTTTTCATATTGTAGGTATTTGAGCTTTAATCAGACGGTATATAATATATAATATAATGATTATTAACCATATACCACCCAACCATGCTAGGAAATTGACCCAACCGGGGATGTATTTTATTTTTTGTGGCTTTTGAGTTTTAGTAATCAGTTGAGTTTTATAAACAGTGTTACCTTTTATAGTTCTGTAGATAGTATCTGTAGTAGCAATTACTTTGTATTTGTTATCTCTTACTCTTGATTGTAACTTAATAATAGTTCCATCTTTTTCAGCAAGTCTAGAAGCATATACATTACCTAATGAATCACAGAATAATGTATCTTCTATATATACAGTTTCTCCCGGAATATTAATTGTAGTATCTCTAATTTGAGTTATAATTACTGTACTATCTTTTTGTGTACACAATGGACAGTATTTAGCAAGTCTTTTTTCTAATGAACAAGAAGTAACAAATACTAGTAATAAAGAATATAAGAATAATCTTTTCATTTTAGTATGTCTTATTTAAGATAAAAATGTCAGAGTAGATGTTGTTTCCTGCAGAGGCAGCGCCCCATTGCGCTGTTACATCTAATGTATTAGAAATGGTTGTATCAACAGTAGTGTTAGTAATTATAGTGCTGTTTGCTGTTTGAGCAAATACACCATTAGTGGTTGCTGCAGATCCACGTAAATAAATTTCAGTACTCATTATTTATGATATCCAAGTAATTAAAAATGCTGTACCTGTTGCATCAAATGCTATAGAGCCCAATGTATTATTTAAAGCTCCAGCGTCATAATTTATAGTTGTTCCTGCTGGTAACAATTGGCCATCTACAAAACCGGCAGCAGCCCCTACATTAGCAATAGAAAAGCTATAAACTCCTAGGGGTGTACTATCAACTCCTACAGAATATAAAATTTGAGGTGTTCTTTGTTGACCATTAGTTGTTCCAGTTAATGCATTAAAAACAGCTTGAATACCCTCAAGTACTTTTAATTGAAAAGGAAAGTTGTTTCCCTTGTTTCCGTAGTCTTTTAAATTTCCTATTGACATAGTTTCTTATTTAATTAAGGATCATAAAGTGAATTCTTACTGCTGTGTTTAATGCAGCATTTCCACCATTTCCAATAGTAACACCAAAAGATCCTGCTTGCACAACTCCTAAAATTAAAGAAGGTATTCCAGCAGCTGCCCCTCCATATTGTACTGTAAGAAGTACTTTTGATGTTGCAGTAACTTTATCATTAAACACAGTGAAACTTGTTTTTGCATTTGCTGCAAGAGTAGAAGATACTGTAGTAATTATTCCATTGTGCGAATTTACTGTAACTGGTGTTGTAATACTTGTTAATTGTGTTACAGTATCCGTATCATATAATGATTGCAAAGGTGCAGCATTTATTGCCATTGGCAAGTAACTATCATCTCTATTAGGATCTTTAGATCCAACAGCAATTAGATTAGTTGCATCAATTGGTAAAAGAGCTCTATAGTTTCCAGCTTTAATCCACGATATAAAATTTAAAACATCCATGATTATAGTTTTATTTAGTTATTAAACTGATAATAATAATTTATATACTACACCGTTTATAGTTACTGGTAAGTAATGAGTTTGAGCTGCTGGTGCATTTGTTACAGGACCAACTGGAGTTGATGAGCTACCAATTACAAGTTGACCACTTGCAGTAGCAGAAGCTCCTTGACCAATTACAATACAGTTATTAAATACAGTAGTTTCAGTATCAGCACCAATTGTTGTGTTATTAGAACCTGTTGCAAAAGCCATTGCTCTAGATCCAATTGCAGTATTCTTTAAACCTGTAACATTACTAGCTAATGTAGTATATCCTAAAGATGTATTATTGGTTGCAGTTGTCATAATTTGACCTGATAAATGTCCAACGCTTGTGTTGTTACCTCCAGTTGTAAGATTCTGGTAAGTACTATTACCAATTGCAATATTATATGATCCACTTAATGATGATGAATTTAATACTTGAGCTGAACCCATAGCTAGGTTATTACTAGCTGTTGTACTATTAGACATGGTTTGAAAACCAAATGCTGTATTACCCAAACCAGTAGTATTACTTCCCAACGCAAAAGTTCCTACAGCAGTATTTTGACTTCCAGTGTTATTATTTTTTAAAGCAAATCTACCCATAGCACTATTATTTGCACCACTTGTAGTACTTGACAACGCACCTTCACCAAAAGCTGAATTATTACTTCCAGATGTTACAGCTGATAATGCAGTCTCTCCAAACTGTGTATTAGTTGCATTATTACCCGACCCATTACACCATACAGTTTTATTAGTATTATTATACTCAAATTGTGGTGGTAAACTATAGTTAGGTACATTTAAAGTTGATCCAACTAAAGTTGCAGCTCCAGTTGTTCCAGTTGTAGTTAAAATTGAAATACCTGATGGACCTGTTGGACCTGTTGGACCCGCTGGACCTACTGAACCAGCTACTCCTGCAGGACCTACTGGGCCTACTAGACCTTGTGGACCCACTGCACCTGGTGCCCCTGTAGCACCTGTAGCACCTGCTGGGCCTGCCGGACCTGTTGCTCCAACTGCAGCAAGTAATGCCCAAGATAGAGTGTCTACAGTTGGATCACTTAGAGATGGTCCTACTGTTGGCACATAACAGAAATAAGATGCTCCACCAAAAGAAACAGCATCATTTAAAAAATATTGTGTTCCTGAGCTCCAAATTCCTTGCCATGTTAATCCTGCAGGACCGATTGGACCTTGAGGACCAGCCACTCCAGCTGGACCTTGTGGTCCAGTTGCGCCAATAGCTCCCGCAGTTCCAGTAGCTCCTAGTGGACCTGTAGGACCAGTTGGACCTGGAACTCCTTGTAAACCTGTTGGGCCTGTTGCTCCCGCAGGTCCTGCTGGACCAGTAGCACCTATTGATGTTAATAAAGCCCAGTTAGCTGTATCTACTGATGGATCTGAGATAGAAGGACCTACCCCTAATGGATTAGTACAAAAATATGATGAACCTCCAAATGATACCGCATCATTTAATCCATATCCTGTAGCTGAACTCCAAACACCCTGCCAGTTTAAACCTGCTGGTCCTACTGGGCCTTGAATTCCTTGTGGTCCCAGTGGTCCCGTTGGACCTGATGGTCCAATAGGTCCTTGTATTCCTGTTGAGCCCGTTAATCCAATTGGTCCTTGTAGACCAGTTGCTCCTGTAGTTCCAGGTACTCCTTGAGGTCCTGTTAATCCTGTAATACCTTGTATACCTTGAGGGCCAGTCAAACCAATAGGTCCAATTGCACCAGTTAATCCTATAGGACCTTGAATACCTGCAGGGCCTTGAGGACCTATTGCTCCTTGAGAAGCTAATAAAGCCCAGTTTGTAGGATCTAGATCTGGTGTTGTTGGATTTGGACCAACATTAGTAATACAAAAATATGATGCTCCTCCGTATGCTACTGCATCATCAATAACATATGTTCCTAATGCAGACCATGTACTTTGCCAATTAAGTCCAGCAGGTCCTACTGCACCTGCAACTCCTTGAATTCCTTGAGGTCCTGCTACACCTTGAGGACCAGTAGCACCTGTGGCTCCAGTAGAACCAAGTGGTCCTACAATACCTTGAATTCCTTGAACGCCTTGAACACCTTGTGGTCCAAAAGGACCTTGAGATCCAGCTGCACCTTGTACACCAGTAACACCTTGAACACCCTGTACGCCTTGTGGCCCTTGAGGTCCTGTCGGTCCTTGTGGCCCTTGGGCACCTTGTCCAATTTGGTTAGCGAAATCTTGTACTGTAATTGCACCTGTTAAATAACCATCGTCTCTTCCTTCATCTTGAAGAGCTACTGGTAATAATGTTTTATTAGGGTCAACTGTAGTAACTATGCGTCTCCCTCTAATCCAAGAAATAAAATTTAAAATATCCATGACGTTTTGTTTTTATAAATAATTTGTATACACTATATCTATAATATAATAAAAATTATTCAGATAGCAAACTTATAAGAAAAGTATTTATACTTTATCCCAATATATAAAAAATCCCCAGCTTTGCAACCGGGGATTCAACCTGTAATATGTACGCTAGAAACAAGGAAACAGGCTAGAGTATTAGGCCAATTGCTAGTGCAAGACCTAACATAATTGCAATACAAATATTTGCAAGTTTAAAATCATCTTCATTAATTACATATTTCTGTGAGATTCTATCAAACACAGGTTTGTATAATATATGTGCTATTGCCCATAACATAGCAATAACAGTAAATAAAATAATAACTGCAACTAGTCTCATTACTTCATTTTTAATAGTTTCTCAGACATAAGCAAAGCTCTTGTCAAGTCACCTATAGTCTGATCAAATAATAAACTTTTTACTGGAGACCTGTTAAGATTATAATTCTCTTTAAGATCTTCAGCTATCTTAGAAAATTTTTCTTTAAGTTCAATAATTTCTGCAGACTCAGTGATCTCTTCTGAGTCTAAACCAACTAAGATATCCCCGAAAGAATAAATCTTAGTTTCTTTAAAAGCTACTTCTTCGCTCATAGTTTATCTATTCTTCGTTGTAAATATACTAAAGCTTTTTGTAAATCTTCTTTTTTAGTAGAAGTTTTTTTACCAGCTCTTACAATATACTTGATAACATTACCAAGATAAAAGTCTTCATCTAATCCCCAAGCTTCTAGTACATTAAATACTTCATAAGTATTTCCTGCTCCACCATAATACTCTGGCCTATCAAGATTTACAAGTCTATCTGTTAATGGTATCTCTTTAGATACTATCTTATCAAACGGTGTATACATTCTACTGCTATACAGTTCTTCTGATTCTTCTGTAAAGTTTACCATATTATTGCAATGTCTCTTTCAGCAACCATTAACTTAACTCCATCTTCTAGTTCTACTGCTTCAGATGCTTGTAGCCCAGTGATTCCCATGTACACTTTATCCCCCACCTTTACTGATTCTACATCATCCCCTATAGCATAAACTTCTAACTTAGTCCATGTCTTTCTCATGTCCATCTCAATAGCCATCTTGTCAGATTCACTTAATTCAAATGGAGATTCTTTTACTTCTGGTTTGTTTAACAAAATCCTTTTTCCTTTTAATTGCATTGTATTGATTTTTAATTATAGACAAATATAAACAAAATTTATTTACCTTGTCCTCTATATAACTTTTTATAGTTTTTGCTAGACTTTAGATTACTAGTTTTAGATTTAGCATGTACACCTGGACGGGATACTTTTGGACTTTCAATCTTAGTTGATATTTCTTTTATTTTTGCCATGATATAAATTATTAAGTACTATATAATATACTCAATTATTCGTTATCATAAAACATTCTTTCTGAATCTTCTGTATGCCACTTATCAAACCCCTCGCAATTATAATAATCTTTGTTCACCAAATAATCTGGTCTCTCAGGAAAAGGCTTAGTAACAAAGCTAGGCTCTGACCATTTGATTCTATTGTTTGGTTGTAAAGCTATCTGCCCATTATCAAGAAGAATAATATGATGTGACTTATGTTCCATTGGATCTTCTGAAAGTGTGATATCTGTATTTATATCATTAGATCCCCAGTTTATTGTGGCATAGTATTTACCTGGATAGAACTCATGGTCTTTCATGTATACTTCTACTGGAGCATCTTTTAAATAGTTCAGTTGTATCAAAGTGAAATTATATGAGAAACAATTCCATATCTGTAAGAAGTGAAATGGCAAATCAATCTCTGGTAGCTTTGGCTCTGTCAGTAGGGCATGTGATGGTAACTTATCTCGTAGCACGCCATTCTCTAACAATACCTGGAACAATGCAGCTTGTCCCGGTAGACATCTTACAGATATAATGACCCCCGGGGTAAATTCTCCATGACCTTTAGTATGTTGGTACATGTACTCATTCCTAACAAATACCTTAAGAGGAAAAAAGTTGTGTTCAATATATGCCATTATTTTCTTGAGAAGAAGTTTTTCTTAGGTGCTTCCACCTTGGTAGTCTTTAGTTTCTCTATAATTTTATTTGCTTCATCTTCGGCAAACTGAATAGCCTCTTCTTCCTTGTCTTTGATATTCCAGTTGTTTAGTAAAATACTCATGTGCATAGTTTCATGCATAACAGCTGTTGCTTTCTCTGTAGGATTATACTTCTTGAAAGTACCCATGTTCAAAAACAAGAATGGTTTGTTTGGAGCTTTACCTGTTAACTTCTTATCAGCGGGATCATAGTTAGTAAGCCCATATATGTAAACTCCATTGCCCTTAGTCTTGTCTACTTCTTCAGCTTGAGCATCCGCTCTATTTAGACCATGCATTTCCGGGACCCTGTAATAGTCAAATATCTCAGTAGCATCATTACCAATAAGCAGGACATACTTGCCCATGTCTATCTTCTTCATATACTAATATACAAATTATTTAGCACACTTACTATAGGCATCACATTTCTGGGAAGACTTACACCCAGACACAATAGCAAACCCTATACATATACTAATTACATATAGGAAGAATAGTTTCCATTTTTCCATAAGACAAATGTAATAACAAAGGCCTGGGCTTTCAACTCCAGACCTTTGTGCTATTTATTAACCCTTAAAATAACATGACAAATATAAAATTAAATTTTTAAATTCCAAACGGGGATAAAATTATTTTATTTTAGAGGATGTGATGGATCCCCTATGCAGACACCCCCCGGGCCAAGCCAAGGAGGGGGACCCCCCTTGTCTTTCCACAGCACGTGTCCTTCTTCTAACAGGCTCAGACAAATTTTTTTCTAGGGAAAAAAGCTTTGTCATTGCCTCTGCACTCTCCATCTTCTGCTAACCCTAAATTTAAAAGGATAATAATATTAACCTTTTAAATTAAAAAATTATGCTACAAGCAAAATTTCTTAACTCTTACCGTAGCAAGGCTACTGGTAAGATCCGTGCCAGGTTTACCGTTACCGGTGCACCTGCCGAACTTGATAAGTATAAAACTTATCAAGGTGCCAATCACCGCTTTGCTGATGATGGCACTACTTCCTTAATCTTCGCGGTTTGCCCGCTTGACCAAGGAAGGCTCTACAATATAACCTTCACCGATGGTATTGGTTATTTTGTAGATTTCAATGAGATCACTGCTGCTGCAGGATCTATTGAAACTGCGGAGAGCAAAGGCTCTGCCAGATTAGCTGACAAGGTAGCGGAGCTACAGGCTCGTCAACTAATGGGCAGTGGCATTTCCTCTGCCGCGGCATCTGCATTTGATGCTGAGACTCCACAGGAGTCTGCACCAAAAGCAAAGGCTAATCTTAAGAATCCAGTAGGTTCTTAAGAATAGCAAAAAATAAGAGAGAGTTTATGACTCTCTCTTTTTTTTCTTTCTCCCATTTTTTTCTAACCCTAAATTTAAAAAAGATAAGAGTGCGGTTGGGTCATAGGATTATGTGAATTAGTTAATAGTTAATAGTTATTGACACTTGAAAGACTATATTTTTATATTTTTTCCTGTGATAACTATCTACGCGCGCGTATACTTTAGTTTAATTAAGTGTATGTAACTAACTGATAATTAAACACCTCTTCTATCTATCTACTATAGTTACTATGTATTATTTAGATTTAATATTTATATTAAATAAAAAATATATATAGCTAACTATTTATTAAGTAACCAACTAAAACTATATATATGTTAGATACTATTACCCTTACAGAAGACTATTGTCTCTCTATAGATAAACCTCTATGTTCTCTTGTAGAAGAAAAGACTAAAGAGGGATTCCGGGAAGTGTATAGATACCACCATCCGGCAGTTGGATTAGTGGTAGTTATGGAACAAGACTACTCTCTTGCAGGGTAGTCTATTTATTTACGGGACTAATGTCCTATGGTTAGCTGATTGACCACATACGGAAACCGAATCAGATATGCAGTAAGATTTCTGCTTCCATGTATAACAGGTAGGCATGGCTACATATCCTGAGTATGATATTAAACTACTCTTGTTTTAAAATAACAACTCATCATATACTTATTTATTAATTCTTAAATCTATTTACTATGATTTTTAAAACTATGATTCAGATGTTTCAAGGTAACTTACACCTTGTACAGTATGTTAAATACTCTAATGGTAAAACTGTTAAAAGAGTATTAGACAAGCAAGGCATCCCGATTGCTGTTGAGCAGTTGGGATAACCAACTATCCTAAGCATGATATAAAACTGCTCTTTATATACTCTCATCCAAGCAGGTACAGACAGATAGATAAACTAATAATACTTAGGTATTGGGTTTAGATTCCTGATAATACAAACCGATGACCAAGGATTGCAACCTTGTGAGAGTACAAATTAAAATACGTGTTGCCCAAGCTCCTACAAGAATAGTCATCTTGTCAGTTCTCTTGCAAAAGAACTGTAACGGGGACAGTACAACTTTGCTTATAAGGCTACCTCGAAATAAGGTAAGTAAGTGAGACCTAACTAGTCTAAAGCCTTTGTAATGTACCATTTCTACTTCCCAAGGCTAGACAGTTGTAATAAGCCAGAAATCTGATATAGATAATACTTTTGAGTATTACTAATTGATGTAATTGGATATTATAACTGAGTGCAGAGGGGTAAACAACTTATAGAAACTTTATTAATCAACTTAAAACTAAACTTAAAACTAAAATTATGGCAAGCGTAATTGATTACATTGAATGTCCTAACTGCAAACAAGAAGCATATAGTGACTTCTATTACAAGACAGGTGAAGAATATATTAACTGCAGTAATTGTGGTTATCATTATTCAGCTACTATTGTTAACAGAGACAAGAAATTATCTGAGTTAACACAACAAGATTGGGAAATATCTGAAATCAAAAATCCTTATGGTGCTTATAAATTAAAATTATACCATACTACTGTTACTCAATGTGGTTCATTAGAAACAGAATCTGAATATGCAGAATTACTACAACATTTATCAAATAATGATGATGTAGAATTTTGTTCTATCTCTAGATTAGTTGATGGTAAAATTATTAATGAAGCTATCATTGATAATGGACCTGAAACTGATTCAGCAGGATTTACTGAAGAAGATAGATAATATTCCAAGTAAATTTATCCTGAGTATGATATTAAACTACTCACTTTATCAACTTAAAAATCAATTTATTTATTAACTCTCAAAAACAAAAACAATGAGAAATTTATCTACCAAGGGTTTAAGCATGTCCCAAGCACAATCAATTAGTAACTTGTGCAATCAAAATGCTTTAGAGATTCAGCGTGAGTTGGAATCTTACAACAACTGCAGTAAATCTATTGTTATAGACAAGCAGTCTTATGTGATGCAAGAGCCATCTGTGATTCCGGATAATATCCTTGAGAAATTAAAGTTCAAGGGTGATCTCCATGCTTGCCAAGCATTCCTTATGGAAGCTATCAAGGGTAAAGATGCTGAGATAGAGAGAATACAGAACACACGTCCTGATTTCTCTCATCTTGTGGAACCACAGAGAGAGTATGCACCTGACTATGATGTTATTCATACTGTGGATGAATCATGGGGATGGTCTAAGCTTACTGATGCAGAATACTCAGAATATTTGCAAGCAGAAGCTATGGCAGCTCACTTGGGTCAATTTATCCATAAGAATGGTAAGTTGTCTAGTCTTAGAAAAGAGTTATCTAACATGCCTAGCATTGAATGGTTCAATGTAGAGGATGGTAAGAAGACTCCGGTTAAGATTACTAAGCATCATAATTCTCAGGATTTATTAGAAATCCATGAGGATATTGCTGAGCAACACCGTCAGTATGAACAACGTGTAAACTATTTCAAAGCTAAGGTTAAAAACTTGGTTAGTGATGAGAATGCACGGATCCAGCGTGAGAATGCAGACATGGCTGCTGCTTTCTTAAGTCTTGAAGAAACTCTTAACAGAGAATATAGACTTGCTATGGATGCATACAAGGGTGAGTTGCTTAGACTTACTATGGAATTTAATGCTCAACGAGAGTTGGATGTTAAAGCTGCTGCAGCATTGAGAATCAATGTTGATCCTAGATTTCAGAAAGTTATTGACTTGTTCATGACACCTGAAAAATAGTGTACTGATACTAGGTGAGTAGGGGATAGGCACAAGCTGATTCCTCTACTCTTTATATCTAGTGACAAGAATTTTTTTAATAAAGTTTGTGGTGATACCACTTATAAAATTAAAATTACTAATAATTACCGCTTCTCTTCAAACTATAAAAACTGAGATAGAACTCCCACGTTAGACAGGTTATGCATTATATGCAATTGGCTAACATTGAGACTTAGTATTTGTATTTGCCTTTGAAGAAGAGAAGGCCTTTGACTTAGTATTTGAATTTGACTTTAGCTATATATTCTTGTCACTGGGTGACTATGATTTTATATTATGATTAACAATTTAAAAATAAACTTATGAATAAAACTGTCCCTTTTGGTTACCATTCATTTGGTAGTCACACTCTGATTAAACTTAACATGAACCTTACACCTGAAGATGCTGCTGAAATCAGGAAAGAATATGATTTCAATGTCATGTACTGCAATAGCAGAAAGAATCCATACCTCTATAGAATAGAAGGTGTTGTAGGTTGGAATAAAACAGGAAGTGAAAAGTACATGATATGGTTTGAAAAACTCAAAATATATCAAGTTAATGCTAAGATGCATAAACTTGCATGTCAGAAACAAGCACTATTAGATAGTGTATTAGGTATGGAAAATTATATCCAGCCTGTTGATTTAGATTTACCTTTTTAAAATTTATGATTATGAAAACAATTGCAATTGTAGTATTATGGTTTGTATTTATTGGTGTACTAGCAACTTTTGTTAGTTGTGCCAGCGGTCACCACTGTGACGCTTATGGTCAGACAAAGCAAGTGGAAACTAAAACTGTAAGCAAATGATTTACAGAAAATTAAGAAAACTAGAAGAGCAAAAGAGGGACATACAGTCCCTCATTATTGCTGCATACCAGTCCGGAGCAGATCCTGATGTGGTTATAATTAGAGTAAGTGATCTAATATGGGATATAGACATACTAGACAGAGAAATAGAAGAAGAGAAAATTTTCTTAGGTTTCAAATGGGGTCTTGCATTGTTTTTATTTGCATCTGTATCATTTGTTATTTACGGATTAATATTATCTAAATGAAAATAGTATTTTTATGGTACTTAATGACAGGAACTGTCAAATACCAACAAACAATGGACGGACATAAACAGTATGCTCTATTCTTTAAAGATGGCAAAGTTGTAGACTATGCCTATAAAGCTGAGATACTGGAATATATTAAGTCCGGAACTTTTGAGTATGATGAGACATTAGAGCTCAAAAAGTAATACTCTTGGTTCTGTAGCTCAGTTGGATAGAGCAACTGCCTTCTAAGCAGTAGGTCTTTGGTTCGAATCCAAACAGGATCACTATTTATTAACTAAAATCACTTATATGGATTACAATGAGAAACTTATAACATCTGTTATGGGATTTAACTTTGCTGTTTCAGTTAAAGATGAATATAACCAATTGGTTAAACAGGGTATAAAATATACTATTAACATATCAAAAAATGAAAAACCTAGAGCTATTAATAGAATTACTAATAAAAAATGGTTTACACATTTCAATGATGGTCTATATAACAAAATATTAGACTATAGAAAAAACAATGACTAGATACTTAAGACAGTGTATTCCTGCGAATATGCTTTTCCTGACCAAATAATAGGGGGTAGAAGTGCCCCCTTTTATTGTTAGCTATATACTACATTATTTTATTTTGCACAAGCAATTATACTTGATTTTATCACGTATTTTTACTACAGAATAAATAATGTTATATCAGTTACCAAACGGGAAGGTTGTGCATCTAAGCATAGAGGAATATCTAGAACTTACAGATCTTGATATACAGTTCTTAATGTCTATAGATTATGGTGAACATATCTTAGACCCTTTTACCGGTTCTGCTGTTGAGAAAAACACCAGAGAAAAGTATATTGATACAGATTTTCTTCCACTTGAAGATTATGACCTTAATGATATACCATCAGATGATTTACCATTTGATGATATCATTGACTTAGAGGATCCAATGGATAACTAGTATTGCTAATCGCGATATGCAATACTAAACACTTATCACTTAGCTTGAGTAACTAATGGTATAGTAAAATTTACACTCAAACAATCTATTTATTTATTTATTAACTCTTAAAATTAAGAAAGATGAACTCTAAAGTAATCGTAACAGCTGATGCAACAACAAATTCTGTAGTAAATGTATCTGAAAATCCAGAATGGGGATATCTACGTGTAGAACAAATTAGAACAATGATTGATGATAATGGTTTCTTGAAAAGAAAATCAGTATCTGCTATTGTACCTGGATTATTATCAGATTTACAAGCTTCAGGTTTCTTTGCAGGCCAGCAATTAGATGGTAAAATTGTGGTTGAAGAATCACTTGAGCCATTTAACAAGAAAACACCAGAGCGTGATTTGAAAGTAGCAGGTGAAACTGGTATTGTGTGTACATATGGTGGATTACCTATCTACAGAAGAACTAAATTTTCTTTAGATGGTAGTATGCAAGATATGCTTATTAAACATGATAATGTTGAAGAATTACGTGCAGCTTATGCAAATTCTCAAAGAGCAAATACTGAAGCATTGAAAAATGCAGCAGGACAAGACTTTAATCTATAAGATATAAAGTTGATTAGGTAAATGGGGGCGGGCAACTGCCCCCTTTTATTTGTATGATTATTAATTTATGAAAAAAATGTATAAAATGGAAAAATTAAAGCAGGAAATTAGAAATTATCAGTTGCAAAGTGGTAAAACATATATGCAGTATGAATCAGATGGGTATTCTCAATACCAAAACTATCTGTATAAAAGAGCATTGTATGGCCTAAATGCGCTGACAAAAGAAGAGCTAGACACAATGTGTAGCAAAAAGAAACAAAGAATACTAAATGTATATAAGCGTGCTCAGAAAGTACTTAATGTTTTTAAACAGCAAGTTACTAATCAATACAGCAATTATATATTCCAAACTTTATTTCCCAAAAGTCCATGGACAGAAGCTATGGTAACTTATTCTGAAGTAGATGAGAAGTATACTAATACTTTAACTTTTAAAGATTTAAACATTGGAAAGAGTGATATTATCAGTATCTTTATGTCTGAAGGTATACTTCCTAAAAACTTTTTAAGTTTACAGGAAGCACCGGTCACTTTACCAAGACTAAAGAATGAAGCAAAAGCTTAAAGAATGTGACGGTTGTGGAAAAGAAACCGTTATATGGAAGAACCATGGGGGATTTAAATACTGTAAATATTGTTGGAGTTGCCAAAAAGCCATTGATAGTGACAGTGTACAGAAACCAACTGACTATAAAATTCCCCAGGTTTCTTCTAAGCGAAAGAAGAAAGATGCAGAGTATCTTAAACTTAGACAAAGATATCTTACAGATTTCAGTCTATGTCAGATAGCAGTGAAAGATTGTAGTATTAATGCCACAGATGTACATCATACATATGCTGGTGCTAATAGAGATGCTTTTTATTTGGTACAGTCCACATGGCTTGCCGTTTGTAGAAATTGTCATGACTGGGTTCATGCACATCCAAAAGAGTCTAGGGCTCTTGGCTATTTAAAATAATTTAAAAAATATGATTATGAATTTGATTGGAAAAGAACTAAAAGTAAAATTAACTAATGATTATTCAAAGTTTGCAACACTTCCTATGAATAGGGGAATTGATAGCAAACATGTACAAAAGATGATTTCATCTATTAGATTAATGGGAGTAGTAAGACCAGTTGTAACAGCTACTACTAATGTTATTGAAGGAGAAGTAAAAACTTATATTATTGATGGTCAGCATCTTGCTACAGCACTAGAAAGAGAAGGTTTGCCAATACCACATATTGATATTGCTGTTGAATCTGAAGAAGATTTAATTGCAAAAATGGCTTGTTTAAATAACTCAAGCAAGTCTTGGGATATGATAAATTACATCAATGCATGGAAAATGATCCGCCCAGATTATATGAAGTTATTCAAATGGAAAAACATGTATGATATAGAAATAACTATGTTAGCTGCAATTGGTGTTAACAATGCAGGAATTAAGTATACTACTTCTACTATTAAAACTGGTAATTTCCAAATTACTAATCCAAAAGCAGAAGAAATGTGTAAAGCATTTAATGATATCTTCTTAAAGATTGGTATGTCAGACAGAAGTGTTAAGTTTCAGTTTCTTGCAGCATTCTTGCAGGCATATGGAACATATAACCACACAAAAGTTATGTCTAATATTGAGAAACATATGAAGACAGTTAAACTACTAACTGATGGAGATTCTACTGGTACATACATCAGAACTAAAATCTTTAATTTACCAAAATAATGGAAAGACAGGAAATACAAGATGAAGCTTTAAAAGCTACTGAGGGTAAACAGAAATGCACTATTGTACTGGGTACAGGTGTAGGTAAAACTCTTGTGGGCTTAAAGCATATGGAGAAACATTACTCTCCATTGCAAAGTATTCTGATTGTTGCTCCCAAACTGTCTATCATTAGTTCATGGAGATATGAAGCTGAGAAATTTGGATTAAGTAAAGTATTAGAAAATGCTACTTTCTCTACTTATCTCAGCTTAAATAAACATAATCCTAATGACTTTGATGCAGTTTATTTTGATGAAGTACATAGTTTATTAGATAGTCATAGACCATTTCTAAATAGTTTTACAGGAAGAGTGCTGGGTTTAACCGGCACTCCACCTAAACATAAAAACTCTGAGAAAGGTAGAATAGTATCTGAATATTGTCCAGTTGCTTTTACATTTAAGGCAGATGATGCAATAGAATCGGGTATTATTAATGATTATCAAGTAATTGTGCATGAGATTAATCTTGATACTACAAAAAACTATAAAGTCTCAACACAGAAAGGAAGTTTCCTTACATCTGAGTTGCAAAACTATGGTTATTGGGGTACAAGGATTGATACAGCATCAGGGCAACCTCACATACTTAGAGTAATGAGAATGAAAGCAATGATGGAGTATCCAAGCAAAGAGAAATATGCAAAAGTCTTGTTAAACAGTATAACAAGCAAGTGTATTGTATTTGCTAATACTCAAGATCAAGCTGATAGAATGTGTACACATAGTTATCATAGTAATAATCCTGATTCTGAAACAAATTTGCAAGAATTTAAGGCTGGTAATATTACAAAGCTCTCATGTGTATTGCAATTAAATGAAGGTGTAAACATACCAGGTTTAAAACAAGGCATTATTATGCATGCATATGGGAATGAGCGTAAGGCTAGTCAAAGAATAGGAAGACTTTTGCGCTTAAATCCAGATGATAAGGCTATTGTTCACATACTATGCTATATAGGAACTGTAGATGAGAAATGGGTTAAAGATGCTCTAGAAGATTTTGACCAGAGCAAGATAGCATGGCGGAACTATAATTTACAACCAGTATAATTACTATATTATTATATGGAAGAAAATGTAACACATAAGATTATTCTACATAATGATGACCAGAACACATTTGGATATGTAATGGCTTGTCTTATAAGATTTTGTGAACACCATCCAACACAGGCAGAGCAGTGTGCTTTGCTTGTACATGAGATGGGAAAGTGCACAGTAAAACATGGAGATTTTCTTACCATGTTGGAAATTTCAGAGAGTTTGCGTAACTTAGATCTCAAAACAACAGTAGAACAATATGAGAGCAATATGTATTGATGCTTCAAATAGACCAAGTAAAGTGCCTGAGAGTGAATGGGTTATAGAAGGTGAAGTATATACTATTACCAGAGTTGTTAGAATGGGATTACAGGACAATAAATTTGGAGTATTATTAAAGGAAGTTAAGCTATCAGCTGAATCTTTTCCTTATGAGCTATATGATGCAGAAAGATTCTTACCTATTGACTTACTATCACAGGCACTTGAAGAAACAAAAGAAACAGTTAAAGAAGCTGACTTAGAACTAATTTAAAATTTATGGGAGATGATGTGTTGGCACTTTATAAAGTTGCTAATAAAGATATTGTAGATATCATTGAAGAGTTTAATCTTACATCTACTACAAGGGAAAGAGGAACAGTATATAAAAGATACTATTTATATAATGTTTTAACAAGGAGGAGATATCTTACAACTAGTATGACTGGTAAGTTTTTTGGAAAAGACCATTCATCTGTTATTCATGGACTTAAACAACATGAATTTTGGTGGAAGATAAAGGATAAAGGATATCTTTCTCAAGTAAATATAATACATGAAGCATTAAAAAATGAAAAAATTGATGATGGTAAGTATAATATTGAGATAAAACATCTTGGTGAAGAGGAAACCAAGGTTATCATAACAGGTAACTTTGATTGGAGAATATTAGAAAAACTTCCAAGTAAAATGACAAAAGAAGAGTTAACTAAAATGTTTAAAGAACATGGGAAGAATGAAAGAAGCATACATTCAAATAATGAATAATAACAATGGTATACCAGAGGATATGACTTTGGCTGATTTCTTGAAAATGAGAGAGTTAAACATCTATAATTGGCAAGAGTATGAAAGAGCGCAAGAAAGAACCAGATTACAATCTAATAAACAAACAGATCTGGGAGAGACTGCAAAAGATTCTGAAGGAAAGTCCGTCAGAAGAAAGTAAAACAATTAAAAAACCAAAAAAATGAAAAAATTATTATTAGCCTTAGCTACAGTTACATTATTTACAACTACATCTTTTTCTCAATGGATAAGTAAAAAGATTGAGAATGGATTTGATACTCCATATTATATAGCATATACACAAGATGGTCAAAATGAATATCTTAAATTAGAGAATTATAAAGGAATTGCTTTCTATATGGGTGGAGTATATATCTGCGATGAATCTGTTAGTGTAGATATTTCATTCTTAGTAAATAATGAGTATCAAAAATATAATATAAAAGGTAATGTATCTGATAATCGGAAAACTTTGTTTATGGTAGATGATCTTAATTCAGACTCAGAGTTTCTTGCTGATTTTAAAGCTGCAAGTTCTATAAGAATTAGAGTTAATGATACTACATGTGATACAGAAATTTATGAATTTAAAATGACAGGCAGTACAGCAGCCTTTAATACAGTGTTTAATCAAAAGTAATTGTGAAGCACTTTGTTAAATATCTTATGGTATGGATAAGCCAAAACTTGTCCATACCTTTTTGGATGGTAGGGCATATACATTTATCCGTGAATGTATATAAAGACATCCATGAGATATTAATGTCTTTAGGTATGAACATCATAGTAGCTATAGGATTTACTATAGATTACTTAGAACAAAAAAAACAGAAATGAAAACAATTTTATTATTAGCAATGCTATTTAGTTTTGCTGATCCAATTCCAATTATTGTTAAAGGTACTGTCAGCTATTATGGACAGCATTGGACAGGTAGGAAAACAGCATCAGGAGAAACATTTTATGCAGATAGTTTAACATGTGCACACAAGACCTATAAGTTTGGAACTTTATTAAAGGTGACAAATCTAAAGAATGATTCCATAATATTTGTAAAGGTTAATGATAGACTTCCAAAGTCATCACACTTTATTGCAGATTTAAGTTATGGATGTGCCAAGAAATTAAATTTTGTAAAGTCTGGAGTAATATCTGTAACTTTAGAGATTGTTGATACAGTAGCAATAAATAAATAAGATATGCCAGATATAACTTTATGCCATGGATTTGAATGTCCTGTAAAAGAAAAGTGTAAAAGATTTACTGCAAAGCCTAGTGAACATTGGCAAGCATACTTCCTAAATCCACCATATACTATTACAGATAAGGTATTTGAATGTAATATGTTCTGGGGAGAGAATGCTGAAGCCATTATGCAACAGCTAATGGGTATAGTTACTGGTAAAGATGGAGAAGAATTACCTGAATAATATCAGGTTATAGGCTTATAAACTTAAAAAACTTTACAAATTTTAAGTCTATAAACTTTTTATT